TAATTATTACTTCAGAAAATCCGGAAAATTTTGATAAATTTCTAGATCGGCTTATTAATGAAAATATTATTATAGAAGTTCTCTCTAGAGGTAAATCAAAATGTCTTGTTATTGCAAAAATTGACAGTTCTAGTACATTTCGCAGAGTTGATTTTTTGTATACAAGTCCAAAAGAATATCCATTTGCTATTTTATATTTTACTGGAAGTAAAGCATTTAATGCTGTGATGCGTGGTCATGCTCTTAAAATGGGCTTTTCATTAAATGAGCATGGAATGTCAAAAGAAGGTGTTAAAGGACAATTAATTAATCATGTATTTGAAAATGAAGAATCTATTTTCGATTTCTTACAATTACAATATATAAAACCAACAGATCGTATTGATGGTCGTAATATTATATCTAAAACAATTTCACAAAAGACTGCATCGCCTATAAATAAAATAGAACAAACTAAGAAAAAAACCAGAAAGGTTCTCAAAAAAAAATCGGAAAAGATAGAAATGAAAGAGAACGAGATCATTGAAAAAATCACACAATTCAAGGAAAAAGGAATATCTATTCTAGATTCTCTATCAAAAGACGAATTATTACAAATGATAGAAGCATGCAAAGATGCATATTATAATCATCAAAAACCAATTCTGAATGATAATGAATATGATATTTTAGAAGAATATACCAATAACAAATTTCAGAATACTATTGATGTGGGTGCCCCTGTTACAGGAAAAAATAAAGTAAATCTACCATTTGAAATGGCATCGATGGATAAAATTAAACCTGATTCCGGTGCATTATCTATATGGACAACCAAATATACAGGTCCATATGTTCTTTCTTGTAAACTGGATGGTGTTAGTGGATTATATCTTTGTGATAATGATGGAAAGCACCATTTATATACTCGAGGTGATGGTCATGTAGGGCAAGATATTTCACATTTAATAAAACCATTAAAATTACCAAAAATGTCGAATGGAACAGCTGTTCGTGGAGAGTTTATTCTACCTAAATTGGTTTTTCAGGAAAAATATAAAGATACTTTTGCAAATGCCCGAAATTTGGTTTCTGGAATTATTAATCGTAAAACAAATGATGAAAAATCATTAGATCTTGATTTTGTTACATATGAAGTTGTACATCCATTAATGCCTCCTTCTGAACAATTATTGTTTCTTAAAGAGATTGGTCATAAAGTTGTTCAAAATATGGTTGTTCCTTCTTTAACAAATGAATATTTATCTTCTCTTTTGGTTGAATGGAGAACAGGATATATATATGAGATCGATGGAGTCATTGTGTCAAATAATGCTGTTTATAATCGAACGTCTGGAAATCCAGACCATTCATTTGCATTTAAAATGGTTTTATCTGATCAAGTAGCAGAAGCAAAAGTATTGGATGTAATTTGGACACCTAGTAAAGATGGATATTTAAAACCACGTGTACGAATCGAACCTATCCAATTAGCAGGTGTTAAAATCGAATATGCTACTGGATTTAATGGAAAATTTATAGAGGAAAATAAAATAGGATTAGGTGCAATCATAACAATGGTACGATCAGGTGATGTAATACCATATATACAATCAGTTACTGTTCCTGCTGAAAATGCAAAAATGCCTGATATTCCTTATGAATGGACAGATACACATGTAGACATTAAATTAAAAGATCCATCAAAAGATACAACAGTCATTGAAAAGAATATAACAAATTTCTTTGTCAATCTAGAAGTAGATGGATTATCTACAGGAAATATTAAACGTATAATGAATGCAGGGTTTTCTTCAGTACCAAGTATTTTAAAAATGGAAAAGGTTGATTTTGAAAAAGTAGAAGGATTTAAATCCAAGATGATTGATAAAGTATATAAAAGTATTCAAGAAAAGGTGGGAAAAGCATCTTTACTTGATATTATGGTTGCATCTGGAAAATTGGGGAGAGGATTAGGAGAGAGAAAAATAAAACCCATTTTGACATTATATCCCGATATATTAGTATCTAATGAAACAAAAGATGATAAAATTGAAATGCTTAAAAAAGTGAATGGTATTGGAAAGGAAAATTCAGTTGAATTTGTAGAAAATATTCCAGTATTTCTAGCCTTCTTAAAAGAGTGTGATCTTGAAAATAAATTAACAATAAAATTAGAAGATATTAACATAGTTACACCAGAAAATACAAGTGATCCATTTTATATGAAAAAAATTGTAATGTCTAAAACACGAGATAAAAATATCATTGATTTTATAAAAATGCATGGAGGTATAGTAGAAGATTCTATAAATAAAGAAACATTTTTATTAATCATAAAATCAATAGAAGATGTTTCTTCAAAAGTAGTATATGCAAAAAAACATAATATCCCTATTTTATCTGTAGAACAATTTAATGAAAAATATTTATCTGTATAATATTTTGTTTTTGATTTTATTTATTATAATAAAATCAATCTATAGTAAGATTCAAATATTTAGATATCCAATGAAATAGTATTCTTATTAGATCCATTATTACGTCTTCTTGATTTTTTTGGCATATTCGAGTTCTGCATATCAGTTAAACTAGCAATTGAAATCATAGAATCATCACCCATATCACTCAACACATCAGATGTTTTTACAGGATTTATATGAATATCAACTGTTTTTGGTTTTAATCCAGATAAAATATTATCTATATCAGTATTTTGTGGACCACGCATTTCAGGTCTTGTTTGTGGTGGTGGAGGATTAAATTGAGATGGTATTTGTTGACTACGATTCATACTTTCATATCCTTGTTCCATGGGTGCATTATTATAGGCAGCTCCTCGTCCCATAGAAATATCAGGCCTATTTGATGGGGTTGTTGTAAAATTCATGTTGTTATTTCCTGGTCTTTGTCCAGAAGGTGGCATTGATTTTGTTTCTACAGGTGCTGGTGGTGGACCCATATTCATTGGAACTCCAGCACCTCCATCCTTCATCATGGATGAAGCAAAAGCAAATCCAGGACTTTGTTGGGACATACTACTTACAGTTGCATTTGTAAACATTTTCATTAATTCTGGACTCTGTTTAATAACATCATTAAATCCAGGAGTAGCAGAAGAAAGTGCTTTATTTGTAAAATTTACAACAGCAGCGGAAAATCCCAATCTAAGTAGAAGTGATAATTCAGGTGATAGTTTTCCTCCCTTATATTTCTCGTGGAGTTCGGAAAATATTTCTTCATATGAATCCATGTCTTCACCTACTTGTTCACCCCATCCATCCAAATTTAAATCAAATGGATTAAATGCAGAATTAGCATATTCGATAGAATTTACTAAAGTAATAAACCACCACCCCTGGATTTTAATACTATCCTTTTTTCTCTTATCTTCCAATGCAGTTTCATATTCATCTTCTACTTCTTCATAAGGAGAATCCATGTTATAATGTGAATTATTCTTAATTATTCCCTTATCATACCACTCTTCGATTTTTTTAATCATTGCACGCTTCTTTCGTCTCTTTTCACGATCAGTTAATCGTGCAGCAGGTGCATTTTGAGGGATATCATTCATCTTTGTAAATCCATCCCATGTTTTTGTATTGCCCATACTATCTGCTGTGGCAGATCCAATATTTGAGTCGGTTGGTTCTAAATGTATTTCTTTTTTCTGTTCAGTTGAAGAGCCAAAACCAAACATATTTCCAAATCCACTTAATGATTTTGTATTTGATGCTTCGGAAGAAGATGAAAGATTATTTAAATCATTTTCCAATTTGTCTAAATCTCCTAAATCAATATTCATAGATCCAGTAGCTGACTTCTTTTTATCGTTCATCAATAATTCAATTCCAGGCCCTAAAGAACCAGAGTTCATATTAGATGAATCATCAATATTAAAAGATACAGAATCTAAATCGCTTAATCCTAAATCGATAATTTCCATTTACTTTATGATATTATTACAATAAATATTTTTAAGTTCTACGCAGTAATTATATATTATTTTGGAAGGATATTATTTAACTAGGACCTTTTCCTTTTGTAAAAACCAAATCCCTTGTAAAAAACAATCTGCCAAATCATCTTTTTTCTTTGTATCTAACTTTAAAAGCCATGAAGGATCTAATTTATATGTATCAAATAGTTGTTTACAAAAAATAACCCCATCTTTTTTATGTTCCTTATATTTTTGTCCTTGACTTTCATTTTTACATTCTGTCTCTTTTTTATCAAACATTTTCAATTTATTGGAAGAAGAAATAAATTGTATATTGATCGATTCATATCGCATAATGAAATATTGAGCCAACATTCCTTGTATACATTTCATACGATTTGCTATAGGTGATATTTGGTTCTCAATGAGAACAACAGAAAGATCTTGAATTTGTACCTTATCAAAATGTTCCTTTATTCTTTTACCAATAGTTATCAAATCAATTTCAGAGGCTAAAACAGTCTTTTTAATTATAATTGATTGCAAACATGTGGTTCTCAAATTATTATTAATAATATCTATCATATCTGCTCTTTTTTTTGGTCGATCACTTTGATTTTTGGGATTTTTGGATAGTATTTCTTCATATATTTGAATGATTCCATCCATTTTTGTTTTTTTAAGATATTTATCAGAGAACCTTGATTCAGGAAATCGCCAGTTTGTTTGAGACTTTGCATGTTTATCACAAAAGTATATTTGTTGATTATCTGGGCTTTTATATTTTGCTTGTTTTCCACAAATTTTGGTTATTGTTTTTTTTGATGGTTTTGCAATAGATGGACATTGACATGTATATTTAATTTCAATTTCAGATTCATCTTCTAATAAATTTGCTACAGTCCATTCATGAATGTCGCAAGAGGTATCTGAAATGTCAAAAATACAATATGCCATGTTTTTAATACCTACATCAAAACTAATTATTTTCATTATCTAGGTTCTCAATATATATCTATATATGGAGAACTTTTATATCTTATTATATTTTCAACAAATACTCATTTTTTCTAAAAATGGCAAATATAATAATAAATAAATTGCATAATAAATCATTATTGAATTAACACTCCAACACCACATGCTCCAAATAGAATTGTCGTTTTTATAATTTATAAATGCAATAAGTAAAGTAAGTAATCCAAAGATAAAAAGAATCCATTTTTTTTCATAAACAAAACTAAATAAAAAGAAAAATAACCATCCAATTCCAATAATGGGATGTGTACCAAAAAAGTTCCATATTAAATGCCCACCTTCACTTATTGTAGAATGTATATGATTAGTAGAAAATTTATATATGGAATATGGAATTGTAAATAGTAAATAAGAAAGTAATAATAAATTACGTATTTGAATATTTGTTACAATCATAATACTTGCAATTGGTTGTATCAATAGTAATAATATTGCAAAAATAGAAAATATATTATTATAAAATTTGTTATTAATATTTCTCCAAATAAAAAATTCTATCAATTGCATTGTTATGAATGATGCAAAAAAAAGATATATCCATTTATTATTCAATTCTTGAATTTTATATTTGGTAAAATAATTATTGTAAATAATAAGTACTAATACAAAACTACTAAATAAAAATGTATTCAATGAAACATTCTCATTCCAACACATATATAAAATATAATTATAAATATATTTTATGATCAACATTCATTTTTATTTTGCCGACATATTTTGTCTCTTCATAAGTTGTTCTTGTGTAACCTCTGGTGCAACCATACGTGCTTGTAATTGTTCTCTTGATAAATATATCTCTTTTAGATCACTAGTTTCATATCCAACAGGTTTACTTGTATCAACAAAAGAAGGATATGCATAAGGTGTTGAATGAGGTTTTTCTGCATTAGTATCAACATATCTGCGAATATATCCAGAATCATTTGCTGATTGAATGCGATTATATGTCATAACATCTTTTGCTTGATTTGTTAAATATTGACGATATTCCCAGTTGGATTTAATACCCAATTCCTTAATTAAATAATTATTTAGGACAGCTTCTGGTTGATAACTTGATGTTACCACACGGCCATCTGACATAAGTGGTGGAAAGCCATCATATTGATTATTTGTATGATATCCTAATTTTGATGGTTTATTACATTCAGGATAAGCATTTTGGTAATTTTGAGGTTCATATACAATAGAAGATAACATATTATTATATATAAAGAAAAAGATTTATTTATTGTTGCAATAATTGAATCAATTCACCCTTCTTTTTTTTACTAGGATCAATTCCACGCTCTACAGCTAAAGCACGGAGTTGGGATATTTCTAATGATTTATAATCTATTTTCTCTAAAGGTTCAACAATTTCATCCATTTCATCAATTTCGGATTCATTGTCTGAACACTCACTTTCATCATTTTCATCTTGAATGTCTATTGTTTCAATATCAATTGATGGTGCCTCATGTTCTAGATTAATAATTTTAATAGGTGATTCTTCTTGTTCATCATCCTCATCATGCTCTGTAAATTGTTGCTTTTGTAACATTGGCATCATCATATCAAACAAACCAAAATGATGTCCATTTTGTGGATGATGTTGATTTTCTTGATGATTTGGAATGCTAACCATAGTTTTTATTACTTTCATTTCTTTCAATAAATTATTCATAATTTCAAACATAGTATCTGTTTTTGTTTCGACAACAGACAACCGTTGTTTGAAATGATATACTAGTAACATTATTAATACAAATGTTATTGCTAAACTAATAAAGAAGAATGTTTCGATAAAACTGAAAAATCCCATTTTTATATTAATTAATTATATTTTATGGAAAAAATAAACGAACGTTTTCAATAGAATCATGAAGGAAACAAATATAGTAATATAATATAATGGAAAATACTAATATCACACAACCAAAAATAGGATATTCAAATACACAACCAAATGATATTATGAAAAATATGATTATAATTATATTAGCCGTTGTTCTTATTTTTTCTCTTTTAGGAGTAAATATTTTCATTAGTGTAGGAAATTTCATACAACAAATCATTGATATTTTTAATCCACTCATTCAAAAAACATTATCTGAATTAGGGTTTGCTTCAGGATCGCTAATTAATACTTCAGCTGATACAGTATCAACTATTTCAAAATCAGGTGTTGATATAGCCACTGGTACTTTACATCAAGTGGGTGATTTATTGAAAAAAGCAAGCAAACATGATTTAGATCAATCTATCAATAACCGTTCAAACACACAACCTGAAGTAAAACCAGATCATGCTAATAGTAACATTCAAGAATCTACTACAAAATCACAATGGTGTTTAGTAGGTGAATATCAAGGACGTCGAGGCTGTGTTGAAATAAACAAAAGTGAGAAATGTCTTTCAGGACAGGTATTTCCAAACCAAAAAATGTGTTTAAACCCAACACTTTCGCAAAATAAAATGCCATAAATGGCTTTGATCATTGGTTTAAATATAATAATTAGAATCTTCTAATTATTATAGAATGATTTTCCCTTCAGAAACGTATCATCTCCAGAAGTATATTTATGTATTTGAATTAACTGATAACAAGTTTTTTTTATATTCATCATTTCAAAAAGAGGATTATCAAATAAAATTAGAAGCAGAACTATATTATGATTATTTAAAAAAATATAAAATTATTGGCATTATCGAAAAAAAACTACAGAAAACCCCTTTTGATATTGATTATTATGTCAAACAATATATGTACATATATGGAATTGTAAATGTTCGTGGTGGTTCATATATTGAAGAAAATTTGCCAGATTGTAAATCAAAGGTTCTCAATGAAGAATTTGAAACTGTATCAGATGATAAAGAAAAACCAAGAGAATATATGTTGCAGGTTATTTTAGAAGAATATAAAAAAAAACAATTATCTAAAGAAAAAATAGAAATCGAAATAGAAGAAATCACTAAAAAAAGAGAACAATATAGAATTGAACAAGCTAAATTAAAAAATATCAAACACCTATTTATTTATGGTTTTGAAAGTAAGATCGAATGGCTGAAAACCCAATATATTCAAAAAGATATAAATAACAATTCTAGAAATGAGAAATATAGAGAACTTATTACCCAAATAAAAAAACTATATTTGATCTATCTTCAAGAATTTGAAATATCTAATGAATTAGAAGAATGGGAAATATATTTTAAACATCCAGAGTTTATGTTTGATTCATATATGTATTTATATGAACATTCCATATCTATGGAAACAGTGTATAAACTATGTTCTCGTCTCATTTATTTGTCACATCGTATGATAACTCGTATTCAAGAATATGAATTTGATATATCATCATATGGATATGATATTGAATGGGTATTTTCTATAAAATTATATTTACTAAACTTACTACAAAATTCAAGAACTATTTAGTGAAGTAATTAATAATTGTGAAGATATATTATTCGAAGGATCTATTGAACAATTTATTTGAGGTGATAATAATGTTGGATTTACATAAAACATAACAGTTGGTGCATATAAATAATTTTCATAATTATTATATGCTGTATATGTCCAATCAACATGTAATTGAATATCATAAATATATCCTTTTTGAATGTATAAAAATAAATTATCAATGACTATTTCACCTAAATAAACATTTGCAGTAAATGAATTATTATTAGATAAATCAATTGAAATATGTACTGATGAAATATCAATAGGCATAGTTGGAATTCTTTGTAATTGTACAGACGAATAACTATATAATACATTTATTTGTGCATCAGTTATAGAAAATGAAATGTCAGTTTGAGCAGTTTTTAGTGCATTATTAATACTATTTGCCTGAATTGTTGCAGATAATGGTACAGATAATGTAAAAATATCATTAGTATTAATTGTATTTAAAAAATATAAACTTGTTATTGTAACAAACGAAATATCAAGAGGTATATTTTTATTTTGTGTATAATTCCAAACAAATGGTGGTTCAGGTGCATTAATAATTCCAAGCGAATTTGTATTTATATCATTCATTAGATTATAAACAGGAACATTTATGTCTTCATATAATTGTATTGCTGGTCCAGGTACATCACATGATGTACTTGGTGTAGGACGAATATCACATTGATCAAAAATACCATTTGATAAATCTGTTAAGTACTGTCGACTATATGTTCTTTGTTGAAATGATCCTTTAACTAATTGTGAATATTTCTGAGATTTTGTTAAACTGTTTGTTTGTGTACTCATTCGATTACTAGTATATTTCAAAATTTCTACTTTTCTTCGCATATCTAATTGATTTTGTGTAAAAGGCTGAAGTGTGGATGGATCAATCGTTTCATATGGATTAATTGCTAAGTTATCATATCTTGTTGGTGGATTATTTAATAATGCAAATCTTTCACGTTGATTAATTGCATTTAAGTATGCTGGATCTGAACATATATTATTATTTGTCATTATAATAAATAATAATATATTTATACGAAACTATTATACCAAGAAGTAGATAAAAAATTTGAATTAGATATATTTGTATTCGAATTAGATAACATACTTGTATTAGGTTTACCTGAAGCAATTGCATTGATATCTACGACTGACAAAGCACGACTATAATATTGTAGGGTTGAAAGAAATCCACCGAAACCACCTGCTGGGCAAACAAATACATTATAGAAATTTTGTTTAGGTACATTTGGTAATTGAGTTCTAGTTACTACGGTACCATTAATATAAATATCTATGTAAATATTTTGACAACGAATTGCCAAGTGAAAATATTTATCAATTGGAATATTTGGAATAGTAATTGCTGTTGGTGTACTACTATTAATTGTATCTATTAATAAATATAAATTTGCAGTTGTTGAATCATTCACAAAATATAATCCAGGACCATTATTTAAAGAAAATGTTGGTTGAGAATAAGAAGGTGCCATACCAGCAGATGTTTGAGCAATTTGTGTTCTATTTAAAACTCCGGCACCTGGATTAGTAATAGGAGTATTAGGATTTGAACAATCACCTTTAATAAATACAGGTTGGTATATATTTGGAATGGAAGATGGTTGATATTGTAGCCAAACCGACCATGTATATTCTAATCCAGTATTCTGATTATTTGACCATAAAATTGGTAACGAAGTTGCTAAAGTTGGATTTTGTGTAACAGGTGGTTGTGCAATTGTTCCAATGATCTGACCAGGAATTAATACTGGATTTGGATTGCTTGTAAAATAACCAATTAATGCAACACCTAAATAAAGGAGCATTACAAACCCAAATAAAACTAATAATAAAAAGGCAAATTTAGCTATAATACTATTCGAATCTAAAAAACTCGAATCATTAACAGCAACAGAAGACTTTGATGAAAAATCACTCAGTGTATTATTTATTGAGTCTTTTACTGCACCAAATGATTCTCCTACATTTGAGACTGCAGCTTGTATATTTTCATTTGCTGTTGTAGCAGCATCTTGTATTTTTTCACCAATACCTGTAAGTGAATTTGGTTGTGCCATAATTCTAAATATATATAATAAGGATCATATATTTTTATTAGAAAATCGACCAATCACGTGTATCCGAATCTTTCTTAAATACAACATCTAAATGATAATTAGCACCCAATAAAGTTTGCATGGCATTACCATTTCCTTGTGAATAATATCCAAAAACAGTTTGAGGATCTAAAGGTGTATTCCAACGTGATAATCCAGTAATAATTACAGGAAGATCGTTAGATCCAGATTTTGGAGAAATGAATGTAGGTCCTTGAGCATTATCTGTAGGATAATTAGTTGATTGCCATGGTCCAGTAATAGGTGTCGAATTCACCAATTTACCATTTAAATAACTATCAATATAATTACTAGAAACACTAATAACAGCATAAATCCAGGTTTGAACAGGGAGATTTGTAGTTAAAATAACAGGTGTTTGTGTTTGCATAGAAGTTCCAGTAGCTATATTTGCAGTAAGTGTAGGACCGGATGTATTAGAAATATTTAATGAACAAATATTTGTCCCCTTATTTTTATTGTCAACATAGTTAAAAATATCTACAGATCCACTTGGCATATTTTTAATAAAAATCCAGCAGCCAATTGCATAATTACTAGAAGTTCCTCCCTTTATTTGATTTCCTGGAATGGATAATGATGTAGTAGATAGATCAATATTCGATGCAACTGTAGGAGCAGAAGTAAAATTTATATAAACATACCATATTATAACAACTAATATTACTGCTAAAATTATCACTAAATAATTCATATATAGAATAATACAATATATTTTTATTGAATTGGAGGATTTTTATACATCAATAAGTTATAATTTTGTATTATATCTGTATTTGATAATGGATTTTTATAATATACAATATTACACATTGATCCATATAAAGAATCATTATTCATATTTCCATTATCTTGACCAATGATAATAATATCTGTATCTAAAAAAGAAGGTTGATCTTGTCCAATTAAATAAGTATAATTTAAAGTTCCATTAATGAAAATATCAACAGATTCACCATTATAATTTAATAGAATATTATTCCATTTTTGATAAGGAATTGTAGTATCATATGGTATTCCTTTATTGGTTAAATAAAAACGTATATTTGTACCATTGTTATCTATCTTATGAACAATTTGTGGATGATGATTATCACCAACATTTCCATAATTAAAAATATTTGTTTCTTTTGTATATCCTAATTTTGATGAAGACAATGGATTTATATATACCCACATTGATAAAGCAAATTTTTGACTTAATTGAGTTATTTCATTAGTAGTAGTTGTATAAGTACTTGTGTCAATTTGATCTAATTGTTTATCTTTTAAATCTGCATCAATACGGGTTTCACCACTTAACATGATTGGATCATTTAATAATAAAATAGAATTTTCATTTATTTTCGATTTAATCAATGGTAATAAATATATAAAAAAAATAATCAATAAAATTTCAATAATAAATAAAATAAAAAAGGGTCTTGGTGTTTCATTAGATTCTTTTATAATATATTGAATGAAATCAATAATTAAACAAGGAATATAAAATAACATATTGATAAAAAATCCTGACCAACCAACCTGTTTTTTAAACCTTTCAGAAAATACATTATATACAATAGCAAGACCAACTAATATAATTCCAAGTGATAGAGTATATAATATATATTTATTGAAAATAACATTAGCTAAATTTGTATAAATTAAAAAGTATATTATTAATAATATTGATAATGATAACCCTAATATTACATAAAAAATCATTAATTCTTGTTTATTCAAAGTATAACCATATAAAATGTATAAAAAAATGGATAGTAATGGAATAATAATTATTGTAAAATAAAACGATGAATTATTTTTAAATAATGATTCATTTGTAGATGCTAAATAAATTTCATATGAAATAAATACACAAATACCTATAATAATTAGTAAAAAAGGAATTTGTGTTGTTAATGATTGAATCATATTTTTTCCTTCAAATTTCATAATATACTATATTGCACGATTATAAATTTTCAATAGTTGTCTTTTTACCATGACAATCTCTACAAAGTGCAACTAAATTATCTACATGATTACTGCCACCATATTCTAGTCGTATTTTATGATCTACCTCAAACCATGCATTTAATTGATCTTGACAATCACCACATTTCCATCCCTGACGTGCAGCAACAAATTTTTTCTTTGTTTCACTAACAGATCTCTTCACCTTTTTAACAGAGTCATTGTTACCAATATCATTGTTACCATTATTGTTTCCACCTGAATTCATTATTTTTTTTTCGTATGGGTACATTGATTGTTGTGTTTGATCGTTATAAAATGTTTGTTTTTTTGTAAAATCTAAAATGGGGTTTAAAATCGTGGTTGTATTTTTATCAATTGGTAAATATTTCAAATAGTCATTTGTAGTAGAAATCAATGAAAATGCGGATAGAGGATTTTTTTTAATCAAATAATATAGAAATAGAGCACCTAATGCAATTCCAGCCATTTGATAATATTTTTTATATCCTGTAAGTAATTTTATATATTTACCTTCTGTATAAATATTGACTAAAATTAAAGCAGTAATTCCAAAAATTAATATTTCAATTCTCATTTACTATATATAAAGAGAACAATTATTCCCAGTATAAATAAATAAAAAATAAACACAATAAAATAAAAAAAGCAATTATAAAATGTTTTTTCCATTTGATTTTATCAGATAAATATATTGGTTTTGGACGATATTCTGCAAAATAATTGTCCATTGCTTCTGCATAAGAAATCTCATCTTTTCCTATCATCACATTTATTTTGTTATGAATAAAATGAACCCATTTTATAAAAGATTCTTTATTATCTAAATATGGTGATACAGGATATAAATCTAACAAATGACTAAATTGGTTTGCTATTTTAGGATTTGGAATAAAGATGGGTAGATTATTAATAAAATCATAATATTTTCTCTTTGTTACTGCATTAACTTGTTCTGGATAAGAAAGTGCTAAAGTCATTAAAAAAAACCAATAACATGGTCCCCATACAGATGGATTAAAAATCATATTTTCTTCTTGTATGAATTCTGGCATTATGTATATCTAAAGATAGGAAACTATATAAAAATAAACGATTATTTTTATCTAGTAAATGTCAAATGAAAAATGTTGTAATAATTGCGGGAAATATGGACATATGTATAATCATTGTAAAATGCCCATTACAAGTATGGGAATTGTAGCTTTTAAAAAGATGGATGATCAAATAAAATTCTTAATGATTTGTCGTAAAAATACTTTAGGATTTATGGATTTTATGAGAGGAAAATATTCGATTTATAACAAACATTATATTTTAAATCTATTGAATGAAATGACAATCGACGAAAAGGATGGTTTAATAACATATACATTTACTGAATTATGGCAGCAGTTATGGGGTAATCAAACATTATCATCACAATATAAAACGGAGGAAAAAGAATCAAATGATAAATATCATGCATTATTATTAGGAATTAATATTGTTCATTGTGAGACATATACTTTGGAATCATTAATTCAAGAATCTAATAAAATAAGTCAATGGAAAGAACCGGAATGGGGATTTCCAAAAGGGCGTCGCAATCTTAATGAAACTGATATTGATTGTGCAAAGAGAGAATTCTCAGAAGAAACTGGATATCCAAAATTATCATTATCTATGATTTATAATTTACTTCCTTTCGAAGAGATTTTTATGGGATCAAACTATAAATCATATAAACATAAATATTACCTTATGCAGTTTCAAGATCAATCTAATAAATATTATTCTAATAAATATGATAAATCAGAAGTAAGTAAAATAGAATGGAAGTCGTATGAAGAATGTCTTGATATTATTCGTCCATATAATTTAGAAAAGATAAAAATGGTGAAGGATATCTATTATTGTTTACTTAATTGCAAAATAATATAAGTTTTTATGTCTAGTATTTTTTATAACTATAATATAAGATAATCTTATTTATGAATACAACTAAAAAAAAAGATGATAAAGTATCAGAAGTTCAAATAGCTAATAAAAAAAAGAAGACGGTTAAAAAACTTCCATTGAACACACAGGATTCATTGCCATCTATGATAGAACCTATAGCATTGATATCCCCTACTATCGAAACTCAGAATCAACCTATTGAAGAGAATCAACCTATAAAAATAGATAATATAATTCCAAAAAGAAAATACAAAAAAAGGGAGAAAAATGATGTTGAACCATTGAATACACATAAAAAAACCAAAAAAAATATTCATAAAGAAAAATCGAATGATAATTTAGATGAAACAAATAATACACAAAAAATAGAATTATTTCCACTTCAAACAAATGTAGAAAAATATAACAAATTCCTTTTAAATAAAGAAAAGAGAGAACATGATACATATAAAACATATGGGAATAATCTATTATACCCTACTTTAGATGATCCTGATTTCAATTATAAAATCTCGAAAAAAAACGAATTTGCAGATACACAATATGATGGTAAAATTATGGATATACGAAAACAAGCAAATTTACTTTGTAATGTCCCCTTTGAAATTGCACCACATCAACTTTTCGTAAAAAACTTTTTGTCTGCAGAAACTCCATATAATAGTATTCTTTTATATAATGCATTAGGTAGTGGAAAAACCTGCAGTGCAATTGGAATTGCAGAAGAAATGCGTTCATACATGAAACAAATTGGTTTAACTAAAAAAATAATTATTGTTGCATCTCCAAATGTGCAAGACAATTTTAAATTACAATTATTTGATGAACGCAGATTAATACAATTAGAAGATGGTCAATGGAAATTAGATAGTTGTGTTGGACCTGCATTATTGAAAGAAATAAATCCAAACAATTTAAGAGGATTAACAAGAGAACGTATCATTACTCAGATTCGATCTATCATTCAAAATTATTATGTTTTTATGGGTGATAAAGGAAAGTTTGCAAATTATATTCAAAAAATTATATACATTCCTGAAGATACTACCTATTCTGAAGAAGAAAAACGAAAAATAATCACAAAAAGAATTAAACATTATTTCAATAATCGATTGGTCATTATAGATGAAGTACATAATATGCGTATTTCTGATTCAAATAAGGAAAAATTAACAACCGTTTTATTAAATAAAATTGCACGTATTAGTGATAATATGCGTTTATTATTATTATCAGCAACACCAGTTTATAATTCATATGATGAAATCATATGGTTAACTAATTTAATGAATACAAATGATAAGCGTGGTTTAATAAAGACATCTGATGTTTTTACAGGAGATGGACAATTTATAGAAGAAAAGATTGATAAAAACAATAAATTAATAAGAGAAAGTGGGCGTTCTCTTTTAATACGAAAATTAACAGGATATGTTTCATATGTTCGAGGAGAAAATCCATATATTTTTCCATATCGTGTATATCCTAATATATTTTCACCTGAAAGATCTATACAAATGATATCTTATCCAAAAAAGCAAATGAATCAAATGTTAATAGATGAACCACTTAAATACATTCCTATTTTTACAAATTCTATAGGTGAATATCAATCAAAAGGATATCAATTTATTATGTATACATTGGGTCTAAAATCATTTTCAACAACAAATAAATTAGGTAAGACAAAAATAATGCCTACTTTTGAAAATATGGAGAGATTTGGATATAATCTTCTTTTAGATCCACTTGAATCACTCATTATTGTATATCCAAATACTGAATTGGATTCTATTGATGATTCGGAAGAATTTAATCAAGAAAAAAACACAGAAATTATTAAATCTATTATTGGAAAAAATGGTCTTAAACAAGTTATGAAATCAAAATCAACATATGATCCAATTCCAATTCGTAATCAATTCGAATACCACCCAAAAATAATGAAAACATATGGTGACATTTTTAGTCAAGATGAAATTTATAAATATAGTAGTAAAATCGCCAATATTTGTAATATTATTAAAAAATCCAAAGGAATTATTATGATTTATTCACAATATATTGATGGAGGTATTATTCCAATGGCATTAGCATTAGAATCAATGGGGTTCTCACGTTATGCATCAACTTCTGCTCATGCAAAACCATTATTGAAAGTACCAAAGGAATCGATCGATTCTCTTACTATGTTACCTAGATCGGAAGTCGATCCTTCATCTTTCAAGGCTGCAAAATATACAATTATTACTGGTGATAAATTTTATTCACAGAATAATGCAGATGATGTTAAATATGTTACTAATAAAGAAAATAGTAATGGAGAACTAGTAAAAGTTATATTAATTTCAAAAGCTGCATCAGAAGGTCTGGATTTTAAATGTATTCGTCAAATTCACATATTGGAACCATGGTATAATATGAATCGCATTGAGCAAATTATAGGACGTGGTGTTCGTAATCTAAGTCATTGTTCTCTTCCTTTTGAAGATAGAAATGTCGAAATTTATTTACATGGAACAATTTTGAATTCAGATGAAGAAGCTGCTGATTTATATGTATATCGTTCCGCTGAGAAAAAAACAATACAGATTGGTAATGTTACACGTGTACTCAAAGAAACTGCTGTAGATTGTTTATTGAATATTTCACAAACAAATTTTACGGTTGATAAATTGAATGAAATTGTTGAAAATCAAAATATTGATATTAATCTTTCCTCAGGTAAAACAGTGCCTTTTCATATTGGTGATAAACCTTTTACTGAAATATGTGATTATATGGACAATTGTGCATTTAAATGTGCTGTTCGTAAAGAAGTTTTGGATTCGGCAAAATCTATTTTAAATAAAACAACATATGGCCTTGATTTTCTCAAAGTGAATTCGGAATTGATCATGAAAAAAATAAGGGATTTATATAGAGAACGTACGGTATACGAAAGAAGTCGTATTATTTCTTCTATAAATATAGTGAAAAAGTATCCAATTGAACATATTTTATATGCATTAACACGTTTTGTAGATAACAAGACAGAAGAATTAATTGATCAATATGGGCGATCAGGATATTTGGTAAATCGCGGTAAGATATATGCATTTCAACCTATTGAAATTAGTGATGAATCTGCGTCGATATATGAGAGAAAAACACCCATTGATTATAAACGTGTTAGTTTACGTATGGAATTATCAAAACAAAAGGTAGATCGAAATATAAATGTAGATGATGAAAATAATGAAATTGAAAAAACATATGAACAAATTTTAAAGCAATTGCAAAGTCAAATGGATGTAGTTCATAGAAAAGATATGAAAGTCAAATCAAATGATAAAAATTGGTATAAATATGCAAATATTGTAATTCCTGCATTACGTAGTATACATGAAATTCCGATGGAAAATATTAATCAATTTGTAATATATCACTTTTTAGATTTATTGTCAATGTTTGATAAGCTTATTTTAATAAGAAGATTATATAAAAATCGTGCAAATAAAGAAATGACTGGTTATGAAGCTATTATAAAAATGTATTTTGATGAAAATATGATGTTTATTGATGGAATATATGGTCTCTTACTTTTTGATGGTGATAAAAATATATTATGGATTCAATCAAAAGAAGATCCTGAATTATGGACAATAGCAGAATATAGTAATGAAGAAGCATTTAAAAATATAATTAAAGAAAAATTTAATGTATCAAAAGAATTTATTCATAAAGGAGAAGTTGGGTTTGTATATTCTTTCAAAGGGAATCAATTAGTTATTAAAATAAAGGATATGTCACAAAAACGTAGTGTTGGTGCAAAATTAGATGATGCTGGAAAACCAATTGTTCTCAAATATTTGGAAGGTGTAATTGGAGATAAAAATATATATAGAGAAAAGAAGGGGAATAAAAAGATATTTATGAATTTGTCATTATGTGTGATTTTGGAAATATTGATGAGATGGCTAACTGAAAATAATAAATTAAATGGAAAACCTCGATATTTCTTTAATGCTGAAGTTGCATTTGAATCAAATATTATTGGGTTACAGATTGTATAATGGGTTACAGATTGTATAATGGGTTACAGATTGTATAATGGATCAAACAATATATTTAACCCTTTACTTCTCCAATAAAGTCGGAACTGTTACTACGAAGTGCCTAGAAAATAACACCATCTATAATGTGCCTAGTAGAGGCACCAAAATAGATGAATTATTTGTTAGGCACTTCGTAGTAAAGGGTTAATAATCAAAATCTTCTTCTTCATCTTCCTCTTCTTCATCATCAAATAAAAATTCTTCATAATCTTCAATAAATTCTTTACGTTCATTTGGTTGTAAAAGTCCCCATAAAAATCGCAATTTAGTGTTATCTAAAGAACCTTTTTCAAATTTATAAATAAAACCTTCTAATTCAAGTGTATTCATATTTTTGCATTGAAAACATCTACGCCAAACTGAATAATCAGTTTCATTCAATATAATTTCATAATCGTTTTTAAAAAATGAAATATAATCTACAATATCATGTATTGCCCAATTAATATATGTGTGAAATAAAAAATCATTACCATAATCTTCCATTAATTTAGTAAAATAATAATAACAAATAACATCAAAAGATGAAGAATAATCCCGTATATCTTCTAAAAGGTTTGATGGTTGTGGAGAATATGTGTATGACCATATTTTTAAAACAAGTTCATTTGGTAGGTGTAATAAGTTATGAATGAGAGACATTTTTTATATATTTAGTAGGATGTTTTTATTATGTTCTCAAAAAACATAAAAAGAAAATGAAAATAATAATATGATTGATCGGGTTATACATTCGATTTGCATTATTATAAATCCATTTATTTTATCTACTATTTCTGCAATATATATTTTCAATTATTATAAATATCCATTTATTTCTCCTGTATATAGCATTAGTAAAATTAAGGATAGAATAAAAGATATGAGCAATAGCATACCAGCATTATTAGCATCATCAATTGCTGTTAATTATATTATTTATCCATATATTTTACCAAATAATACACATAATGAACTTGAGATATGTTACAGTATATTATCATATTGTACTTCAATTGAATTTATTTATTATGTATATCATCGACTCATTCATTTTTATGGATATAAAACCATTCATAAAAAACATCATAAAAATGTAAACATATATCCATTCGACACATTCTTTTTTACATATATTGATGATATTGCTCTCATATATTCTCTTGGAATTCCAGTTATTTTTCTTCGTATTACATATTTTGAACAATTTATTGTTTTATATATGTATATTACTTGTTCATACATTTCTCATTCAAAACTTTTTTGGAAACATCATGCAATTCATCATGAATTGTTATGTTATAATTATTGTATTTTATTTCCGGTTTTTGATATTTTATGTAATACATATAAACAATAAACATCTATAATATTTGTTTATAAAAACAATATAAATAATTTAAATATTATTTATATAAAAATGTTTTCAAGACGTTTATCAACAACAACTAATCCCAAAAATGTAGTATCTGCATTATCTGTTTTCAAAAATTCATGTTATAATAAAATTGATTTTAAAATTAATGAAGATAACACTGCAAATAATGCAGTGAAACGTTTTGCAGCTTTTAACATTGGTTGTCTTGCAGTAACAGATAATCATAATAATGTTATTGGTGTTTTATCTGAACGTGATTATATTAATAAGATTTCTGCAGTAGGTAAAGATGATATGAGTATTAAAGTTAAAGATATTTGTACATACACACCTAATATAATAATCGCAAAAAAAAATGATTCTATAGAAGAATGTATGAATAAAATGTTATTCAAAGATATTAGACATCTACTTGTTATTGATGATAATAATAAGAATGATGTTATAGGTATGATTTCAATTAAGGATTTAATTAAAGAAGTTATGAAAGATAAAAATGATATTATTACAAGATTAACAGATTTCAAGATTGGAAAGGGTGGATATTTTGGAAGCGAATAAAAAATTCTTTACATGAAGATACATACATTTTCACAAAGAATAAACATAAAGATAAATATAATATCATATATATCATATTTATGAAAATTATAAATATAGGAATTCTTTCATTATTGGTTCAATTTACAAATGGATTTTTTGTTCAGAAACACCGATCAGTAAATCAACTATATGAAAGTAAAAAAACTGAATTTGGACCCATGGAAATGGAATCATTAACTGATTTATATAAAAGAATCGAGAAGCATAATGTTAAAAAAATTTATTTTTCAGATAATCTCAAACAAATTTATTTGAAAGATACCAATGATGAAATGACAGTTGTTAATTCAGATCCAATTATAACAAATAATATCATCGAAATATCGTCAAAAAATGGAATTAATACAATGATAATGGAACCTACGCATAGTTTCATACGTGATGGAATGAATGTAGTCTCTGGACTATTTGATTTTTTGGTGATTTCAATCATTCTATCAACACTATTTCGATTATTTACAGGACGAGGACAAGGTCCAATGAATCCAATGAATTTACCTTTTATGAATAGGGATTATAGTGTTGATAAGTCACAAGTGAATGTTTCCCTTTCAGATTGGGCAGGAAGTCCAGAAGTATTTGATGAATGTATTGAAATTGTAAGTTATATTAAGAATAGTACTCTTTATAAGAATGCTGGTGCAGAAATTCCAAAGGGTATTTTATTAGAGGGACCACCAGGTACCGGTAAGACATTGATTGCAAAAGCAATTGCCAAGGAAACAAATGCAACTTTTTTCTCTGTACCTGCAAGTGAATTTGTAGAAATGTTTGTAGGAATGGGTGCTGCAAAAATCCGTGATTTATTTGAACAAGCAAGAGAAGTGGTTGAAGAAGAAGAGGGTAGTTCTGCTATTATTTTCATAGATGAAATTGATGCTGTAGGAAAACAGCGTGGAACTGGTATGATGGGTGGAAATGATGAACGAGAACAAACATTGAATCAATTATTAACTGAGATGGATGGATTTCAATCAAATACAAATATTATAGTCATTGCTGCAACAAATCGAAAAGATGTATTAGATGCTGCATTATTGCGTCCAGGACGTTTTGATCGCATTATTTATGTTCCATTACCAGATAAGAAGAGTCGTGAAGATATTTTACGTGTATATATGAAAACAAAGCAAATCGAAAAGAATATTTCTTTGGATTATATTGCTGAAATGACTTCTGGATTTTCTGGTGCTCAATTAAAGAATTTATTAAATGAGGCAGCAATCAATACTGCTCGTAATGGTTCGACAATTATCACACAAACACATTTAGACGATGCTTTGGAAAAGGTTGTTATTGGAATTACTAAAAAAATAGATACAAGATCAGAAGAAGCTAGAAAAAGAGTTGCCTTACATGAAATGGGACATGCTATTGTTGCAGCATATTATAAAGATGATTTCGAATTGGTGAAAGTATCTATGAAGAGTACATATAGTGGTGTTGGTGGATATACATTATTCAATGAAATCGAATCAAAAAATGATGACAATATGTATACAAAAAATACTTTGAAAAGGCGATTGGCTGTATCTCTTGCAGGTAAAGCAGCAGAGTATATTTATTATGGTGAAGATATGGTATCATTGGGGGCATTTGAAGATCTTAAACAAGCAAATCAATTGGCAAAAATTATGATTACAAATTATGGTATGGGTAAAGAATTGGAAGTGTTTTATAATACAGATGAAACAAAGATGTTTTCTGAAAGAACCAAAGATAAAATAGATTTCGAATCTATGGAATTATTAATAGATGCATATGAAGAAGCCAAGCGAATTATTCTCAAAAAGAAGTATGTTATTGATGAATTGGTGAAATTATTATTGAAAGAAAATGTCATTTCAGGAGAACAAGTTTATTCAGTATTAACCCTTTCCCTGAATAAATAATTATATATATATATTATATCGTATCATTTCAAAAAATTTCTCATGATATTTACATTTTTTACCGATTAAAATATAGTACATATACTTGATCTAGAAACCAGAAGTAAAAAATTGTGTATATATATAATCTTCAATATTATATATATGTCAGCCGCTGAAACAATTAAAGGTCTTAATCCAATCGTTGGAGATGAAAAAAGTAAAGAGGAAAAACGTGTAAATCCAGTCCAATACTATATTAAATTTTCATTTAGTATTACTTATATATTTTTATTAACTACTGCAACAATTACATTTATTGAGGCAATGAGAACAAATATTCCAAAAGTGCGTCATGTTCTCAATTTAGAAACTGCAATTTCAGTTATAGCTGGTTATTTCTATTCAATCTTTTTAGATAAAATTGCAACATATGAAAAAGAAGATCGTAAGATTGACTGGTCAGATATTTCATTAACACGTTATATTGATTGGTCTATGACAACTCCACTTATGTTACTCGTATTATTATTAGTTCTTTCTCAAAACATAGGAAAATCGATTACATTCAGTCTATATTTATCAGTTGTTGCATTAAATTTTGCAATGTTATATTTTGGTTATTTAGGTGAATCAAAAGTTATAGAAAAATGGATTGCATGTATCATTGGCTTTATTGCATTTTCTTATATGATGTTTATGATATATGGTGAATTTATACTTCCAAAATCAAATTATGCAAATAAAATCCTATTTGGAATCTTTGTTAGTATATGGTCATTCTATGGTATTTTTTACATGGCTTCTGAAAACTACAAGAATATTGGTATGAATGTTCTTGATTGTCTAGCAAAATGTTGTTTTGGATTAGGATTATGGGCATATTACAGTAAGATACTTGTTCTATAACAACAGGATGATAATAAATAAAATTGATCATAATAATATATAAAAATATTACAGTATTATATCTAAGGTATGAATAAAACAAGAAAGGACAAAAAAGATGATTTGCCTGTTATTTATGAACCCTATATGAAATCTGTACTTACTACAAAAGTATTATTATCAATCACTGAAGTAGGAAAAAATATAAAACAAAATTTAGAAAAGGTCATTGTTTCTAAGACAGAAGATCGTTGTATTGTTGAAGGATATATTAAACCTGAATCTGTAAATATTCTTACATATTCTGCTGGAAAAGTTCACAATGGACATATTGAATTTCATATCACATATGAATGTATGGTTTGTCATCCAGTTGATGGAATGTTGATTGAATGTTATTGTAAAACAATAACAAAGGCAGGTATTCATGCTGAGGTTGTTGATAAAAATAAAAATATACCTATCATTGTATTTATAGCACGAGATCATCACATTAATAATCACATGTTTGATAAAGTAGTGGATAATTCGAAATTAGTAGTTCGTGTGATAGGTGTTCGTTTTGAATTGTATGATCCAAATATTTGTGTTATTGGTACTTTGAAAAACATTGTACTTTGAAAAACATTGTATAGATAAAGAATATAAAACGATTTTTCTAAAAAATACAAACATGGATTTAGAAACGATTAAAAATAAGATTGAAACATTAACTAAAACTCAACAAATAGAAGTTCTTCGTATTATTAAAAAACATCCAACTTCAAAATTAAATGAAAATAAAAATGGAATTTATATCAATCTAACATTTTTACCTATTGAAGCAATTCAAGAATTACAAGAATTTATTCAATATACATTAGATCAAGAAGAGGTATTAACACCTCTTGAAACACAAAAACAAGACTTTAAAAAAACATTTTTTATTGAAAAAGAAGATAAAGATAACATGACATTTTAATAAAATGACTTCATATAGAGTTTTAAATCAAATTTTTTATAAACATAATAAATTTGATAATCCATTAAACATAGTTTTATTGCAACCTTTTTTTATGAATCTATGTGAAGATTTGAAAAACAAATCACCTGAAAATCCACTACATGATAAAAATATACAACCTTGTATATATAATTCATTGACATCTATTGTTATTGAAACAACTGATAAAATACTTGAAAAGTCTATTAAACCAATCATTACAAAAAATAATGATTTGAATAATGAAAAAGTACAATCATTTTTTGATCCAAAGGATAAAGACTCATTATTTTGGTGTATTTATACATTTATTCATGGAGAAAGTGATTTTATAATGATTCGCAATAATTATGGAAATCGCAAATTAGAAGAAAAAATGAAAGTATATTCATTTTTAAAAACAGATAAGAAAATTGCAAAACAAAACCGATACAAAATTACAAATCAACAAGTTCAAGAAATGATGTCGGAATTAATGTGTGTACAAAGTGAGACCAGTTTTTTAGTACTAATTGCTCTTTCATTATTCTATAATATACGTATTTTACTTGTAGATACTAACAAAAAGATGTATCTTGAATTTGATTCAATTAATTCAGATGAAGAACCAAAGAAAACATGTGTTTTATATAAGATAGAAAATAAAGGTTATTCTAGATATCGATTATTATTAAATGATTATGAACCAAGTATGACGTCGCATATGTTTTGTTTAGAACATTATTATAAACCATTGAAGTCTGTTTCAAATTATAAACTAAGTGAATTAATCCCTATTGCTGAACAATTTGGATTATGGAATGAGAATACTAATAAAATGAAGAAAAATGAATTATATGAACATTTATCTGAATATTGTGCTTGGAAATGATAAAATCGAAGCAAAAATAATATATATATATAATTATATATATTATCAATATGCAAAATGAAGAATCATCAGACATTACTAACGACCCTAATCATGAAATCCGTAAAATATTAGATAATGATCAAAAACGTATGGAAAAGGCAAAGGAAGATTTCCAAAATTTATTACAGCGATATTTAGTTGGAAATCCTATTCTTCCAAAACAACAAAAAACGGATGAATTTGAAGTACGGTTTGGTACAAACACATTTAGTGGTCGTGAATTAAGTAAAATTGATTATGATAATGTAGTAAAACAACTTATGAGAAGTGGATTTGCTACAGAAAATTCAGATGGTACTCAAATGTTACGTATTAATTATCAAGATTCTCTTACTGATGTAAACAAAATGTCTAATATTCGAGCTGAAATTGTAGGTATTGATCTTGTACAAGAATATTGCAGAACAAATAATATCGAAAAACTACTAGAAGTATCCTCAAATCAACGAAATAAAGTTATTTTTACAAGAAAAAGTAGTTTAAAAGATGGAAAAGATCAATGGATAAAGCCAGTGGATATGTTTGATATGGGATTTCGGGTTGATTATAAAACAGAAGAAAATTTCAATGTTAAAGTCCCTTTCATACAAAATGTCATTCGAAGTTGGTCAGATAGAAGAAAAACATTTCGTTATATGAATCGTGTTCGATTTTCAAGCGAAGAATTTCCAATATTTGCAGATATAAGTATTATTAAAACATCAAAAAGATATAATAAAAAGCAAGAGCAAATTGGAGGAGCATCAGAAAACCAAAGATTCCGACCAAATACCACAAATATTTATATTCCAACATATACAATTCAAGATGCACAAGTATTTAATAATACAGAACATTATGAGATTGAATTGGAGATTGATAATAAACGTGTAGGTCTAGGGACTCCATACGACACTCCTGTAAAATTGATGGATGCTTTGCGAAAATGTATTCGTATTATATTATGTGGAATTCAAAAATGCAATTATCCAATAGCTTTTTCAGAAAGGGATCAAGTATTGAATGACTATATGAAAGTTATAAAGCAAAGTGCAGAACATGAATACATTTATAGAAAAATCAATATTAATAACAAACATGAATTATTCACAAATTTTGCATTTATTGGACCTGGATCAATAACGCTACAAAGAGAAAATATAATGAATAGAGTAGATGGATCACTACATACTTCTATTTTAGAAAATTATACAGTCACTGATAAGGCAGACGGAGAACGTAAAATCCTATTTATCAATGGACATGGAAAAATATATTTAATTGATTCTAATTTTAACGTAGAATTTACTGGATTAAAAACAGCAGAAAAAACGGTATTTTTATCAATATTAGATGGAGAACATATTAAAATAGATGATCAAGGAAATCCTATTCAATTATATGCTGCATTTGATCTTTATTATATTAATAAACACAATTTCAGAGAAAAAATGTTTTATCCTAACTCAATAGATGATCTTCCTTCGAATTTTCGATTGACTACATTGAAACAATTAGTCGATATTTTAAAACCTTCTTCGTTAGTGAATGAAACAAAAATTGTTAATTGGACAAAAAAGAAGAAAAGTACAGGAGAACCTTTTTGGTTTGATAATAAATCTGGTAAAATAACTATGATAAACCCAAAACAATCATATACATGTTTATTGCGGGTTGAAATGAAACATTTTGAGGTTACATCTCCTGATAAATCTATTTTCGAATGTTGTTCGAATATTATGAAAAGAAAACAAGATCGACTTATTAAATATCATACAGATGGACTTATCTTCACACCTACAAATGTTGGAGTAGGTGGAACTGGTCCAGGATTAACAGGTCCTCTTACAAATTCTACATGGGAACTTTCTTTTAAATGGAAACCTGTCGAGCAAAATACAGTTGATTTCTTAGTAACTATTAAAAAGGATCCTACAGGAAAAGATGAAATTCTCCATATTTTCCAAGAGGGAAAAACATCTGATGGTCTTCAGCTAATTGATCAATATAAAACATTAGAATTAATGTGTGGTTATTCAGAACGTGATGATGGATTTTTAAATCCATTTAATGATTTATTAGAAGATAATATTCCAAGTCCTACATCAAAAACTCGATCAAATTATCAAAAGAAAGATTATATTCCTTATTTGTTTATACCGAATGATCCATATGCTAGTAAAGCATACAGTTCACAAATAAAATTAAAAGATGATGGTGCAAATCTTTATATGGTATCAGAAGAAGGTGAGTATTTTGAAGAATTTATGATTGTCGAATTTAGATATGATATGCCAACAAAAAATTGGATACCATTGCGTGTGCGTTATGATAAAACTGCAAAATTGAAAAATGGTGAAAAACAATTTGGAAATGCATATCGTGTTGCAAATTCTAATTGGCATTCAATACACTATCCTGTTACAGAAGACATGATAACAACTGGTGAAAATATTCCAGATATAGTAATTGATGAGGGTGTATATTATAAGGGGAATAATATTAATAATACACAAGGAATGCGTGATTTCCATAATCTTTATGTAAAACGTAAATTGATAACAAATGTTGCTTCTCGTGGTGATACATTAATCGATTATGCTGTTGGAATGGCAGGTGATTTATCAAAATGGGTTGCAGCAAAGTTAGGGTTTGTTTTTGGAATTGATATTTCACGTGATAATATTCATAATCAAAAAAGAGGTGCTTGTTCACGTTATTTAAATATCCGACGTGATAATACTGAAATGCCAGGAGCTCTATTTGTTGTAGGAGATAGTGGACTTAATATTCGAAATAAATCAGCATTCCATGGTGATAAAGATAAAATGGTAGTAGATGCAGTTTTTGGTAAGGGTCCAAAAGATTCTACTATTATAGGTAAGGGGACTGTTAAATATTATGGAATTGGTGAGCAAGGTTTTAAAATAAGTTCATGTCAATTTGCATTACATTATTTCTTTGAAAATCCAGTAAAGTTGACTGGATTCATACAAAATCTAGCAGAATGTACTGAAATTAATGGATATTTTATTGGTACATGTTATGATGGAGAAACGATTTTTAAGATGTTGGCCAAGAAAAAGGAAGAAGAAAGCATTACATTTATGACAGATGATAAGAATGGTCATAAAATGAAGATTTGTGAAATTGTTAAAAAATACAGTGATAGTGGATTTCCAGCAGATATTACATCTTTAGGTTATGCTATTGATGTTTATCAAGAAAGTATTAATAAAATGGCTAGAGAATATTTGGTTAATTTTGAATATTTTACTCAGATCATGGAGAATTATGGGTTTATGTTAATTACAAATGATGAAGCTAGACAGATGGGATTTCCTAATAATACTGGCATGTTTAATCAATTATTTGAATCAATGAAACAGGATATTCATCGTGATTCTAGATATGATTCAAATTATAAAGATGCACCTTTTATGACATCTGCAGAGAAATCTGTATCTTTTATGAATCGATATTTTGTCTTTAAGAAAATGATTACAAAGGATGCTGCAAAAGAGACTAGATTATTATTATCTACAACAAATGAATTAGATTTTAGTCAGAACATAGAAATGACTGCATTAGAAGATGAAATAAACAAACAAATGAAAGTTATTCATCCTATAAAAGGTCCTGTAAAAAAATTGAGAGTCCGTGTAAAATTACAGAAAATGCCTTCTGAAATGTTTTCATTGCCAACTGCTTCAGTATTTGAAGATCCTATTCAATTAGATGCAGAAGAAATTATTGAAGATAAGGATGAAGAAATCAAAGAAGATATGGTTGAAGAAATCAAAGAAGATAAAAAGGAAATTAAGAAGAAAAATCCTAATGAAACAAAAAAGAGAATAAAAGATATGCTATCAAAAATGAAAAATTAGAACTTATAAAGATATATAATCTTATGTTCTCATCTATCGAAAATTTATTATAATTATTCCAAAATAAATATATATAAACAGTATTTAAAATACATATTAGCTGTTTGTTAACATGTATTATACATTACCTAAATCACCACCATTTATTTATACATATTTAAATTATAGTGATATTTCAGGTTCTCCACCAACAACAATTTCACATTCATTATCATATTATTTATCTAATATTAAATTATTGATAACAGATAAAGAGAAACAATGGGACATTTATAAAAAATATACAAATCCTTATGAATATATACATTCTTACATTCCAAATAAAAAACGGGCAGTATCAAAATATCGCCCATTATCTCGATCTTTTTTCAAGATGATTGAATTATTATCTATTTTTCCCATTCCTAATATTGAACAACCTATAAAAACATTCCATTTGGCAGAAGGACCGGGTGGATTTATAGAAGCAGTTGTTAATCTACGCAATTGTCAAAAAGATAAATATTTTGGAATGACACTACAAGATACGAATGATACTGATACAAATATACCTTCATGGAAAAAAAGTGATCGATTTTTAAGAGAACATCAAAATGTTATTTTGGAAAATGGTATTACTGGAACAGGAGATATTCTTTCAATGGATAACTTTCTTTTTATTTCAGAAAAATATCATTCATCAATAGATCTAGTCACTGCTGATGGTGGGTTTGATTTCTCAAGTGATTTTAATCATCAAGAGATATTTATTAGTAAATTGCTTTTTGCACAGATTTCATTTGCTTTAGTTATGCAGAAAAAAGGTGGCAATTTTATATTGAAAATATTCGATTGTTTTATACAACATACTGTTGATCTATTATATTTGTTATCATCATTTTATGAAAAAGTACATATTATAAAACCACAGACAAGTAGATATGCTAATTCAGAAAAGTATATTGTTTGTACTGGTTTTTTATTTTCCGATTCAAAATCCTTTTTTCCATATTTAAAAAACGTTTTTTCACAAATGATTGAGAACCCAAACACAAATGTTTTGCGTTTTTTATCAATTGAAATTCCTTATATTTTTATTAAAAAAATAGAAGAATATAATACATTGTATGGTCAAAAACAAATACAAAATATTCATTATACATTATCTTTAATGGAAAATAAACATAAGGGGTCCAAAATTGATAATATGATTCAAACAAACATTCAAAAATCAATCCAATGGTGTATAAAATACAACATTGATTATAATGTTATCATTAACAATTTGTTTTATACTGATGAACATGTGTAATAGTTTGTATTTATCTAGATCGATAAATAAAATTAGGATTGCTGCAAATATTACCCAATTTATCAACTATTGGAACTGCTGTACGTTTAAATCCTATTTTATCCTTTTCTGTATAAGCCTTTTCAGAAACTCCATAAGCTAATGCATTTGCTACAGCATCACCATATGCTGTTTTGAGTGTTTTAGCACTATTTGTAATAGCATTATATTTTGCACGTTGTATGAAGGAGCTCGAATCAACTGCACCTTGTGTTGCAAATGATTGATTATTTGGTTTATAATAAAGCGTAACATATCTGGAATTAATAGATCCTTGGAAAAAGGCTTCATTAATTCCACCGGAATAAGAACCTTGATAAAATCCCATCATATCTGCAAAATGAGAATCTGGCATTATTATGTATGTTGCACCTGGTGTTGCAGGACTTAATGGATAAGGTGGGTTTGCAAGTGTGTTTTCTTCATATGGATCTGTATCTGGTAAATCATCCCATGACCATGTTGCATCTAATGGGGCTGTTCCAATAACAAATGAATATTTACTAGCAGGATTGCAAATAATAACGACTGAATTATTAGTAGTATCATAACTAAAAACTAATAAAAATACTTTAGCATTATTTTTTATAAAATAATGTGTATTCGTAATCATGATATTTTGAAACATACTGTTTAAAGATTCAATATCATATATTCCATCAGGAATGGTTATTTGATATTCATTTCCATCAACCCAAATATAAGAAAATTGATTATTACCATTTTCGGTGTTTATTGCTGGACGATAACAATGACTTAAACCTTGTGGTCTATAAATATTATTCTTTCCATTTCCAATATTTGGCATGACTCCCATATTACTCTGTTTAAAATAAACATATTCATTTTGTTTGATAGTACGGTTTCTAGAAACTAAATATTCATTTGTACTTGTAAAATATGGATCGTTATTACGATTTTCGTTAAATTTGCGTGATACCATTCCAGCACTTCTTACACGTCTGCGTGCATTAACTTCTGGTGAAAAACAATTATTAGGTGATGATTTACATGTTCCATTTTCAGATGTAATAGTAGTTGGTGCAATATCTAATGTATTTACTAAACCATTTGAATATTGTCTGTTTATTGATGTAACAATTGTACTACCTGGCATATCAATCTCAGTTATACTAGTAGAATGTCTTGTACTACAAGTTGCTGTTTTACCCAATGAATTAATATTAATAATTTCCTTACGCCATAATTTTAGTGGAAGTGGTTTCAATAATTGATATGGTGGAATAGTTGTTTGGGACTTTTTATTAAATTGTATAGAAGCTATGATTTGAAAAAGTGTATTTCCTTTCCATTGAATATTTTGTTTAGGATAATTTATTAAAGTCATATTATATAATAATATTATATATATAATTCTTATATGAGAATTACACTAAAAACTATAATTTTAAGCTTACTATTTCTTTTTTATTTAGGTATTATTCTAAGTAATTTTGTTTCGTCAAAAGAAGGATTAGATGATCCAGCAGCAGTTGCAAAAGCTCAAGCTGATAAAATGGCTGCTGATTCTGAGGCTGCTAGTGCTGCTGCTGTAGCTGCTGCAACTGCTGCTGCTGCTGTTCCTGTTCCTGCAGTTGCACCTGCTGTTGCTCCTGTTCCTGCTGTTGTACCTACAGTTGCTCCTGCTGTTGCTCCTGCGGTTGCTCCTGTACCTACAGTTGCACCTGTAGTTACAGTTCCAAAAGTTGCACCTGTTGCGGCTCCTGTACCTGCAACTCCCGCTCTTCAATATGCTTTAACTCCTCCTGCTAAATAATATCTCTTTCTATTTTTGAATAATTTCATAAACAATATAAAATATTCATATCGTTATCTATAAAGATATGAACTTAATTATTTCTACCAATCAATTTAAATCTATTTATTTACATTTTTTAGAAAGAAAATCCAATATAATCATCGATGGTGTTTTTTCTAAATTATTATATTCAAATAATAATTTTATAATGAATGGTTTGTTTATTGAATGTCCTTTTCAGTCACTTAATCCTAAAAAGTATAATTTATCCTTATTAGATTTTGATGTAACTAATAATAAAGAAATAATTAAACAAATTTCAGATATTGAAAAACAGATTTTATTGTATTACATGCATTTTTTTCAAATAACCAATAAAATTTGTACTTATGATTTATCCTATAAGATGCAAAATGGATCATTAAAATATTATTATTCTACATCATCTAATAAATATTCAGTCCATAAACCTGAATATTATATAAAAATATCAGGAATATGGGAAACAGATACTCAAATAGGACTTACATATAAATTAATAGAATATAGATGTAAATAATATAGATATTTATCACGTATATTCTAATAATATACATGACAAATCCAACTATTCCAAAGATTTTACATCAAATTTGGATTGGACCAAAACCATGTCCCACAAATTTAATGAGAACATGGAAGGAAAAACATCCTGATTTTGAATATATTTTTTGGACAGAAGAAGAATTGATGAAACGCAATATTCAATTACAATGCACAGAAAAAATCGATTTAATAAGTGAAATTAATGGAAAAGCCGATATTATTCGTTGGGAACTTCTCTATTTATATGGTGGTTATTTTGTTGATGCAGATTCAATTTGCATTGAACCATTTGATGATTTTTTCGAAGGAAAAACTGGATTTGCTTCATATGAAAATGAGAACAATCGCAAAGGATTGATAGCAACTGGAACTATGGGTTTTATTCCTAATCATCCACTATGTCGTGATATTATAGAATGGATAAAAAGTGAGGATTCTAATGAATTGATACAAAATACAAGAGCTTGGTATAGTGTTGGACCAGCATTACTAACCAAATTTTTAGATACTGGAAATTATCCAGACTTTACTATTTATCCTAGTTATTATTTTCTTCCAATTCATTTTACAGGACTCTCATATATTGGTCATAAAAAGGTATATGCATATCAGGAATGGGGAACTGCAAAACATTCATATGATACAATGAACTCAATCGTTTTACCATCTTGTTTTAATGAACCTTCTGAATGGGTTTCGGTTCTCATTACTAATTTCAATACCAATCCAATATTTGTGAAAGAATGTTTAGATTCAATACGGAACCAAGAAGGGCATTTTGGTATGGAAGTTGTATGGGTAGATGATGGATCAGACACAGAGAATAAAGCACAAGTTGAAGAATTATTGAATGGATTTGTGAAAGGTTCTCGATTCATTAAACTAAAATACATTCCTAGAAAAAAAAATAATGGACATTCACGTGCTTTAAATCTTGGATTGATCTATTGTTATTATCCTCTTATTTTTAAAATGGATGCTGATGATATTATGATGCCAACACGTATATGTAAACAATTAGCATTTATGAATAATAATAAAAATGCAATGATTTGTGGGACAAATATGACACTTTTCAAAGCTGATGATTATTCTCGAGAAAAAAAATGTATTCGAAATACAAATCATCCATTAGTATTAAGTAATGAAACATTTAATAAAGAATTACCTAATTGGTTTATGAACCACCCTACATTATGTTATCGAAAAGAAGCAATAGAACATATTAATGGATATACAAAAGATAAATATATTTTGGATAATATTCATGAAGATTATGATTTAGAAGTGAGAATGTTGAGAACCTATGGATATATATACAATTTAGAAGAATCCCTATTATTATATCGTGTTCATAATGCACAAATTACTTCTAAGCGTGTATTGACATTGGATGAAATAATTGAAATAAAGGCCTATATTTGTAAAGATAAAACATATAACAAATAATGATAAATGATTTATAAACAATTATAAATATACATATACAAGATGAGTGCAATTTCAGAAGAAATACAAAAACTACAATCAAGACTTTTAGAATTGGAAAAAAATGAAAATATATCAAATAAAAAAACGGATATTGTAAATGATGTCCAATCGACATCATATTACGATGAAGAAATTGTTAAACATTTGGAAGTAATATACAATATTTTACAAATTATTAATAAAAGATTACAAATATTAGAACAAAAATAAACATTTACATTAACATACCTAATGATTTACTTAATCCACCTCTACGTAATTTTGTCTTTGTTTTATATGGTTGAGTACCATTATTCGTGTCATAAAGAGAATTATATTGTTCGACTTGAGTGTATGCTGTAGAAAATTTGGTTACATTTACAAAATTTGTTTCTGAATCAAATGAATATTCTAAATTGGAAATTTTATCAATACCATCGAATATTTTATTATTATTCATTTCTTGTACATATCTATCGAATTCTATTTGATTAATTTGTCGAATTGTCCCATTTTTTAAATGGATCATATTTGGATCTTGAATAGGATAGAATTCAGATCTATCAATTTTTAATCCTTCAATTGTTGCTCTTCTATAAATAGCATTATCTTCATATCCCCATGCCCAGAAATTTGGGAATCCTTGTATTTTCTCAAAATCGGCTCCTGTTATTGATATAATACCACCTAATGTGTGTAAATAACCATAAAAATGTTTTATAATTCCAAATTTGGTTTCATAATGAAATAGACCTTTTTTATTTGGCATTGTATCTACATCATTAAAAACAAGTGTTATGTTTTTATAATCATTAGGATAAAGATCTTTTACATATAGAAATCCTATATTTTTCATAGCACCACGATTAAAATTTCTTTTATCATTTTGATGAACATATAAAATACGATATTCTGATGATTGATAATCTTCTAAAATGACTTTCATATGAAGATCAAATAATCTTTGTTCTTGTGGCCGATCACGATATGGAACAATAAAGATACATTTAGGTATTGAACTAATTGGGGTTTCAATTGGGGTTTCAATTGGGGTTTCAATTGGGGTTTCAATTGGGGTTTCAATTGGGGTTTCAATTGGGGTTTCAATTGGGGTTTCAATTGGGGTTTCAATTGGGGTTTCAATAGGGGTTTCAATAGGGGTTTCAATAGGGGTTTCAATAGGGGTTTCAATAGGGGTTTCAATATGTGGAAGTTCAATAGGAACATTTGCAATATATGTGAAGTTATCTTCAGGGATGTCATATATGTCATTTAATTCATATTGAATATTTTCGATAACTTCAGGATGTAGTTCTTCTGACACTTCGGATCGTATTTCTTCTGACACTTCAGAGTGTGATCCTTCAGAGAGTTCAATTGGTACTTCTTCTTGTAGTTCAGGTTGTGCTTCTTCTTTTACTTCAGGTTGTGCTTCTTCTTGTACTTCAGGTTGTGCTTCTTCTTGTACTTGAATTGGCAGTTCTTCTTGTACTTCAATTGGTAGTTCTTCTTGTACTTCAATTGGTACTTCTTCTTGTACTTCAATTGGTACTTCTTCTTGTACTTCAATTGGTAGTTCTTCTTGTACTTCAATTGGTAGTTCTTCTTGTACTTCAATTGGTAGTTCTTCTTGTACTTCAATTGGTACTTCTTCTTGTACTTCAATTGGTACTTCTTCTTGTACTTCAATTGGTAGTTCTTCTTGTACTTCTTCAGAGACTTCAATTGGTACTTCTTCAGAGACTTCTTGTACTTCAATTGGTACTTCTTCAGAGACTTCAATTGGTACTTCTTCAGAGACTTCTTCTTGTACTTCAATTGGTACTTCTTCTTGTACTTCAATTGGTACTTCTTCAGAGACTTCAATTGGTACTTCTTCAGAGACTTCAATTGGTACTTCTTCAGAGACTTCTATTGGTACTTCTTCAGAGACTTCAATTGTTACTTCTTCAGAGACGTCAATTGGTACTTCTATTGGTACTTCTATAACTTCTGGTTGTACTTCTGGTTGTACTTCTGGTTGTACTTCTGGTTGTACTTCTTCAGAAACTTCAATTGGTACTTCTTCAGAGACTTCAATTGGTACTTCTTCAGAAACTTCAATTGGTACTTCTTCAGAAACTTCAATTGGTACTTCTTCAGAGACTTCAAATGGTACTTCAGGTTGTACTTCTTCTTCTACATAATCCATGTCTTCATCGCGTATTTCATATGGTACTCCCCATTGAGATTCTCCAATTGAATCTTGAACATCATCATATAGATCTTCCTTACTAATTTCGCTCATGTATATAATGATATATATTTTAAATAAAAAATCTATCCTAAATAATTAAAAACACATTTTTACTGCTGATATTTTTCTAAAATACATCGTGGAATTAAATCATATTTAATAGCATCCAATTTTTTAAAACATTTATTAATTGTCACTTCACTCACTGCACATTTTAAATAAATATCATATTTTGTTATATTCAAACTACAAATCATAGAAATAAAATATATAATTCCAGAAGCAATTGCATGTGGTGTATTATCAGTAATAATATCATTATCCTCTATTTTTTTAGCAATAAACTTACACAATAAAGTCAATTCTTGATTCATATTTAATAAACTACAATATCGATCAATAAATGAACTAGGTGTACTACTACCTAAATCAATCTGATTTTCTGGATTTATATTACGTTCAATATTATAGATTATATTTACAGCCATTGAACAACCCTTTGTTGCACTTGTTTTATCTAATTTAAATATTTCCGCAATTTCTTGTGCAGTTCTAGGACAACCATTAATTCTACAAGAAATATAAATAGATGCAGCTTTAATACCATCTCGATTTAACCCTCTAAACATTTTTTGTTCAGAAATGTCTTTATGAACAGACATGGCATTATCAATAAATATTTTAGGTATTCCGTGATTCTGAGCCATAATTGTAATAAATTGAAATTCGTCATAAAGTGATTTCTCTTTGTGTGGCATAGATTGCCATTCAGTCCATTTTCGTATTTTTTTCATTTCATATGATGATTTTGAATTACATAACACTTTACATCCAAAAGAAGATTCAACTAAAAGAGGATTTACAGGATTTCCACAACGAGTTGGATCATTGGTATTTTTATCTTCAGCTCCGAAAAAACGCCATTCTGGCGAATAATCTAAAGTATCACGATAGATAATACAACATGATGGATTTGAACATGTAGGAAATCCATCTTCCATAATCACCAATACTGCATTACATAAACCACATAATCCTGATTCTTTTTCATAAATGGTTTCTATTGTAGATGATAATTCTGATTGTTGCATACTTAGATCTTTATCAAAAATATTCCATAAGTTATCCTTGTCAATGACTGTTAATTCTAACTTTTTCTTTTTTGTTTTTTGTTTTTGAGAATGTACTAAAGAGTTCATTGAAGAAGAACGAGAAATCTCTTTTGGAATTATAACGCAATTAGTTTCCATTATATATCTATTAAAAAAAAGATATATACTGTTCAATTTTATGCAAAAGTTACTTTTTTTTCTAACTTTTCAAACAATTCTGGATTATATACTAAATTTCCTGTTGGTTTATATTTATCGATCGGTGTATATTGTTTGTCTGTTTTTTTAGATTCATTTCCATTTTGTTGTAACAGACGAACATTTGGATCATGACTTTCAGGTTCAGTTGAATGATCCAATTTTTCAATAACATTCCCCTTTTCATCCAATACAATACCTAACTTCTTTTTAATTTCATTACGTGTATATGATGGAACCCAATTTTCCCAGGAAATAAAAAGAGCATTTGGATGCATATATTTAATATAAAATCCATTTTCTTCTAATTTTGCAATCAAATATCCTAAACATTCACCTTGATCATAATTTGGTTCTCCAAATATATATTCTGGAACAGTAAACCATATATAGGTTTCATGACGTTTATTCCGACCTGTAATTTGAATCCGTTTATGAATACGATTTAAAATTTTATTAAAAATGCCAATTTGTTTTAAATCACGAGCATGTTTTTTTTCATAAAGATCATCTATATTGATTTTATGTTGTGCTTCTTCATCATCGACATATAATAAACATGACATATTCTATATATTATTCTATAGTTTTTAATAAAAGAAAAAACGATTCAAATGTATTGTGAATATAGCTATATTATGGATAATATAGATATAAAAATACCACAAAAAAAAATACGGCATCTATCTTTTTCTGGTGGATGTACTTGGGGATTTAATGCATTTGGCATTATATGTCATGCAATTAAGGTGGGATTTTTATGTATGGAAGATATACAAACTATTTATGCAACTTCTATAGGTGTTATGGCTTCTGTATTACTAATATTAAAAATAGATATAGATATTATTCGAAATTATATTATTAAACGTCCATGGGGAAATTCAATATCAATAACAATTAATTCAATTATTGATTCTTATCAAAAAAAAGGGATATGTGATAAAAAAATATTTGAAGATTTATTTTTCCCATTATTAAAATCATTAGATTTATCGACAGACATTACTTTACAACAATTTTATGATTATACGGGTGTTGAATTGCATATATTTACTACTGAAATAAACAAGTTTGAATTGATTGATTTGTCATATAAGACACATCCAGAATGGGTATTAATTAATGCTATATATGTATCTTGTTCTATACCTAATGTTTTTATACCACTATTTATAGAAGATAAATGTTTTTTAGATGGTGGTATATTATTAAATGATCCTATTTATAAATGTATCGAAAATTGTATTAATTGTGGTTATAATACTGATGAAATTTTAAGTGTTTCTATGATACGTGGAAATGATGATAATATTATGAATGCAACTTGTGATGAAAGTATAAATACAAACATTTTTGATTTTAATCGCATTTTGATTCAAAAAATATTGTATGTTATTCAGAATGATAATGAAAAACCACCAATTTTATATGAAATAAAAACTGTATGTAATACAAATAATATAGATGATTTTATGTTAATCATTAATTCTGCAGAAATACGCGAAAAATTAATAATTGAAGGTTCAGAAATGATGGATGAATGGATAAAGAATGGTTGTGTAACGAAGTGCTGTTAACGAAGTGCTGTTATAACGAAGTGCTGTTATAACGAAGTGCTGTTAACGAAGTGCTGTTATAACGAAGTGCTGTTATAACGAAGTGCTGTTATAACGAAGTGCTGTTATAACGAAGTGCTGTTATAATACCCCTTTTTTCTTATTATCTCGATTTCATAATAAGAAAAAACATAAAGACAAATCAATAATTACTATATATGGTAACAAACATCATTCATAATTGGGAACAATATTTAATTCAATATATAGAAAATATAAAAAATGGTGTTTTTACCCTTTCCCTACACTTCATAATACAAATAATACACATATATTAGTGCTACTTCGTAGTGTATAAGGGCACTTCATATATGATGTTATTTTCTAGGCACTTCGTAGTAACAGTTCTGACTTTTACTTGGACATTCAAAAATTATTACAATGACCCATATATTTTAAAGCTTTACACACTATTGACAAATGTGGTTAATGATTCTGCTGTCACTTTTGCATCATAATCAACTGTAACCCCATCTTTAATTAATTTAATAGTTGGATAAGATTCGATATTATGTTTGCGAATAATTTCAGATGTACGCATTGTTGTTGGTATTGTAGAAGATTGTTCTCCATTTTCATTAAGATATACTTGTACTTCATCACCATTATCATCTGTACAATCAATGTCATAAGTTTTTATGACATACCCATTCACCACTTTATCGGAATATTGTTGTTTGAAATTATTCCATTCTGGTTTTGCTTTTAAGCAATGTGGGCACCAATCTACGAAAAAGAAATAAATCATAATAACTGGTTTTCTATCAGGAATATTTGCCACATCCGAATATTTTTTGTTTTTAATATTTTTCATAAAATAACTTTCATACATATATCTAGCAACACCCAAAAAAAATATAATTAATATAATTGATAGTATTGTTGTATAATATGGACGTAGTAATGTATTTATATATGTAATAATATTTGCCATTATATATACTTTCTATATTTTTATTTTTTGCTTTTTATACTTATAGAGTAATAAAAAATTTGGCTAAAATAATCTCGACAAATACTTTATAGATGTCTAAAAAAATATTTAACGAAAAAGATTATAATAGTAATGATGGGATGCTTACTACTGTATGGGGTCCTAGTATGTGGCATTCTTTGCATTCGATTAGTTTCAATTATCCAATAAACCCCACTCCAAAGCAAAAGCGGGATTATATGAAATTTATATTGAATTTGAAAAATGTATTGCCATGTGGTAAATGTCGGAAAAATTTAGTAAATAATTTTAAACGTCTTCCATTAACAATGGCTTCAATGAAAAGTCGAGCTACATTTTCACTTTACATATATGAATTACATGAGTTGATTAATGATATGTTAGGAAAAAAATCAGGACTTTCATATGATGATGTAAGAGAACGTTATGAACATTTTCGTTCAAGATGTACGAAAAGTTATCATGAATTAATTGTTATGAAAAAGAAAACCATGAAAAATAGATCTACATTGAATGAAGAAAAAGGTTGCACTGAACCACTTTACGGTGATAAATCAAAATGTATTCTAAAAATAGTTCCACAGGAAACAAAATGTGATACTTTTCAAATAGATAAAAGTTGTATTAAGCAAACTCTTTAGTGAAAAATGGCAAAAAAATAACACTCATTATATATAATGTCAACAAATATTGAAACTCCTGAAATTTTGCATAACTTAAATCAAATCACAAAAAAACCAGATATTGTATTTTGGTCTGAGAACCCAAATATATTATTTCAAAAAGATATGATATTGGAATTTTTCCCTATTGAAACAATGGGATATAATCAGAAATTAAATGCAATTTCGAGAGCTGTTCTATTATTAACTATTCTTAGTTTTTTATTTACTCGAAATCTCCGCATTTTAATAATTGGATCTATTACATTAGCATCTATCTATTTACTTTACATTTATAAAAAGAGAGAACAAGAAAAAAAAGAAAGTAAAAGTCCAGAAAGAAAAATAGAATCTTTTGAAAATCCTGCTTTAGAAGTTTTGAATCATTATCAAAAAGATCCTGCTACTTTTGACAATCCTAGTTCTACAAACCCTTTTTCAAATGTATTAATTCCTGATTATGATTTTAATCCGAAAAAAAAACCAGCTCCACCATCTTTTAATCAAAATATTAATGATTCTATTTTAAATAATGCGAAAAAAATGGTACAAGATGCAAATCCAGGTCAACCCGATATTGCTGATAAATTATTTAAAGATTTAGGAGAACAATTTATTTTCGAACAATCTTTGCAACCCTTTTATTCTAATCCAGCTACAACTATACCAAATGATCAAGCAGGATTTGCTGATTTTTGTTATGGAAGTATGGTATCTTGTAAAGAAGGTAATCTTTTTGCCTGTGCACGTAATTTAGATCGTCATACAAATTAAACATTTATTACCCATTTATTATGAAAAAATAAAGTATCTATTATGTATATAATGTCTACACTTAATAGTTATTTATTTAATAATATTAGCGGATTACGCTCGGATATGACAGATCAAACACAACAAAATATACAGAATACACGTTTTGGAGCATATAGTGTTTCGAATTATTTTAGCGAAAATACATCAGATAATCAAATAAAATTTGCAACTTCACAACCTGGATTATATGTAAGTAATGCTGGTATTTCTGGAGGACTTGCTAGTTCTGCAGTTGATTTTGAAAGTCAATTGTTATCACCTATTATGGATCGATCAGTAGATGGAAAAGTGCAATTATTTCAACGTCCATTTGCTACAGTACCATATTTAGGAAGAGGATCTGGAGATCCTACTCTAGAATCGAAATTACAACAGGGCGAAATAGTAAGTGATAAAAAGAGTGTTTCTACTGTTTCTGAATTGTCCTATATGGATTATAGTAGTTATCCTATGATGGATAGTCTTAGACAACAAATTGCTAATCCATCCAATTCAGTCCAGGAACTAGCTATGGATGGTTGGGTCCGTGGTGGAGTCTCTGCTAGAGAAGTGGTTGCAGATTCTTCTTTTAGCAATAACATTCGTCCTAATCCAAAGTTTTAACTCTTTCCCTAAATTTATATTCTATATATCAAAGAATATAAATATGTGATCATACATGAAACCATAATGAATTATCAAAATGATAAAGAATATCGCGAATGTATACGTCAATTTTGTCAGATGAATTGTATTGATGATATGTCTGACATTGATGATATGTCTGACATTGATGATATAACACGTGATGAAAACCTCTATGATTCCATTGCAATACAAAATAAAATGGATACAATTTATGAAAAAACCAAAGAATGTCCATTTTTTAATTCATTATATGATTTAGCAGCTGGACTTATGTTCTCTACAGATAGACAAATAGGTCTTTGTGTATTGCTTTCATATGATTATTTTTGTCATTTTTATACTATATATATGCTTTATGAAACTGTAGGTGATGATATTGAAAAAGAGGATTGTTATCTTGTTTTGAAAAATAAATTGTCTTGAATATATAAATGGCATCGACACGTAATCGTAATTTTCAAGGAAACTATGATTTAGAACAACAATCAAATATTAATAATATGCAATTTAACACATATAAGAACTATGGTTTAGCAGCAACAAACCATTTTGCAGGTGATGGTTTATTAATGGGATGGAGAGCACCAACCAGTTTAGCATATAATGCTACAGATATCGAATCACAATTACGTGGAATTTGTTCTACAAATTTAACTGGATCTTCTTTTAAAGTAGAACCTGATTTTAAATGTATGGAACATTTGTCAATCATTGATCGTACTCCTCTCATTCTACCACAACCATTAAGAGTTGATCTTAATCAACGTCCTCTACCTTCATAAAGAGTATTTCTATTCTATAAATAAATACCTTGGTGAAATACATATCCGTGATCCATTTTGAAATGCCATTGTATGAAAGTGTCTATGTTCACAATCAGTCGTTGGTCCTATAATTGGATGATATGATTTATTCATTGTCATTTTCATTCCAACCGACATTTCATTCATTTCGATTTGTTCTTTTGAGAACATACCGACATTTTTTTGTACTGACCAATCATAATGACAATTTATAAATTGATCTTTTCGATAAATAGCAAAGCCATTAAATGCTGAAATACATGTCAATAATTCATTTGGCTTCATATTATATAATTTTTTTGTCACATATTCCTTCATTCCAGGTATTACTGAATCATAATTTGGAAAATGCCAACAACTTGTAATAAAGGGTATTATAGATAATGCCCATAGATCATAATAATCCTTTCTATTAAAAGATAATGCATCCCATAAAATATTGTCATAAAGATAATATTCTATTACTTTGATATCAATTGGTTTACTATTGACATCATCCATATCCATCATTATAAAATATGGATATGTAGGATCATTTTCTTTTTTAATATAATTGAGTATTTCATTACGTGCATTTGATAGTCGTTGTGTTCTCAAATTATACTCTCCTATTTGACAATTCTTTTCAATATGCAATAATTCAATGGAATATGTTTTTTGTTTTTCCTTCAATAATTCTATTGTTTCATCTCTATTTGAATCGTATGCTATTATAATTTTAAAATCATTGAATAGAGAACCAATTTTATCGATATTTTTGAAAACTGCTTCAATATATTCTTCGCAATTTTTCACACAACCACAAATATATATATTATCTTTGTTTGTATCTACATGTTTCGTTATTTTATCAACGGTTTTTTGTATATGTGAAGAATCGAAATAATTTTGATACAAATGTTGTAATTCTGATTCATATGATGACATAAACTTCTTGGGTTCCATTGATTTTGTAAATTTTTCTCGTATTGTTTGTTTGTAGTTCTCTATTTTCCATGGATTTTTCGCCAACTCTTTCACTATATCTATATATTGCTCTTTTGAATATGCCACTAATTCTGATAAACCAGAATTAATAAGAAGAGAACTTGATACATTATGCGAATGATAATCTTTATTATAAAGTGAAACAACAGGGACTGAATTCCATAAACTATTACAAGTTGTGGTTGTCCCTGAATATGGAAAAGGATCTAATAATAGATCAAACTTTGTGAAAAGTCGATGATACTCTTCATTCTGTAACTTGGGTAATATAATTAATCTATCAGGATTAATTTCTAATATTGTACAATAATAGTTTCGACGTTCATCAATGTTATCAAAAGATTCTAATTTTATAAGTAGAACTGTATTTAAACATTCTTTTAGTATTTTCTGCCATACATCGAGAACCTCTTTATTTGTCTTATTTTCTTTATTAACTGCACCTAAAATAATTCTATTTGAATCGACTTTTTTATATTGTATTTCAAACTGATGGATTGATTCAAAAAGAAGAAAACATTTTGGTAGTCGAATTAATTTTTCATTATACAATTGCATAGAATTTAGTGGATCAACTATTTCATCTGTAATTCGATATTGAATTCCTTTAAGTCCTGTAGTGTTTGGATATCCTAGATATGAAATTTGAATTGGTGATGGATGATATGTAAACACTTCTAGAACATTTTTTACTGTATGCCCATTCAAATCGAACAATATATCAATATTTAAATTGCGAATCTGTTTTGCTACAGTTTTTGCATCTTTATCATGAATATAATATATTGTAAAATCCTTTTTCAAATATATATTTTCTACAGGATATACATTCGAAAAAAGAATAATTTCAAATTTGTCATGATCATGGTATTTTAATATGGGAAGAATAAAATTGGAGATTGCATGATATACATAATCAGATGATACATAACCAATTTTGATTCGTTTATTTTTTTTGATCGTTTTTGGTGAAAGTGAGAACATTGGATTGTCTGGAAGATATTCGTTGATTTTCAGACATTTATTGAAAAACATTTCATTATCTACATATGTATGATTTGAAAATGCTAATACATTTTGGAAAGATAACATGCGATTTGCAAGTGTAAGATTGAATTTATTAGCCAGATCTGATGCCTTTTCTGTATATTTTAATGCATTTTCATGATCACAAATCGCAGAAAAAACATATCCAGCATCATGATAATTTCTCCATTTCTCATATTTTTCATTGTATGTAATACATTTTTTAGGGCCATTTATTTTGATTAATTCAATAAGTTGTTGTAATCCATCTTTATAGTTAAGTTTCATAAGGTTAAGTCTTGTATAAATTGTTAGAAATCGTGGTTCTCTTTTCATTTTTTCAAAAAGGTTATTTTGATTCATAGAAAATAGAATATTATAATATCCTATTTCAAATAATAATTCAGCCAAATCACAGAATATTTGTATGTTTGTTGGATCCTTTTCATGTGCTAGTCGCCACCATAATATAGTTTTTTCTCTACTGGATTCTTTAAAAATAAATCCCATTTTATGATAGAGTGTACTATCTTCGGGAAAAATGGTGATCATGTTTGTATAAATGCGTTCTTTATCATCGGGTTTTAGATTTCCATCTGTAATTTTTTTTGTATATTGATAGAGATTATTTTTAGTCTGTGTATTTTGATTATTGATATAGGTTTGATATAATTGTAAGAATATATCCATTTATACACAATAGATATATGACTTTATATTTTATACATTTTCTATTTATAAAAATTTAATGGTATAATAATAAAAAAATTGAATGAATTTATTATTTGTAAATAACATACAGATAATAATGGCGAAATCTATAACATTTTATGATGATTGTGATGTATATTTTGGAGAAAATGATATTGAATGTTATGGTTATGATAAAAACACAACCTTTGGTGAAATGATCGATAAAGCAATTGAACATAATTGTAATGTTATTGTAAAAAACGGAAATGGAAAATGGTATCTAAAAGGATTAGATAGGGAGTATAATATTTCAAAGGAAAAAATAGAAAAAAATGTAGGAAATTATCCTAGAAAAAAATGTTGGTTAATTGAATTTTAACACGTGATAATATCTAATATCTAAAATCTAATATCTAAGAAAATTTAACAACAATACTAACAGTTTCCTTTTTAATATATTTACAAGCGGAAATAGACAATTCTTCCCTCTTTTTTCGTGTTTTTCCTGATTCATCAACTGCCTCTTTTTTCTTGGAGGTTGAATTACGAGAATTCATATCGTTCTCTATTTCTTTATAATTCTCTTCAATATATTCTAGAATATGATGATCAATCGCCCATTTAAAAAAATTGAGTTGTCCAATAGTTGTTTCAATGTATCGATTTTCTTCATAAGGAATAGAAATTCGTTCCCAACGACAAAATGTATCAAAATTCTTTTTTGAATATGCCTTGAGCTTCAATTTATAATCATGATGAACTTTGAATCGTTTTGTTTCATTTTCTAATGGTATATCATATACAGTGTAGTTCTTCTTAGCATAATTTGTAACAAACCAATCTATAATTCGTAATGAAAGTTTTGATTCTCCATTTATAATAGTGAATAGTTTTGTAAGGTTCTCTTTTTCTTGATAAAATGTCATTAGATTTTCTAGTATAAGTTGTTTTTGTGTAGTTGATTGTGAATATGATGGTTGTATAGACATTTATGAAATAGTGGATAAAGTTATTTATATTCTTTTTTGTAAAAATCAAACATTTACAATAACCAATAATTGGATATAATAATAAATAGAGAACCTATTACCTTTTTCAAATCAATACTTTCATTATTAAATAAAATGCCATAAACAAATGCCATAAAAATACCAAAATAAGATAATGAAGCATATAAAACAGTATCTAATCTAGAAATTGCAAAAAATCGTAGTAAATATCCTAATAATCCGATGATTAAATTTATTCCCAATGATAATGATAAACGTCCATTGAGTTTTATTTCCATAATATTCTTAAAAAAATAGATGGATAAAAAAATAGCACCAACAAAATATGAAATAAAAATATGATTCCAATTATTTGTTGTTTTAATATCTCTTACCAAAAAATATATGTTTGCTTCTGTAAATGCGGCTAACAATATCATGATTAATCCTTCAGGTGATTCTATAATACTCATTATGTTAAACTTTTCATTAGAAACTAGTAAAAATACACCAACAAGTGATAAAAATATAATTGGATTTATTTTTTCATTTGCCATTAATAAAATCATAATGGGATATAAATAAAAGATTGAATATGCTATACCACTTTCTAATAATTCAAAACCTCTATATGAAGTATAAATATGGATCATTGTAATAAATGAAAGTAATAAGCCAGAAGTAGTTGTCATTGCATTTAAAATGAATGAATAATCAACAAAAAAACTCGAAATAATAGCATAAGAAAAACAGCGACTCCATGTTTGCAATAGTAATGGAAGTCCAATGTTTTTCACAAAAATTGGATATAAGCTTAATAATGATTCTGAAGCTAATTTACTAATTATTTCATATAACATATATATATTTATGTTATATAAAAATGTATACACTTTTGGATCTTTTATATCTATATAATAAATGAGTTTAGTACAAGTATTATCCCTTTCTATTATAGAAATTATTGGTGATGTTGCATTAAAGGAATATGCAAATGATAAAGGTCTTTCATATCTAGGATTAGGTATTGCTGGATATATTGGTGTTGTCATTATGTTGGTTGTTTCGCTACAAGATTCGACATTACTTATGGTGAATAATGGTTGGGATGGAACAAGTAGTTTATTAGAAAGTATTTATGCGTATGTTGTATTAGGTGAACGATTCGATAATTATTTACAATATTTTGGGGTTTTTTTTATTATTGTTGGTCTTTATCTACTAAAAATCCCTCTATCAAAAACACATCCATTTCATATTCCAAAATAAAATCGAACTATTTTTTTATTTTGGAATTATTTACATAAAAAGTATCAACAACATGTCATCAAGAAAGTTCACCAGATATAATTTATATAAAATCAAAAGGGAATTAAGTAATGCATTTGATAAAGAGATGGAATTGTTTAATAAACATTTACATATATATTCTATTGCATTTAAACGTTATAAAAAAATGAGAAATAAATGTTCTCATTTACTAAAATATAGAAGTACTCTTTATGATGAATATTATTGCGAATTGGATCGTGATGATCCAAAAAGAGAATTAATACATAAAAAAATTTCGAAAATATCAAATCTATTAAAGAATGCAGAACATGATGCTGAAGTCTTACATTTTGAATTGGATATATTAGAAAATAACTATGAGATTCACTGGTTGGGTTATAATAAATTAGATAAAAAAATAGAATCATTTATCTCTATAAATGAAAAAAATAGCAAGATCCGACATGTGACTAAAAAAAAGGCAAAAATCATTGAAGACAATGGTTGTTCTATTTGTCTTGATAATCATAAAATTACTGGTATGGTTACAACATCATGTGGCCATACATTTGGAAAATCATGTTTCGAAAAAACAATGAAATTTAATTATTATGAAAACAACACAATTTGTTGTCCTCTTTGTAGAAAAAATAATCTTGAATTTGCTATTTATCGATAGATATTATAGACAACTTCTCATTCAATTCTCTGAAATAATAATTATTATATATTATTTTTTGATTCAATTCTTATGTCAAAGATTTATCACTCATTTTCATTTGTTTTATGCAATCATATTCCTTTATTAACCCTTTACTATATAGTAAATGATAAATGATAAATTATAAATAATATGAAAATTATTTCATATTATTCAATAAATGGATCCAATACATATTTTAGAGGTTTCCTTATTATCTAAATTTATAAATGAACCATCTACTTTATTAACAAATCCAATTATTCTTACATGTATAATAATATATGCGTTTTTAAAACAAATACCTTGGCATATTTATTATTATATAGAAACAGAAATCAAAGAATGGTTTTTAGATGAAAAAAATGTATCATCTATTATGATTCCATATCATTTAAAAACATACACATCTTATGGTTCTAGTAAAGCAGTTGATAAAATAGTATACAGTGACCGATTTAGGGCAATCAATTATCATATCAAAAGATATCATTTACATAAATTAGTATCTCTCACGGAAATAATCAATTTTGAAAACAGTCGGTATTTAGAAGGGGAATGTGATTTTATTTTATTACCAAAAGATAAACAAAAAATTCAAATCGATGAGAATGAACATATTTTTTTTGAAATTGTTTTAGAAAAGTATCGTGAATCAAATGATGAAAAGGATGATAAAACAAATGAACGACCGAATCTTACTAAAAAATATATATATAAATTGACTAAAAAGGGTAAAAAATCGATTGAAACTCTCAATTTATTCCTAGAAAGGCTAGAAAAAGAGTATCAAACAGAAATCCTAAATAAAACGGTACAAACGGTATTTGAATATAAAAAATCAGTGAAGGACGATGATGACCAACAAGTTACAATGTTTACTGAAACACCTTTTAAAACTAATAAATCATTTGATAATATATTTTTTGAAGGGAAAAATGAATTTATAGAATTTATCTCTCCATTTACGGAAAAAAATGATGAAATAATAAAGCAATATGAAAAATCAGGAAATCCATTTAAAGCAGTTATAATATTACATGGACATCCTGGATGTGGTAAATCATCACTCATTAAGGCCACTGCAAAATATACTGGACGGCATATAATTTTAGTTCCATGGACGAAAATAAAGACATGTAATGATTTTGTATCTCTTTTTCGTCCAATAAAAATCAATAATAAAACATATAATCAAGATGAATTAATTATTGTATTTGAAGACTTTGATGCAAATGAAAATAAAACTATTAAAATACGTGAAGGATTAAAAAAGTCAAAAGAAAATAATAAAGATACTGATTCTGTTGATTCTAATACGACAGATGACTTATGGAAACACAAAATTGAAAATTTTATGAATTGTCAGGTATTACCGAGTAAAATAGATGATGAATTGACACTTGAATATATATTAAATGTATTGGATGGTCCTGTCGAGTTATATAATACGATTGTATTTTTTACGACAAATGATATTAATGTTATAGATCCAGCATTAAAACGGACTGGACGTATTGATCGTATATTAAATATGGAACGTGCAAATAGAAAAATTATTAAAGAAATGATAGCACACCGGTTTTCAGTATCTATCAAATCCTTGGATAAATATATTAAACATATCAATAAAATACGTGAATATACAATTCCTTATGCCGATATTTCTCAAATATGTAATAATTCAAGTAGAATAGAAGAATGTTTAGAAAAAATTTTACTTATAAAATATAAATGAGTGAATTTAACCCTTTCCCAACGCTTCTCATTACAAATAATCCACATTTATTCAGTGCTACTGCGTAGTGTAATGTGCACTATATAAATGATGATATTTTTTAGGCACTTCGTAGCACTTCGTAGCAACAGTTCTGACTTTATTGAACAAACCCCCCAATTTGGGGGTCTCCAAAATATATTATATAAAAATATAAAATATTTTGAAAGCATATATGGTAAGATATTGTGCTTAATTAATTTGAATAAGCGACGCCTGCCATACCACTCATGACTCTGAGAACATTGTAGTTAACAGCGTAGACACGGACCTTGGCAGTAGCAACACCAGAAACAGTAGGGGAAGAAAGAACGAGTTGGAGAACAGCGTTATCAATTCTGGAGAAATTGCACGAACCTGATGGCTGATGTTCTTCTGGGCGAAGAGCAAATGAGTAGACGTTGATACCACAGTCAGGGGCTCTAGTGTGGTGTTGGAAAGGTTGAACAACATCGAAGTAAGATCCCTCACGCTCAGAGAAACGATCTTGACCGTTAAGTTGGAGCTTAGCAGTGACGACTGGGTTCTCGCCCCAACAGTGCATGTCAAGGGCAGTCTCGGCAAGAACGAAAGTTCCGGCATCAGAAAGACCAGATGTTCCAAGGACACCATCTTGAGGACGGAATGGAGCATCAACTGTAGCACCAAGCCACTCTTGGGCGGTAGAGGTGCTTACGTCAACAGCACCAGGCATTTGGAAGAGACCAGAAGATGTGATGAAACCATTGGTTCCAGCAACTTCGGCAGGTCCACCAAAAGCATGGATAGCATTAGGAAGAGCATCGATAGAATCGGTGTAGTTGAAAGGTTGAGCACCAAGAGCCTTGTAAAGAGTGGATGAACCATCAAGGGACGAGCAGTAATCAACGTTTCCATCAGGTTGGACAACCCAGATGAGCTCCTTGACAGGGTGGTTGAAGTTAAGCTTGATCTTGTTGGAAGAAGATCCAACTGATTCATCACCAGTGAATTGAACTTGCTCGATCAAATACTCGTGAGGGTTTTGTGCCATCTTTCTGCGTTCATCAGTGTCAAGGAAGACATAATCAACATAAAGGGAAGCAGCAACAAGAGATTGTTGGTAAGCAACAGAGACAGCTTGGGAACCAGCAGTACCGGCAAGGGTACCAACAGCCCAGAGACACTCACCAATAGGACGAAGATCAAGGTTGATCTTAACCTCGTGGTATTGAAGAGCAATCAAAGGAAGAGCAAGTCCAGGGTTTCTGCAAAACCAGAATTGAAGAGGAACATAAAGAGTGGTCTCAGGAAGAGCATTGCGAGGAGCACAAACTTGGTTTGGAACACCGGCAGCAGAGCAAGGACCAGAGATGGCAGCGAAGGCAGGGTCAGTGATGTATGTGAGTTGGGTGGTGTTACCAATCAACTTGAAGTAACCACGTTGTTGCTCAGCAGACATTGTAAGTTGGTTCCAGATGTGCATCCAGTCACCATATTGACGATCAATTCGTTGACCTCCAATCTCAACCTCAACTTGAGCGACAAGTTGCTCTCCGATGTAGTCTAACCAACGGGCATAGACAGCAGATCCCATAGATTGGTTGATCTCAGGGAGAGTAACTTGAAGGTATGTGCGGTATGCAAGATCACCATTTCTGGAGATGGTGCAAGTAACACGACGACCAAAGTCAGCTTGACCTTGGAATGTTTGCTCAATAGATTCTAGAGCAAAGTTTGTGTGTCTGCGGTAAGAAACCTTCCAGAAAGTGATCTCTGGTGTTCCAGTAAGAAAGACGTCTTGGGCCCCGTAGGCCACTAGTTGCATAAGAGCTCCACCCATGTTTTATTTATATACTTCCTAAAGAAATTAATTTCGGAGAAATCGAATTAATTCCAAAATAAATGATTCATAATTTTTGTATTTTAGGTTATATATATAATATATATAGATGTCTTCTCTTCACCAATGGTGTACACAAAAAACGAAATCCATTATATACAGGCAAGATTTTCAACAACATTTAACTATGACAATGAATCTTTCATTAGAATTATATCGTGTTATGATATCATCATTGCTTATTGTATTTGTACCACAACAATGCGATGACCATGTATGTGTATTTATGGAAAATAATGCATCTCGAAATCAAATGTCATTTATAGCATTAGTCATTAATTATATAACAATGATATCATTGTTGATCATGTACATATGTGAAATACGTAGGGAAGAAAAATTAATTAAAGTATTAGAAGTGAACAATACAATTTCAACAGATAATGATTCTGTGGGGAAATGTTTAGAATTATTAGATACTGCTAAAAAAGAAAAAATATTTTCAATTGATTTATATTATCAAATAACAAGTTACATTGCAATTGCTATTTATGTAATAAATATTTTAGTAAGTGGAGTAGCATTACAACAGACATCATTAGGTAATCAAACCACGATTATTTTCCTAACAAATTTGTTATTTATGATCAATAAATTTAGTAATGTTTATATTATTATCAACACCGATAAAAATATATTTTTTTCTGCTTATTTAAATACAAAAGTACAATTTAATGATATTGATCCTAGAGAATTAAATAAAATAGAGAAACGACAATCTATACAACAATATGTTTACAATATTGAAAAATCTAGAGGTTTTTGTTTAATAGAAAAACCTAAAATTAATTTTTTAAATACAGGTGGGTTTATTATAGATATGTCTTCATCAGAATCAGATCCAGAATTTACTGAAAAAGAAGAATTATAAAGAACGATTTGATTCTATGAATTGTTCTAAATATTTTGTTTGAAAAATTTCCCTTTTATTCTCATGTTTTTTTGTAAAAATATAAGAATCATCATTTTTTTTTACGGTCCAACCATTATCTAAAGCATTTGTCAAAAAAATCATTTTTTGAAATTGCTTTTTACCTATTTGGATTTGTTCTTTCTGTTCATTTAGAACTTGTTGCATATAGATTATTTGTTCATTTTAGATCGAGTTGTTTTACGAACTTTTTTTTTTATTGTATTATATTTCCGATTTTTAATAGTCTTATTTTTTCTTGAAAATAATCTTCCACCTGTTCTTCTACTTATAGTCATACCTGGAATCATAGATCTTGGAGGTCTTGTAAATGAAGATGGAAACGTTTTTATTGTTTTATCTGATCCAGAAGATGAGTTTATTAGAGATACTTCACTTTCAGGATTAGATACTTCACTTTCAGGATTAGATGCTTCACTTTCAGGATTAGATGCTTCACTTATTTCTGATATAGTAGGACTTTCAATTTGAATAATATTAGTACCACCTTTTATTTTATTAGAATAATTATAAAAATTATTACAAAATGTACTGTATTTATCATGAATGATCTCTGAATCAACTATATATTCACTATTATTCATGACAGAAACAATATATTCGTTTGTAAATGGTTGATCCATATCTAATTTAGATAACATATCTATCAATTTATAATTTTTATAAGAGATATCCTGATCTTTAATATTAAAAATAGTAGTATAAACCGAAACAACATATTCTTTTCCACCTACTAATTTATAAAACATTTTCCAATACTCTGAATCAAAATTAGAAACAGCATTTTTATGAAGATTTTTTAATGAATCACCTGATATGGTAATAGAACCTAAACAATTGTATAATATTTGACGATTAATAAAATGAAAAGATTCAATATCAATATCGCTCTCAGCAATATTAAGGGCTGTGTTAATAATATTACAACCTTCAATCTCCGGATTTAATAAAAATAACATATTGGATATGCAAGATTTAATAACTCTGATAAAGTCAGTATGAATATTGGCAATATCTTCATTAGCATCCACTTTAAAAATATTAATATTTTTATGTATAGCTTGAATACATTTATTAAACACATCTGTAATATGCTTTATAATAATCATATGAAATACAAAATTTTGTAAATATGCATTATCTATCATTTTAATTTGCATAGTATCAAAAATATTGAAAATTAATAAATGACTATTTATCAATGGTAATAATACATTATTCATTTGTACATTGTTTGAACCAACACCATGTAAAGCACCTCCATGTAAAGCATCCCTATCTAACATAAATTTATTAAATTCATCATCTATAAGTATAGAAGAAAATGTAGAAGTAGGGTTTTCCTCTACTGATAATGTATTTGATAATATATCCTTTGTAATGCCATAAAAAAATGTATTGTATAAATTAGAAAATAAATCGGTATAAAATGTAAACGGTAATTCAGTTGATCCATCCATAGTTAATCCAAATTTCGTATATATTTGTTTTTTATTTCGCAATATCATTTTTCCACCACCTGTAATTTTATTATTCCAGTTTATATCAATCTGCATTTCATTCTCTAAATTAGCTTCATCACAATTATTTGGTTCTACATTTATTTTATTCAATGTATCATTTGAAAATTCATCATTTACAGCAATATCTAGTAGATTATTATCAGTAAAAGATAATGATTCATCAGTAACAATAATTGATAATTTACATATAATATTTGCATGAAAATCTGCAGAATTAATGGTTTGATAGCTACCTGGTCCAAATTTATTTTCCAATGGATAAGTGTCAAAAAGAGTTATTGCTGACCTTTTTAAATCATCTGATAAATATTCCGATAATTTATCAATAAATAATAAATTCAATGGATATTTTAATGGATCTACATTAACTATTCGACGAGATGTTCGGTCAATATTAATATTCCAATTTGAAAGTGTTTGACCTTCACTTGTCAATGATACTAATTTCAATAATTTTTGTTCATCTAATACTGTTATATTACTGGCATTTACATATTTAGATAAATTTTTATAACCTTCCAATTGAATTTGTTGTAATTTACATAATGATTCTAATTTATGTAACAACTTAAGTTTATATTCTTCTAGTTCTTCTTTTAGATTATTAGCAATATTACCATTTCGAACAAATTCAATTTCTGCTTGTGTAAATTCATCAGGATAAATTCTGATAGGTATTTTAATTATGTATTGTTTCAAATTACAATAACATAATAAATAAAATAAATATTTTCTACATATTTTCAAAAGATTATTTGTATTTGTTTTTGTGTTAGTATGTTCTGTAATATAATTGTTATAAGAATTAGATATTAAAAGATTCAAACTTTCATAAAATCTATCTACTATTTTGTTGTAAAACATACTTATTTGTATGCAGCGTTCTATATATGGATTACCAGGTGAATTTACTATTATATTTGATGTTGGGTTCGCTAAGATTTCACCAGTTAATGTACTTTCAAATGTAGGTTTATTCATCATGCTTATAATATTCATTATTTTTGTGTCTACAGAAACAATGACTGGTGGTCCCCTTTCAAATTTAACTGCCCAGCCTGATATATGCATAAGCAATAAATTATTTCCTTCTATTAAATTTCGAATACATGTTGGACCATCATGAGATACAAAATATTCCTTTCCAGTTAATTGTATTGATGGATCTGTATTCTTCATAAGTGTATATGCATCTTTCCCATTTGTAACATTAATACTAGTAGGATCTATTATTTTAAAAAATTGTGATTTAGTACTTCTTTGTGAAAGTAATTGTAAATCATCACCACTACCTTTTTTTGCTGCTTCACATGCAAGAGCTATTTCATAGCCTGGTTTTTTTTCATTATATAATTTATCTATTTTTTTTCGCACATTTTTATTTGAATTATCTTGTTTTGAATCGGAAGTATATGTGAATCCAACATATCTATCAGAAATAGTAATAGGCGATGAAAAACGTTCGAAAAATCCAAAACAGGTTTTTGTAGGAACAAGAGGTCCTGTAGTGACTTCAAATCTAGAGAAAAAATCAGGTGTAACAGTATCAATAATAGAATTCAAAGTTGTATTATAATTACTTGCATTCCATATAGCAAATCGATCATCAAATGATTTATAAATAGATGAATTGGGTTCAAGATTTATAGCAAATTGAATAGTTGCACCAGTTGGTTGTCTAAATATAGGTTCAATAATATTATATTTCCCTGCTGGATCGTTCTCATTTTCACTTGTTTTTTTTAAATATATAACTCTTCCAGAAGGTTCTCCTTTTTTTAAAATAGTCCATAATTTATATTGGAAATCAACATTAAATATTGATTCAGAAGCAATTTCTAGATCATTTAAAAATAGTTCAGCATCTGGTACTGTATCATATTTTATTTTTTTAACTGTAGAAAATGTATAAATAGGATTTATTTCTTCTCCTATTTTTGATGTATCATGCCATATTTCTAATTGTATTTGATTGGATTCATATTCTACTATTTTATTTATTAAATCAGTTAATCCCGAAGGAATATATGGTTCACCATTAATTATTAATTTTACATGAGATTGTAAAAAACTGCTATCATTTATGCTAGAAAAATTACTTCTTTCAAGATCATCCCCAATTATTTCATTAAATGCTTGCTTGCATATTTTTGGAACAAATTCTTTGAAATGCGAAAAATTATTAGTAGGTGATGTAACGCCTAAATCATCATGTTTCATATCAGTTATTTTATGCATACCAAGTGTTTTCATATATTTTTTTAAATAAGCTAATCGATCATCTTTTGTATTTACAATACTTAATGCATAACCCAAATCTTCATTTATATTATTTATTGAAACACCTTGCGTAGGAGGTGGTAAAGGAGGAACATCTATATTCCTTTTTTTAGGTGGCATTAATTCCTATTATATATTATATTCTTATAAAATATATTTAAAATAATACCTTAATTAACCTATAATGAAATCGATACAAACTATCGATGAAAAACATACTGAAATATTAAATCAATTTCATGAAAATAAAGAAATACTCATACCTAAAATAAAAGAGGAAATTGAAGAATTAAAACAGAGAATAAATCGTTTACACCCACATCAAATTGATGAATATATGGATATAATCGATAAAATAAAATATAAAAAGAATGAAATAAAACAACAACATTCCAAAGAAAAACAATATCACTTGGAAAATTCCAAATATATTTTTGATTATTTCGAACAAAAGAAGGATATTTCTTCAGGATCAAATCAAAAAAATAACAATATATTAAATTCGTTTTTTAAAATCCAATCGAAAAACCCAAATGCTGCCAATCCTGTTTCAGAGAAATACAACCAATCAAGAAAAACATATCAAACCTATTGGAAAAACGTAAGTAATCAGTTAATAAACCTACAAGATTTTGTTATAAAGTCTGATTTATGTTTATCATGTAATCAGGGTGAAATGATACCACAAGACGAGGAGGGAATTTTAATTTGTAATTATCCACAATGTGGAAAGTTTATCACATATATTATTGATTCATCAAAACCTGCAAATAAGGAACCTCCAAATGAAGTATCATATACTGCATATATACGTCTGAATCATTTTAAAGAAATATTGTCACAATTTCAGGCAAAAGAAAGCACACAAATACCAGAAGAGGTTATTCAAGCTATAAAAGACAGAATCAAGAAGGAAAGAATTACAGATTATAAGCAGATAAATTATGATAAAATGCGTGAAATTTTAAGAAAATTAGGACTAAATAAATATTTTGAGCATATTCAATATATTAATTCGATTTTTGGTATAAAACCACCTATTATGAATGAAGAATTACATGAGACATTGTGTATTCTTTTTATTGAGATTCAGAAACCATGGGCTATACATTGTCCACCAAATAGGCGGAATTTCTTCAATTATACATATACATTATATCAATTGTGTGTTCTTTTAAATCAAACGCAGTACCTCCCATATATTCCAATGATGAAAGATAGAGAGAAACAATTGGAACAAGATATGATATGGAAGAAGGTTTGTATGGAATTGGATTGGGAGTTCTTTCCTACTGTATAGATTTATATAAATTTTTAGTTTACGTGATATTCTACTGAATTTTTTTCGATTGATTATATATAATGAATATACAAACACAAAATATAAAATCTTTAACATGGTTTTGTTCAGTATATAAAGCTGATGATTATATAGTAGATTTTATAAATGATTTCTTGAATCAAACAAATTGTAAAAATATAAATTTGTTATTAATTAATATTTGTAATTCACATGTAAACCCAGAATTTGTAAATAAATATATTAATAATATTATTAAATTTAATAAAAATATTAATTGTATAAATATGGCAAAAGATCCCGGATTGTATCAATGTTGGAATTATGCAATAAAAGAAATAAAAACAAAATATATAACAAATGCAAATTTAGATGATAGACATCACCCTGAATTTTCTAATGTATTTACCAATTTTTTAGATAACAATCCAGATTGTAGTGTAGCAATATCACCATGTTTTGTAAGCAAAACGTATGAAAAAGAATATACTGGTACTGATAAAGAGGTATGGTTTATGAAAAACTTAGGTGACGAAATATTTATTCGGGATATGTATGATGAAATAAATAATAATTCAATGAATTATCCACATGCTTGTCCAGTATGGCGAAGAGAACTACATAGTAAGTTAGGGTATTTTAATTCAAAAGAATATGGAAAAATAGCTGATTATCAATTTTGGTTACATTTATTAAAAAATGGTTATAAAATAAAAGTAGTATCAAATTTTCCATTTTATTTATATTATTATAATTATAATTCGTATGGTAATATTGATAATTATCAAACTAAATCATTAATAAATAAAATTAAACGTAATTATTACAAAATTCCATAAAATGAATTATTTCTTTTTTTGATGAACCAGCAAAATGAATATTAAATAATTGTTTATCTTCAATAAAAGGTAATTTATCTTTTAATATAATTTTATCCTTTATATTATTATAATTACAATCTAAAGTAAAATTATTAAATTTTATTAAAGGTTTATCATAAATATTAATATAACATATATTAGCCTTATAAATATTTGGTTTGTTATCTAAAATATATTTTAAAATAAACATATCAGAAAAATGATTTATATCATCATTATAATACCATTTTTTTGTTTCGATTATTTCTTCAATTATTTTATTATCTTGATTAAAAAATTCAATTATTCCATTACTGATTATTTCAAAAACATTTTTTTTTGCAATAAATACATTCGGACATACAATCATAGAATTACCTAAATATAAAACATTATAATATGTAATTTCATTACTTTTTAATAATTCGTCAATATTCATAAAAAATGCATTATCCGAATCAGAATAAATTATATTATCGATTTCTATTTGTGTTTGTTTTAAAAAATTATTTAATATAATCCATCTGTCATAACAGAATTTTTCATAAGGCTCTGGATTTACCGAGTAATGTTTATAATTAAATTCAGATATTGAAAAATCGTTTATATAATAAAATTCCAAATTAAAAATATCAGAATATTTTTTATTTTCATCATCTCCTATAAAGATGATTCTTTGCATAGGATTACTATTTCTTGTAATTTTAAATATATAATTCAAATAGAATGAATCACCTTTATGAATATAAACTATTGCTGACATATATATAATTATATATATTTTTATAAACATGTAATTTACGATTTTTATAACTAATTCCTATTTGGTAACTATATAAGTTTAAATAGTTAATCTTTTTCAAAATTATTTACTATCATGTTGAATACTCTGGGCAATCCAAAAATCAAACTCATCTTTCGTTATCAAATCAGTATCATATAAATATGTTAATCTAGTCAATTGTCTATTACTTCTTGGATCTACACCACTTTTATATATAAAAAAATTATTCGTACGTTCTTTAGGGATCTTACCACCACACCATATTTTATCTATATCAAAATAATCATAATCAATTGGATATTTTTGATGAATTAATAAATTATTTACTACTCCTTGATCCCATACATTATGTCCATTCTTTATTGTTCCATTCATTATTTCTAAAACTTTTTCCCAAAAAGTTAATGTTTTTTCATTACATTTTAACAAAATTACGCCTATATTTATCGGGTCTTGTTTACAATAAACAAAATATATATCTTTATCAGTATTTATCTTTTCATCAATATAATTTTGCAATAATTGTATATTATCTTTATTTATAAATATAGTGGCATCTGTAAAAAGTATAGAATTATTCATATTTTTTTTAATACAATCTACAATTAATTCTATTTTTATTGTAACATTCAAAAAATGATGACTAATATTTGATAAATTTATTTTTTCGATTGAAATCGGTTGAACGTCAAAAACACTAGATAATGTTTTGGATAAATGATTATGCCAAAATTCATAATCAGGAGTATAAAAATAATAAAATGGTATCATTTATATATATATATATAAATAATGTATATTAGTGTAAATGATATTATGTCTATCAATAACAATGAAAATATATGTATTTGTGATAGAAAATCTGATAAAAATATATTATTAATTGGTAGTTGTAGAATTACACCCTTTTTAAACTATATTGCAAATGATAATTATTTCGATTCTTATAATATATTAGCTGTAATGGTGCATAATACCCAAATGAAAAAAATATCAGAAACATTAATTGAAAATGAAGCTATAAAAAAAGATATTTATAAAACAACTATTTTCATTCATGAATTTTGTAGAAATTCTGACTATTTTAATATACCTAAAGATAAAGAAAAAAATATATATCAAATTAAACCTATTTTTGATATAGATATATCATTACCAAATTATCAAGATCCATGTATATTTACAAAAGATATTATATTTTATAGAAATTCAATAGAATTTGATAAATATATAAAAAATGAAATGATATTTGATGAATTTTCAAAAATATTACAAGATTTACAACATGCGGAAAAAACAAAATATTATAATGTAATTTTAAAATCAGAATTACCCGAATTACTGGAATTTGTAAAAAATAATATAGATAATAATAGAATGGCTCATACAATAAATCATCCGTCAAATTTTTTATTTATAAAAATGTATGAATTAATATTACAAAAATGGTTTCATCGTGAAATACCTGAATCTGTATTCAATTTTAATAAAAAATATGAATATTTATCTTCAGATGGATATTCTACAAAATTAACATATTATGATAAAGAATGTTTGAACTATAATATTAATGAAGAATATTTAAATGAACAAGATAGTAATACATACATATTGGAACAATTATCGAAAAAATTATAAATTGAATTAGTAAAATGTCTAATAAAATTACGCCTATATTTGATGTTATTTACAATAAACAAAATATATATCTTTATCAGTATTTATATTTTCATCAATTATGTATAATTTAAATAAGTCGTATATATATATGACTTATTTAGTAGTATCTTTTCCTAGGTCGGGACAATCTATTGTACAAAACTTATTGTCGTTAATCTGTCATTATTATAACATAAACCATTCTTACTGTGAATATTATAGTTGTTGTAACACAATACCATGCAGTAAAGGTTGTTTATTCCAAAAAGTTCATGATTTTAAAAAAGATATTGAAATAGATATGACAAAAAAATACATAGTGCTATATAGAAAAGACCCTATATTACAAATGGAAGCTTTCTATCGGTTCGAAAAAATATTAAAAAAAAACCAACAATATAATTATGACGATTTGAAAAAATTTATTAAACAAACATATCCATATTATAATTATTTCATAAATAAATGGGTGAATAACGACAATGAAAATATTTTAAAAATAGAATTTTACGATTTGATAAATACCCCTTTTGATAATTTAAAGAAAATTTTTTCACATTTATTTCCCGATCTCGAATACAATGAAATTATTTTTAAAGAAATTTTGGAAATTGAATTGATAGATAATGATTTAACATGTATAAAATCTACTATAAAACAACTAAATTATATGGATGATGAGATTTATAACAAATTGAAATTAGAGATGAATATATAATATTATTATATTTGTAAAAAGACAAAATTAACACTTGTAAAAATATACTTTTCTCAAGATAAATTAGAACATATTTTTTTGAAGACCTATCTGGTCGATCTAAATCGGGTATTATTTTATGAAAATGATTACAATCCAATAGTATTTTTTTTAATTGCATCACAACAATCTTTAAAATAATATAAGTTTAAAATTTTGCCTAATAAATATTCATTTTCGGATATATCATCATTAATTATTTTTTGATGTATTAATAATACATCTGGTTTTATTAGTAAACAATATTCAATAGTAATATTAATATCTGATTTGGTACTTATATTTATAATTTCTTTTGAATCAATAGATAAATATTGATTATGTTTAATTAAATAATGAATTGCAATATCATAATTTATAAAATGACTTTTATTACTACTTATATAGTCTTCAATATATATCATTAGTTCATCAATAAATTTTAAAAAGCTTATTGATCGATTATATACTCCAACACCATTAATATGATCTTTATAATTATCATTCATTTGTTCATTACCATAATATTTAGAACCATATATCCAAAAATTTAAATTTTTAATTGAATTGTTAATGATATCTATTGAATTATCTTTTATAAATAAACAATCTGTTTCTAAAAGAAAAACAATCGGATATTTATCAGGTTTGTATTTCATTGTATAATAAAAATGTAAATTTGGACCAGATGAAGTACCATATTTTGGTATATTATTTATCTTTTCTAATGTATAAATATTTAATTCATCAGGAATATTATTATTTACTATTTCTATTTCTGAAAATAATTCATAAAACCCTAAAAATTTTAGTAGTAATAACAGTTTTTTTTCATAAAATTCAGATAATTTATTATCAAAAAAAATTACAAAAGGATTTTTAATTTGTGATATAGAATATTTTGATAGATTTTTTAAAAATAAATATAAACGACCATTCGATAATTCTGCTATTGTAGTTATTACATAAATAGCAGATATTTTGTTCATAATATCTAATATATATTACTTAATATTATATCTTTCATTTTCTCGTTAAAATACTGATATGTAAATTGCGTTTTATCCATATTTTTTAAATATAAATGTGTTCGTATAATTAACTCTATATTATTACTTTTACTTTCTGCATCCTTATAATTTGTAAAATATAATGGATAATCAATTCCCAAATATTCAATAATTGAAGGATAACTACTAACTAAAATAGGTGTATTATTCATAATACATTCTAATAAAATATTATTAGCACTTGTAGCATATACGTCTAAAAATACTATATTATTGTAAAAAATTTGGTCATATTTTTCATTATTTAAATATTCATAAATAGTTGTGTGATATTTTTTTTCCAATAAATAGATTTCTTCATCTGAAAAAAAGCTTTGTTGAATAAGATCATAATTAATATTTTCAGGTGCTACAATTTTGCGTATTTCTGTCAAAAAGTAGTTATTAGCAACCATGCTTTCATTATTTTTCATGATAACCGTTTTATTACAAGATAATTTTAAAAATATATCATATTTTCGTAACCACCAACCAATGATAAACATAGATTTGTTTTCATTTTCTATGAATGCTTGAATATCAAATGAATATTTTTTATTTGAAAGTTCTAAAGGATGATATACATTTTTTACAATTGTTATTCTATCTAATATTTCATTTCTTTCTATGAATTTTTTATGATCATCACTTAATGTTATAAGGATTTTCAGGTTCTTCTTTTCTTCTAAAAAATCCTCATTTTTCGTGAATAATTGTATCGTATCATGTGTTTGAAACTCATTATATATATCATCTGGTAATTGATACAATGGTGGATTGTGTATAAATGACATAAATGGATATTTATATTCTGGTTTTTTTTCATTGGTTCTCCATAAATACTTCCTCTCTAACCATTCGTCAAATATAATGAATTTCATTTTTTTATATTTCATTTGTTTTATGTATTTAATGTTTTGTAAATAATGTAATTTTGCTGATAAATAATCATCAAGATTATATTCTAATGCATATGATACCCACTCAAACTCTGGATGATCATGATAAAAATTGTCATTTTCCCAATAATTTTTAGATACGAAATTAACAATCACATTTTTCCAACCAAATCGATGAATTCCAAAAGAATTTTCTCGGATATCATTATAGATCAATAATCTGTATGGAGGTACAAAAATATCTGGTATTTTCGCTTGTATTATTTCAATTACATTTAATTCGAATTCTTTATAATAGTTATAATGAATTTTATTTTCATTTCCTAAAGATTGAATATTGTCTTTATAATATTGAATAACCGAAGAAATTCTGTTTTTATAAACAAATTCATTAATATTCGAAAAATGGCCTTTAAAACGTATATATTCATCATAAATATACATATAAATTGTATATTCACTCATAATTTTTATTATAGAATATAGAATATAATAAAAATGATTATTTAACCCTTTACTTGAAAGTATAATTTTTATTTATAATGATTATTTAATCCATCGATATGGACCAGTTCCTTCAATTTCAACTGATGATTTCATGGGTTCGACTTCAATTGAATTACGTTCACCATAAACAACCCAGAAAAAATCACAATTTTCACCATAAACTGTAAAACGGTTTTTCTCTACTTCTGTTGTCTTTAAAACAATGTGTTGATTTTTTGTTTCTTCTTTATATATTTGTGTAAGATAAACTGTTAAATTTTTTGCTAGTTTTTCTACATATTTTGGTAATACTAGTGTTATTTTTTCGTTATTTTCAATAGATGCCTTTCCTCTATAAAAAACACCTGCTTCAGGTCCTTCTAAACAAGCATGGACTAATAATTTGTCAGAATCATCAGGATGATCAATGACAAATGTTTTTGCACTGTTATATGTTATTTTTTGTGTAGTAGCATCATATACAACTGGATAAGATCTGTCTCCAGATTCGCCTGTTGCACCCATTAATGATACAGTCAGTCCACTATTATTGGATAAAGAAATACGATTTGACATTTATATAATACTATTATATTTTTTTCATATTGATATATATCCTAAATTAAACGAATCTATCTGCTGAATAATTAAATTCAAAACAAGATTGATGAAAATTATTTTGACCATCATGATCTGTTTTTGTACCGCCTTCTTCAACACCTACCATTGGTACTAATAATGCACGTTCACCAAATTTTGTTATTTGCCAATCTGAACAAAAAGGAGTAGGATGTTTCTGTACTTCTGCATATTCTTTTGTAAATCGTTCTATCATAGACTTTGCATGGTTTCTTGAAACCATATACATATGTGCTCCCCATAAATCGTTTGGATATCCATGTAGTTTAAATTCGTCAGTTTGTTTTTTTAAAGGAAAATGTTGACTATCTACTACAGTATATGGCCACAAATAACTGAGCAATAATATATCGAGATTTGCAGATTCAAATAAATCAATAATTTTTGGTAACTCTTCATTTAATGATCGTGAAATATAAATATCATCTTCACATACAATACAATAATCGTAAGTTGTTGTCTCATAAAATTGTCGAATAGAATCTACATGTTGAAAAAGAATCGCCCAACTACGTTTGCAAAAAGGAATGATATCTTGATCTTTTATTCTTTCATCATCTGTTGTTATAGGATGAATAAAATGACAATCTAACCCAAGAGCTTTAAATCGATCTGTCATTCTCTGTCTTCTAGCATCATCCATAAAATTCACTACATAAATTCCAACAGTTTTTCCCATAATATTGTAATAATCATATTTTTTTTATATCTTTTTATAATTTTATCTTTTTATATTTATACATAATACTGCCATAAAAAGAACCAGGGATCAATCCATGGTTTTTCAGGAACAATACAATTAAATAGTTCTCGATCATCATTATATACTGAAGAAATTGTCTGTTGATCACAACCTATAAAAATTCCCTTTTTGATATTTTCATCTAATCTTTTATTGAATAAATCATAAAATAGTAAAATGACATCTTTATGACCACCAAATTGAGCCCCTGAAAAATGTACTTCATTAATAAACACTTTTTGTTTATTATCTACAATTGGTTGTAAGAGAACAATATCTATTGATTTTTTCGAAATTTTTTCTGGATTTGGATATTTTGATCCAATATATTGGATAATTGATTTGTTATTTGTTCTCAAACAACCTATATCATTCCATATAAAATATTCTGATAAAAATGGATTGATATTAATAACATGTTTTAAAAACCATAATTTTGAATTCCATAAAATATAACACTCTTTTGATCTACCAGTATATTTTTGATTATCCATATCATATTGTATTGACCAATCATATTTTTTGGTCAATTCAAGGTTCTCTAATTCTATAGGTATTATCAAAGTTTTTTCCTTCATTTGAGAACCTCGTTTTTCATAAAGATATTCTACTAGATCATTTGATGTAAAAATTATTAAGTTACAATTAACATTTGCTAGAAAATCAGTGAGCCATTTATCATATTCTTCATGTGAATGTTTTGAAGATATGCGATAATAACAAGTAACAACGGTTGCTGACATATATATATATATGTTATTTAACACAATATATATATAAATAGTTTTCAATAAAAATAAATATGATCTATTTTTATTGTGTAAAACCCATCTTACATTTTGTTATTGATTATTTAGAATCTATACAAGTGAATTATAATAATATTGAAATATTGGATGATTATAATATTTTATCAAATAATGTAACTAATAAAGATATTATTATTTTTATACAAAATCTACCATATATATCACCAAAAATACGGGAAATGAAATATTATCTATTAAATATTGAACAATTATCAAAAGAAGAATGGGTTAATAAATTGACTGATATGAATAATATAAAAATAATAGATTATAGCTTAGCAAATATAAGTTGTTTATCTCCACATCGATTTAATCTATATTATTTACCTTATATGGTAAACCGAAAAGAAATTATGAATTATGAGAAAATATATGATATTGCATCAATAGGATGTTGGGATGATTCTTATCGATTAAATATTACAAACCAAATTGCTGGTGTAAATATTATTGAAGGATATGGGAAAGAACGTGATGATCATCTATTCAAACACAAAATATTATTAAATGTACATTTTAATAAACGATTTCAAATATTTGAACAAATACGATGTAATCGATGTATTATGAATAAAATGATTGTCATTACTGAAAAAAGTCTAGATAATAATTATGAATTGAAAAAATACATCATTGAATGCGACTATGATGATTTAGTTTCTACAGTAAAAACTGTATTAGAAAACTATGATTATTATTATCATAAACTTTTTGACAATTTTGATATTGATGCTATAGAAAAAAACTACAAAGAAATAGCTGATAAAACTATTGGATTATTGTAAATAAATAAAACGTATAAAAAATAAAGATATACTATAATATATGAAAATTTGTATTATATATAGAGGTGAACATGAAAGAAATTATATACAATATATAAATTCTTTGAATAATGTAAATAATTGGCAAAAATATATATTTTCTGATTTACAAAAACATAATTACATATTTGATATTATATTTATAACATATAATACAACTATTTTAAATGAATTAAAAGATAAAATGAATCCAAAAGAGATAATACTTTGTGAAACAGAAAATTCATCACAAGTAAATAATATAAATATTGTAAATGAATATGTTCAGAAAAATAAAGACATATATGATCGTTTTATCATTTTACGATTTGATATTATATATAAAACACCAATTACTACATGGAAATATTGGTATGAAACTGGTATAACTGTTCCAGGAAAAGATATAACTTGGGAATCTACCAAATTTTGCAATGATATTTTATTTATGATTGACAAATCACATGTACATCATTTTGATGATGCAGTTAATTATATGTTATCTATAGATACATTACCTGTAGAAAATAGAATGGATAAATATCAACCAATGCCTCATCATATTGGACAATATTTATATCATAATAATATTCATGTTAATTTTATGTATCATATAGAAAGCGGTACAAATCACCCACATTATATATTTGTTCGAAATGATCCAAATAGCATTTATCTATAAATCATTGTATCATAAAAACATTCTGGATACATGATAATATCTATTTTATTATATAAACAAAAAATAATGAATTGAGATTCTGGGCAAAAATAATGATTATATAAATCTGGATTATTACATGTAATTAAACAACTATCATCCAATATTTTTTCTAGCTTTAAAAAAATATCAGTTTTTGCAAAATAAAAATAATCATTAAAAGAATATAATATATTTTCTATCCCATTTCTCCGTACATTTTCTAATGATTCATAATTATAACATGCCATCCCACCAAGTGCCAATGCATGATGTTCATATGGTATATGACCATGTGGTAATTTTAATCTTGTTTTTTTATTAAATAATATTAAATCATCTATTGTATTAATTCCATATTGATCCATATTTTGTTTAATAATATTTACATTATTTTCATTAAATGCTATAGTATCAATAATATTATTTTTATTTTCAATATATGGGCAAAAATCAGTAGGATATTTACAATCAAATCTTGTTTTACAAATTGTATCAAATGATATATTTGATTCATCTATATATTTTTTTAATGTTCTAATACCAATTTGCAATTGATGATATTGTATAAGAGTACTATTATATGAATATTGTTTAGGATTAGATATTCCTATATGAGCACGTTTTGGAGATGACCAGTATAGTTTTATCATTTCTTCCATTTTTGGATCATTGAATTTTCTTATACATTTTTCATCATATTCATTTTTATATAAAGAATAATCTATTATTCTATTTGAAATGTTATGATTATTTAAAAATGTATATAATTCGGAGATGTCTGATTCTTTTGATGGATTAATAACACATATTACAAAAATGTTTGCGTATTTCATTTTTGATAATTTTATCATTTTTAAAAAATCATTATTTGCATTTGTAAAAAAAGTGCGTAATTGTCCTGTTATAATAATTGCAAGATTTTCCATAATATAATAAATGAATAATTATTATATTATTTTACATATGAAAATTATTTACACCCTTGAATATTTATAATGGGACAACCAAAGGTTGTCCCACTAGAGATTTAAGGGCAACTGTTACCGCTAAATCAATTATAAAGGCACGCCCCAAAGGGGGCGTGTTCCATTATAAATGTTCATCGGTGTATATTACGAACTATATGGAAAGAGTTAAAAAATCTAAAATAATGGTATAACTTCTTGTCTACATTCATTAAACCAAAATACTAATTCTGAAAATGTACTAATACGATTACATATAAAATATCCACATTTAGATAATAATAACATTTTAATAATGACGTATTGTAGGTGATTTACAATTGTTTCTCTATAAATAATGATATTCATATGTGGATAATTTGTATTTATGAAATCTGTATATTGTGTTTCTGCATTATTATTATCAACTGATAATACGATTGTATTTATTTGTGGATTTTTTGTTATAGTTTGAATAATTGTATTTTTATAAGTATCAAATGAATATTCTCTTCTTATATTATGCTCATGTGTTGCTGTCCATGTTCTTACACTAATTCCAAGCGTAGTATCAAAATTGATATTATATTTATTTACTTCATTATTAATAATTGGTTTAAATTTAATTGACAGAATTGCTTTTATAAATCTATTATAAACTGTGTCATGAATAAATGATCGATTATAATTATGATCAATTGTAACTTTTGGTGTAAATAATATTGCATATTTTTGATTATTCAAATCAACTGCATTATAATTAGAATATTCATATGGACAATCTTTTTGTATTGATTCTTCTGATTTGAGAATTAACCATCTACAGCTTGAAAATTGTTCAATTCGACATTGTTTTACATCGGATTCTAATAATATATGAGGATTTTCCAAAACAGAATCGAAATTTCCTAGTATATAATGAGGATTGCATTCTAATTTTGTATTAGGATTTATACTCAAACCACTAATAAACCCTTTAAGTGTATTTCCAATACCTGCACCAAATGGAATATGTACTTTAAATATTATATTATTCATTTAGATTTTATAAATACAAATTCTTTATATTGTCATAATGGTGATATAGTTTCTACTATAAAAAAATATTGGTTTATTATAAATAAATTATAATGAAAATTGCTCTTATTATAACAGGTCAATTACGAACATATAAATTATGTTGTAATATATTAAAAAATACTCTGATCGATAAATATGATATAGATGTGTTTTTATCTATAGATAAATCAAATAAACTACAAAGTGATAATTTAAATAGTACAAATAATAGTGACGATATTGATATACAAGATGCAATACAATTTTTTACTCCAAAGGATCTATTTATAAATAATAATTATGATAACATTTTTGAAAAAATAGAAGTAAATACAAGCATTAGAGAAAATAGATTAATTTTAGAACAATATTATATAGTTCAACAAGGTTATAAATTAGTTATAAATTATAGTAAAACTAACAATATAAAGTATGATGCAGTTATACGCGTTCGTTTTGATCAATTTATATGGTCAGAAACATCAAAAATATTATCACAATTTGTCATATCTAATTCAAGAGGTTCTAAAGTAATAAAATATACACCTGAAAATATTAATGAAATAAATATTATTAGTAAAAATCTTACAATAGAAATAGATAAGCCAATTTCTAATGAAATATATATATTCGGATCTGGATGTATAAATAAAATTAAATGGATAAATGATCAATTTTGGGTTCATTCTTTTGATATAACAAATACTATTTCTAATTTTTATAATGATATACCTAGTATTATAAATGAAGTATTATCCAAAAAATTATCCCCTAAAAAATGTCCATATTTCGAATTGATATTTGGCATCTTTCTAAAAAATAATAATATTACTATCAAAAAAAGTAAAATTAAAGGAGAATTTTGTAGAGAGATTTTTGTATAATCAATCCCATTCACGAATAATATGTTGTCCCCAACCTATATGATTTACATGACCTTTTGGGTCATCTAAAATAACTGCATAATACCCAGCATCTGAATATTTTTTATTTAATATATATTCACCAACATATTCCTTCCCATTTTTAATTGATTTATCGCATTTTTTAAAATAAGGATGAAATAATAAACAATCTACAGTTCGTCGCAAACCTGGATTGAATGTAAATCCACACCATGTATATTTTTCACCCTTATCCATATATGAAAAATCAGGCTGCATTTTATAATATCCTTTATTTTGATAATCATATATAATAGGGTGTCCGCTTGTACAAGTATGTGGTCGTAACCATACTGTATATATTTTTTCATTTATATTTTCATTGAAAACTTTCAAAGATTTTTCAATAAATCCTGGTTGTAAAAATTCCCAATCTTCTTCACAATGAAATATATATTTTGTGGTTACATAAGAATATGCTTTATCGATTGATTGGATTTGTCCTATATTTGTTTTATTATATATTGATTTTATATTTAGAATTTCAATAAAGGGTTTGAGAACCTCATCATTACACCCTTGTATTCCAGAATCATCAATGATAATAGTTTCTTTTATAGGATATGTATTATATTTCACAAATGATTCTAATGTTGTTTTTAATAAATCGGGGCGATTACATGATGTTAATACAATACTAACAGCATCATCTGTTTTATGTAATTTATTATATTTTACAAGAGAAATCATTTTGGAATTTTGTTGATAAAGTCGATCATCATAAATATCATTAATATCATACCCTTTAAAAAAATCGAGATTTCGCTGTAGTTTAACATGATCAAACCAATTATTAATATCTCCACGAGTACTTTTAATTCTTAAAAAGAAATCTTGTGATTGAATTGAATAATGATTTATAATTAAATCAGGTATATTAATTTCATCATATTTTAAATAAATTTCATTTCCTTTAATACTATGTGAATGTATATTAAAAGATGTTAATGAATTCCCTTTGAATACTGACTTGTATGAAAAATATGGTTTTGTATCATCAATAATTGCCCGTTTTAAAAAGCCTTCAACAACAGAATTTGGTTGATAATAATGATCATTACTACCAAAATGCAACCAATTAATACGAATCTGTGAAAAATCATCATATTTTTCAATAAAATGTTTCAGATCTATGTTATTTGGACTATATAAAAATTCGTCCAAATCTAAAATAGCAAACCATTTTGATTGATTCAAAATAGGATAGAAATATTTATTATAAACCATTATTTGTCTACCTACTTCTCTTGTTTCAATATCATTATTGAATAATGTGATGTATTTTGAATATCTATTTATAATAGAAATAAAATCATCAGTACTATTGTCATTTACAATATAAAAGTGATCTATCCCTCGATAAATATAATGAAGTAACCATTCTTCCAATATATGAGATTCATTTTTAAAAACTGCACAAATAGAAAAATGATGCATATATATCATTTATATACATTCTTTTTGTATATTTTTATAATAATTATACTATATAGATTGTAATTCCATTAAAAAAAACATTTTTTTAATAAAGAAAAATGGGAAATTTTTATCAATCAATTCTTCTTGTGGTACTGTACCAAACCATATACTTGTAAAAAATGGTATATAACATAAGGCATCATATACATCCGTGTCATATTCTTCCATTGTATAATTAGTTATTCCATATTCTATTAATCTTTTATAATAATATGATTTTAAAATAGGATATACTATTTTAATTTGTGAAATATCAAAACTTTCAATAATAAAAAATATTAAATCTTGTACACCTTTTCCAATACCACAATGTTGCCAATCTATAAAATGAGGATCGCAATTTTCATCATAAAATATGTTTGGTGATTTTATATCACCATGAATAAATGTTAAATGAGAACCTGTAGAAAACCTTTTTTGTATATTTGAAAAATCACCTACAATTTTATCACAAATGTTAATTTGTGACTCTAATAACGATGATTTCCAACGTAATTTAAATGTATCTATTCGTTCATTAATGAATGTGCTGAGAAATGGAGAAAAAATAGGATCCGTTGTATATTTTAATTCAGGAAATTGCATTTTTAATGGTTTATTCCAAAATTTACTATGCATTTTTGCCATTTGATCAACAATTTTTAATGAAATGTTGATTGATTCTTGGTTAAGATTTAGGTTTACTTTATACCCCTTTTCAAAAAGATTTTCTAATACAATACCAAGTGTTTCAAAATGTTCATTCTTAATGATTTGAATAAATTCCGGAATTTTTATTGGTACCAATTTTGAAATGTTTGTATAAAAATAATATTCCCGATTATATAAATCCAATTGTTTGGCCATTGTGGATAAACCATTTTCTTCTTTGTTTTCATATTTTATTATTAATGAATATTTGTTATTTTCTACCGTATGTATTTTAAAACTAATTACATCTGCTATAAAACCCCCTTTTAATTTTATATTATCTAATATGATGTCTTTTATGTTATATTGTGTTAAATGAGATTTTAATAAAGAACATAAAAAATGATCATGACCCTTTCTTGTTTGCAAGAGGTTATCAATGTCAATATCTATAAAATTTTTAATAGATAGATCACATCCATATTGTTGTAGTTCTTCTGAAGAATAACTAGTCTCTAATCCAATTAATAATCTTGGTGTAACTGTTTTACCACTAATAATACCTGTAGTAGAATCTTCAAAAATGATACATTTGTTATTTGCTATATTATATTTTCCTATTGCATTTGAATAAGGTTCTCCATCTGGTTTACCATTTTGACAATCTTGACTTGCTATTATAAAATCAATATGTGGTTTAATACCAATATACTCTACTATTTTTTCCGCAATTGGTCGATTACAATTAGTAACAATACATACTTTATGTCCCAATTTTTTCAGTTTTTTAATAAATTCAATAGATCCATTAACAGGATATACTTGATTTATATATTTAATAAATAATCGATCTTTTTCTTCTGATAATTCTTCTATGGTAATAGGAACATTAAATAAAAGTGAATAGAGAACATATGTATCATTATTACCTCGAATATAATTTTTAAAAATAGTTGAGGTTAATTGAATATTATATTTTTTTAATATTGTATCCCATACTTCATAATAAATATCATCTGTAATAACTAAAGTTCCATCTAGATCAAATAAAAATGCATATGTATTATCTATATATTGAGAAATTGCTGTTGGTGTTCCTAATGAAATTACATGTTGATAATTTAATTCATGTCCAATAAATTTAGTTTGATTGCATATCATTTCAGAAATTACACATGATGTATAAGGTTCTCCTTGAAAGGTAATATTATTCTCCAAAATATAATTACAATATTTATATAATTCATGAATATCGGTAAAAGCATAAGCTCCAGTATTTGCATTATCTGAAATTTTCTCCTTTTCTTTAATATTTATAATTTGATTGGAGATATCTAATTCAATATATGAATAAATTGGTTGTTCTTCAATATTTTTGGTATAAAATACCATATTATTATCCGATTCTCTAAATATCGAAAGAATATCTTCAGTGTAAAATGTATCACAATCCAATATTATCGATTTTTGATAATATTCACCATTATTTATTATTTGCTTTAATCCAATAGATAATGTTTCAACAGCACCCTTTGTATCTTGGATTCTTATAAATTTTATAGAAGGATTTTTTTGCGATAAAAAAGGTACAAAAGAATGACAATCGAGAACCTCATTATAAATAATAAATATATGATCATGTTCTGAAACGTGTATATTATCAAGAACATATTCAATCATTGTTTTATCTAGAATACGAATAAGTGGTTTTGGAATAGTATATCCATTTTTTGAAAATCTCTCACCTTTCCCACCTAAAGGAATAATAATATTCATATATATTTGAAATATGTATTTTTATATCATATTTTTACTCATTTTTATATAATATTCAGAAATATAAATATATATTTATTATAATGTATTAAAAATAAATACTTTATAATTATATCCATGGAAAATCTAAAGACAATATTGAGTAAATTAAAAACACTAGGTGCAAGTGGAATAAAAATTTCTTATGAAGATGAAGGTGCATTATTAAATGAAATCATTACTATGAGATATTTAACTGCGTTGGTTGGAATGGATCTAGCTATTAAAATTGGAGGTTGTGAAGCAAAAAGAGATATAGTTGATTGTTTAAATTTAAATTGTGATATTATTGTTGCACCAATGTGTGAAAGTAAATTTTCATTACAAAAATTTTCAAAAGCACTTCAACAATATAATTATTCTGGTAAAAAAGGTGTTAATATTGAAACAATAAATTCATATAATAATATAAATGAAATGAATGATAATTTTAATCTTATTGATTTTATTACAATAGGAAGAGTAGATTTAGTTTCTTCTATGGATAAAAATAGAGATTATGTAAATGACGATCACATATATGATATAGTGTATAACACATTTAAAATAGCAAAAGCAAAACAACTGGATTGTTACTTAGGAGGTGCAATAAGTATAGAATCAAAAGACTTTATAGGTAAACTTATAAATGAAAACCTGTTAGATAAATTTGAAACAAGATATCTCATATTTGATACCACAAAAATAAATTTTGATAATTATGTACAATTAATTTATTGGGCAAATGTGTTTGAGGTAGAATGGTTAAAAATAATTAGTGAAAGATATAATGTATTATTTAAGAAAGATATTAAGAGAATAGAAATGATTGAAAAACGTATTCAAGATAATGTACTATGAAAAAAATAATAATATGATTATTCTTATTTTTTATTTCACTTTTTTATTTCATCATTATTTGACTTATTCGTCCTCTTCCCATTCAGCACCCATTGCCAAAACACTTGCTCTTAGTTGTTCAAGTTTATTTTCTTTTTCCTTTTCGGCATCTTTTTTTGCTTTTATAATTTTTTCTTGTTCTTCCACTATTTTTTTATGTTCTGATATACGAACGTTTTCTTCTTGTTTTTTTGCAATTGTTTCTGCTTTTAATTTTGAAAATATTGGCATAACAAATGTTTCAAAACAATTTTTGAAAGCATGTTCCAGATCACGTTGTTTCAATAATCGTTTTAATGTTTCATTCATGCGAATTGGTTGTCCTACAAATTGTTTATATTGAACAAGTGTATATGGTTCAAATAATTTTGACACATCAAAATAATAATCATTCATAGAAACTTGGTGTGTGAATACTTTTTGTGAGAACCCATTTACATCTGGACAATATTGATTATTTATATTGAAATAATCTTGCAACTTGAATGATAAGTATGTTGTTTTATCAGATTGTGATAAAACAACAAATTTTGAATGTTTAAATGCGTGGTGTTGAAACATAGTAGTTGTTGTTGTTAATTGTTGATATGATATATTTATGACTATTTATAAAAAAAGTAAATCAATTTTTTTTGATATTTTTTCAGATTGTGATTTTTATTTGTTCAGGAAAAAGGTTAAAAACATAATTATATTTTATGTAGATGAATATTTTTAATTGTTGTGAAAAAGAATTACAACTTCAAAGTTGTAAAATAAATGAAACCACATTTTATTATACTATGGATACAAGTGATGAAATAACAATAAAATCATATAATAAAAATTATAATGTTATTTATAAAAATGATATTGATCAAATAATGAACATATATAATGCTAATGATTTTATAATTATTGATAAAAATGTGTTTGAATTATATAAAAACATATTATCAAAAATAGATCAAAAATATTATTATATTTTTAATGCAATTGAAGATAATAAAAACATTCATTCCATACTATCAATTATTGACTTATTATATGAGTTAAAAATGACTAAGAAAAATAAACTGATAGTTATAGGAGGTGGAATTACACAAGATATTTGTGGATTTTTATCTGCTATTTATAAAAGGGGATTATCATGGGTATATATACCAACTACATTATTATCTATGACAGATAGTTGTATTGGTAGTAAAGTAAATATTAATTATAACACTAAAAATTTATTAGGATTATTTTATGCTCCTGATCAAATAATTATTTATGAACAATTTTTATCTACATTACATCATGATGATATTATATCTGGGTTAAGTGAAGCATTAAAAATATCTCTTATTGGTGGATATAAGACTTATAATTACTTTATAGAAAATATGAATAGTGGATTATTTTTGAATATAATCAAAATGGCATCTGTTATAAAAAAAATGATTATTGAAAAAGATGAACTCGAAAAAAATGAACGAAAAGTATTAAATTATGGTCATACTTTTGGACATGCTTTGGAAATTGTATCAAAATATGATATACCTCATGGAATTGCTGTATTATTTGGAATGATAATGATAAATAAATTATTTTATCATGATAAATATGATGATATAAATAAATATATGTTTGATATGATTCCACAAAAATTTACACAATTGAATTTATCATATGATACATTTATAGATTGTATTTTAAATGATAAAAAAAATGATGGAGATAATATATGTTTTATCATATTAGAAAATATTGGGGAAACAAGAATTATTTACAAAAAGTTGGGGGAAATAAATGATAAATTACAAAATATTTTTCATACATTTTTTTAGTTATATAGTATAAGAATAGTAAATGAGTATCGTAAATATATAAAGATTAATATCACTTTTATATAATGAAAACAATTTTAATTTTTGGTGCAAAAGGTTCAATTGGTACTTATCTTTTTAATAAATTTAAATTAGAATTTTCGGTAATTGGAACAACTCGTAATAAAACTATAATAGAAGATGATATTATTTATGTAGATAGTCTAAATATTGATAATCTATTAACTATTAAAAATGTAGATGCGATTGTTTGGGCATCTGGTGATAATTGTAGTGATAATATTATAGATTTTAATATACATAAATTTGAAACTATCATAGATGCAAATATTAAATTTATATTAAATACAATACATATTTTATTGACAAATAATAAAATTAATAAAAATGCAAAATTAGTTATAATTAGTTCAATATGGGAAGAATTGACACGAGAAAATAAATTGTCATATACAATATCTAAATCTGCATTATCAGGATTAGTAAAAAATATATCCTATGATTTATCAAAAGATAATATATTAATAAATAATATTTTACCAGGCATAATTGATAATGAAATGTCAAGAAAAGCATTAACCGTATATCAATTTAATACTGTTGCAAATACAATGCAATTTAATAGGTTAATAACATTAGATGACATATTTAATACAGTATATTTTTTATTAATTAACAATACTGGAATAACAGGTCAATCAATTAAAGTCGATTTAGGATTTACAAACATAAAAAGGATATAAAATATTCATATTTAATTACATTAATTATGAAAATAAAAGTCAGTGATTATATTTCCGAATTTTTTTTTAAAAATGGGATTAATACAATATTTACGATTACTGGTGGATTTGCAATGCATTTAAATGATTCGTTTGGAAAACATGGTAGTTATCAGATTTTATATCAACATCACGAACAAGCTTGTGGTTACTCTGCAGTAGGTTATGCTAAAGCAAATAATAACCCATGTATTGTATGTACAACTGCTGGTTGTGCTGCAACAAACACAATTTCACCTTGTCTAGTTGCTCATCAAGATAGTATGCCTATTATTTTTTTATCTGGACAAGTAAAATCATCAGAATCTATCAAAAAAATGAATAATGAAACAATGAAATTGAGACATTATGCTGGTGCTGATTGTGATATTATTTCAATGGTTACTCCAATTACAAAATATGCAAAAGAAATATTAGATATTTCTGAAGTTATGACTATATTAGAAGAAGCATATCAAACGTTTATAACAGGTCGTCCGGGGCCTATTTGGCTATCTATTCCTGTAGACATTCAAGGATCATTTATTGATATTCATGATATAATAAATTTGAATGCATGTCCTATTTCAAATCTTTATCAATTAGAAACCACATTACATATCAAAAAAGAAAAATATACAGAAGATTTTAGTGAAATTGATAATTTATTACAAAAATGTAAAAGACCTTTAATTATTGCTGGTAATGGGATAAAATTAGGAAATTGTATCGATAAATTTTATTATTTTTTAGAAAAATATCAAATACCTGTTGTTGTTACTATGTTATCTACAGATATTATTGAAACGACCCACCCATTATTTTCAGGAAAAATTGGATTAATTGGTGATCGATATGGTAATTTTACATTATCAAATTGTGATCTTGTATTATCATTTGGCTGTCGCATGGCACAAGGACTTATAGGATATCGGTCTGATTGGTTTGCTAGAGATGCAAAAATAGTATATATTGATAATGACCCAAATGAAATACAAAAGGAAAATTTGTATTATACTTTAAAATATTGTATAGATTTAAATGATTTTTTTGATCAATCAAATGATTCGTTTATGAAAAATGATTTTAGTAATTGGATAGAAAAAACTCAACATTGGAAAAGAAAATGGATATATGAAAAACCTATTTATGATGACAATGAAATAAACCCATATTATGTACTCTATCATTTTTTTCAAGAAGCACCTGAAAATAAAATAATAGTAGCATCTTCAGGATCTATAGTAACAAATTTATGGCATATGGTAAATATTAAAAAGGGTGATCGATTTATATTAAGTAGTCAAGGTGATATGGGGTTTGAACTACCAGCCGCAATTGGTTCTCAAGTGTCTTGTCCAGATAAAACTGTTATTTCAATTGTAGGAGATGGGTCATTTCAATTAAATATTCAAGAACTGCAAACAATAATTCAATATAAATTACCAATAAAGATTTTTCTTTTTAATAATGGTGCATATGGTGCAATTGAAATTACACAAACCAATTTTTTTAAAAATAAATTTGGTGTAGATCAGTCATCTGGGTTATCTTTCCCGAATACTGAAAAAATTGCATTTGCATATGGTATCAAATATATTGCAATAAAAACAAATGATGAGATTTCTGATAAAATAAAGGAGTTTTTAGAATATAATAGTGTTCCTATTATATTAGAAGTATTCTGTTGTATTCAAACACGATATCCCAGATTAAATGCAATTAAAAATGATGATGGAACTTTTTCAAATCGTCCTTTTGAAGATATGGACCCCTTTTTAAGTCGTGAAGAATTTCAGAAAGAGATGATGATTGATCTAGTATAAATCATGCATATCTAAAATAACTGGATGTATATCAAGAGATAATAATTTATTCTTTATTCTATCTGAATTTATTATTGTTGTTATTAAAATAACATCAAATGATTGGATTTTTTGTACATATTCTTCAAATGGTATAATGAAAATTGTATCAATTTGTTTATTTTTATATGATGAATTATCATCAATTATATTTACAATATTAGTATTTTTAATTATATTATCAAATATTTTAAATAAAAATTGACCACATCCATAAAGATATATTTTAGAATATTGGTTTAATTTATTAAATTGATATTTTTCTATTGATTTTTTACCATTTTCTATATAATTTAAAAATGATGTATTTACCACGTTTTTTTTGAAAATACCTCTAATAACATAATATTTTGAACTATTTAATAAAAAATAATCATCTTCAATTGAAACACAATAATATCCATGATTTAATAATAATTTATTTAATGCATATTTTGAAAAAAAATTAATATGTTCTATATTTATTTCTTGCAATGGACATATATCTGTAATTTCATTATAATATTCTGCATTTGGAACTTCAATATACAAATATCCATTTTCTGTTATATATTGGGAAATATTATTAATGAATGTGTTTATATCATAAATGTGTTCTAATACATGTGATAATAATAAAAAATCATATTTTTTTGTCGGTGGTGACATACCAATATCAAACAAGTCAACTAAAAATGAATCTGATAATAAATTTGATATGGTTCCATTTCCACTACCATAATCAATAATTGATCTTATATTCTTATTTTGACAAAAATTTTTAATATAATTAGCACACTGATCATCTTTATTTATTGAAATATTATAATTTTTATAATTATTAAATTTACTATAATAATTATTATAATCATCTTGTGTATTATTTGCGTCTGAATAATAAAAATTACAATCCTTACAATAATAAATCTTCATATTTGAATTTAATGGTATATCATTAACCATATATAAATTAATATTTAATATCAATTCATTTGATATCATATTACAAATACATGTACGCATAATATATAATTATATATATTATGTTTAAATATATTAAATATAAACACAATTAATACTTATAAAATGAATATTAAAATTGTTTATTTTGCGTATTTAATTCCAGAAAAATGGGAAGACATTGTTATTGAACAACTAGATGCATTATCTAATATTGTTTCATTATATGAAATCGCAACAATTTACATGAGTGTAATTGATGATACAGAAGGACAATTAGAATTAGAAAAATTAAAATTATTAATATCAGAAAAATATAATAAAATTCAATTAATTAATACATTTTCAGAAAATGTATATGAATATCCTGGAATAAAAACAGTTTATGAAATATCCACACAATCAGATAATGAATATATCTTATATTTTCATTCAAAAGGAATAACGTCAAATCAACATGATGTTCGAAATCTTTTATTTCAATACACAATTCAAAATTATCAATCCATAATAGAAGAAATGGAAAAAGACTTAGAAATAGATACTGCTTCTGCTATTCCTTGTGTAAATGGATTTGGATATTATAATTTTTGGTGGGCTAGATCAAGTTATATTCATAAATATTGCAGTAAACCAGAAATAACAGATTTATATTTAAAATATGGTAGATTTACTTGGGAAATGTGGTTAGGAAACCATTTTTGTAATAAACAATTTGTAAAAACATATAGTCCAATTCTAAAATATAATTATGTTTATGAAGAAATCGGTGCAGGGTTTGTAATGCAATTATTTATAGACAATCAAGTAGATATAATTAATAAATTAGAAAATCCTATTGAATTTAATAATATTATAACTCCTTATAACAAACCAATGAATGATATTGCAGATAATAATTTAACTGATAAAAATACAGCACATTCATATTTTGATACATATGAGAAATTATTTTCGTCCATTCGAATAACAGCTAGAAATATTTTGGAAGTAGGAATTTTTTGGGGTGGAAGTATTCGATTATGGAGAGATTATTTTTCAAATGCACAAATTTATGGTGTAGATATTTGTAATCTGGATTTTATACAAAAAGAATCTATAAAAAATGATAATCACATTACTTTATTTACAAATACAAATGGATATGATGATACATTTATTAACGAAAATTTTATAAATAAAAATATAACATTTGATATGATATTAGATGATGGACCACATGATTTACAAAGTATGATTGATCTTATAGTTAAATATGTGCCTTTATTAACTGAAAATGGAATTATGGTTATTGAAGATGTACAAGATTTTCAATGGACTGAAACATTGAAAGAATATGTTCCTAATGAGCTAAAACAATATATTCAAGTATATGATTTACGTCATATAAAGGGAAGATATGATGATATTTTATTTGTAATAAACAAAAATATATAAATGAATTATAATCAGTGTAAATATATCAAATATAATGGTACTTGATATATTGATTTTACTAAGGATTACTACTAATAAATTCTTTTATTTTATCACAAACATAATCCACATCTTCTATTGTCATTCCATGATGTGCTCCTAATAAAAACCCTTCTGCCATAATACGATCTGCATTCTGAAAAACTGTCAAAAAATTTCGATACACTGGATGTCTTGTTATATTTCCAGCAAAACAAACACGAGTTTGTATGCTATTATTTTCTAAGAAAGTAAGTAATTCCAAACGATTTTTATACATGAATGGAATAGCTAACCAATCACTATCAAATGTATTAATTGGCAAAATTAATTCTGGAATATCTTTAAAATTTTCCAAATATCTTTGAAACAATTGTTTTCGCATAGATCGAATTTCTTCAAGTCTAGATACTTGTACCAAACCAAATGCTGCATTGATTTCACTTGATTTCATATTGTATCCAATTGCACCATATAGGAATTTATAATCATATGGTATTCCATCAATTTCATATTCAAAACGTGTTTTCACATCTTCTGAATTATCACCTATTCTACCCCAATCACGAAACATAGTTGCACGTTTTAATAATTTTGCATCATTTACCATCAACATTCCTCCTGATCCAGCAGCAGTAATTAAATGGCTTGAATAAAAACTAGTAATAGAAATATCAGTATCAGGTGTAAATGTAACTGTATCTGCTGAATCTTCAAAAAGAATAATATGTTCAGGTACTTTTTGACGTATTGTTGCCCAATCCGGTTTTGATCCAATCAAATTTGGTAACATTATCATTCTCGTATTTTCCGTTATTTTTTCCAAAATTTGATCTATTGATGGAACATATGTTCCTAATTGAACATCGCAAAAAATAGGTGTTAGACCAGTTTGTATAATAGGTGCCACTGTTGTAGAAAATGTACATGCTGGTGTTATAACTTCACTACCTTTTGGTAAATCTAATGCTGAAAGTCCCAATAAAATAGCAGAAGATCCACTATTTACAAAAAGACCATGTTTTTTACCAAATTCTTTTGCAACCTTTCCTTCAAATTCTATAGTTCTAGGACCAAACCCAGCTAACCAACCATCTTCAAGACATTCTGTAACTGCCTTTATTTCTGCATCACCATATGCCTCTCTTCTATTAGGTGCATACCATATTTTTTTTTTATAATATACATTATCAACTGTATTTTGTAATCCTGCAATATTTCCAATATCCTTTACAAATGGAATAACTGTTTTTTCACGCAACCAATTTTTAAATTTAGACCATTGTTGTTCAACTAAGTGAATTGTATTTTTTGCAAAACATATTTCTTCTAATCCATATGCAATACCATATAGAGGTTCACTTGTTTCTTTAAGATAATCTGCAATACACATATTTTTAATCCATTCTTCTTTTGTCATATCGTCGCGTTTATAAATTACTGAAATACAACCACACATTGCTGCCATTATACTTAAAAATGTAAGAGGATCGTATGATATGAATATTTCTTTTTCATTAAATATTTTGATAAGTTCTTCCTGACTTTCCTCTGAAATTAAAAATGAATTATTTGAATGTATATTATGAATATTTTTATGAAGGTGCGATTTTCTCATTGTATGACAACTACCTGATCTTTCTAACTGATGATTGATCAAATAATCATTAATATGTATTGTTGTTAAATTTTTATGAATTTCTGAAGTATTTAATTTTGTAAATTTACTTTCATTATTAAAAAAATAAACAAGATCAGTTTTATTCCATGACAAATACTTATCACTACTACAAATCATACCAAGAGGTGCTAAAATCCATCGCATAATATATTTTGCATATAATGGGTTTCCTTCAATTGTTTCTCCATAAATAACCAATGTATTTTCAAGATTATATTCTTCATTTAAATCTTCTGAAATAAAGACTTGTGTAAACGACTTATTATAAATATGATTTATATCTGGATTATGATTATGAATAATAACATTTAAATATTTACTAAGTTCTTTTGCTAATTCAAAACAACATGTGATACCACCACATGAATAATTAAAGTTACACCAATGACATGGCATTATTACAACATTTTTAATATTATTCATTAATAAATAAATTTATATAAATATATTTATATTTGTTTATTACTAATTATAAATGAGAATATTAATTACTGGAGGTGGTGGAAATTTGGCGACTATAATAAAAAATAGTCTACATGATAAATATGATATTTTGAATCCATCCCATAAAGAACTGGATTTATTAAATATTCATCAAATTTCTACATTTTTTAAGAATCATTCTTTTGATATTATCATACATACTGCAATTTTAGGAGGACGGCGAACAAAAGAAGATGAAAATACAATCTTTTATAAAAATATATTAATGTTTGAGAATCTATTAAAATTTTCAGATCATTTTAAATTAATTATCAATTTGGATTCTGCTGCTATTTATGATAGAAATAGTGATATTTTTAATAGAAAGGAATGTGAATTATTAACAATACCCACTGATTATTATGGGTTCTCAAAATATATTATTTATAATCGATCATTATTATTTTCGAACATTATTAATTTTCGAATTTTTAACATTTTTCATAAAGAAGAAGAAGAAAACAGGTTTATAAAATCATGTTTTTTGGCAAAATCGAATAATACAGATATTACTATTTTTGAAGATAAATATTTCGACTTTTTTTATGAAACCGATTTTGTTCGTGTTATTGAATATTATATAAATCATATTGATAACATAAATGATTTACCTAAAACATTAAATCTTTGTTATAATGAAAAATATAAACTATCAGACATTGCAAAAAAAATTGGTATTGATGATTTACATATAAAAATTATATCCGAAAATACAAAAAAAAATTATTCTGGAAATAGTGATATGCTATATTCTTTACCATTTGTGTTTGATGGTTTTGAAAAGAGTCTTGAAAAATATGTAAATTGAATAACATGTTTCAAAATATATATACATGTAAAATATATATTTTGATTCAAAGATTATATATAACCTTAGGCTTAAGCCTAAGCCTAAGCTGCTAAACGTAGACCACCAACAAGGTTAACACCAAGAGCACCACCAGCACCAGTTCTAGCACTTTGTCCCATGGAAGGGATAAAGACATCAAGAACGCTAAATGTAGCAGCAGCTGTTAGGGCAATGATGACAACCTCCTCGACATTCAAAGATTTCTTAGGGATAGCATAAGCAGCAATTGCTACAATGATACCTTCAATAATGTATTTAATAGCACGTTTAATAAGTTCGCTAAAATCTAATCCACTGCTCATTCTATATATTATATAAAATATAAAAAATCTATAAAAATGCTAAATATATAAATACGTTAAAAATACATAAAAAAATACTCTTTAATATTCTATATAATGTCTGGATTTGAAAGAAAAATATTAGAGAATGGTCAAATAAATGCTAAATATATTGATCTATGTGATGAAGATCAACCAATTGCTGGACAGAAATTCGCTTGTCTTTCTTTTATTTCTCCAGAAAAGATTCTAAAGAATCGTCAACTATGGATATTTGAGCAATTTGTTAAACAATGGGATTTTAAGAAGTCTATGGATAAATTCTTTGATTTTCTACAATTTGCTAGTTATAAATATGGTTTAGAGATTGAAACATTAATGAATGATTACACCGAATTTATTAAAGAAGAAGGTCCTAAATTAAAGGATACAGGAGTTGAAGATGATTATAATAACTTTTTGGATAAGAACGAAGATGATTTAACGCAAAAATTCCAAAAGGAAAATCATTTTCAAACATCTGTACGTGGATTGAAAATCCGTGGTGTTTTTCCTACTCAAGAAGAGGCTGAATTACGCTGTAAAAAAATCCGTGATTCAGATCCTAATCATGATATTCTAGTGGGTCCAGTTGGTATTTGGCTTCCATGGGATCCAGATGCATATAAGACTGGTCGTATTGAGTTTATGGAAGATGAATTGAATCAATTACATCATGAAAAAGTTAAGAATGAAGAAAAGGCAAAGGAGGAATTTGAAAAGCGTGTGAAAGAAACAAAGAGAAAGGCTATTGAAGAGAATATTAAACTGGCTAATAAGACTGGTAATGTTTTGACACAAACCATTGATGAAGAAGGAAATTTAATTGGTGTTAGAGAGACTGTTGATTTTGAAAGTCGTGAAGTTGCAACTGAGGAGGAAACAAAGGCATATAATGATTCAATCCTATCTGGTTCGTCAGAGAAATAAATATTACATTTTCATTTATATTTTTTAACATAAAAAATATAAAATCAGCTATTGTATTATTATAAAAAAGATATGAATGTATCTATAAGTAAAGTTCAAGAAACACTTGACTATTTTTATCAAAAAAAGAAAATACCTCATATTATTTTTCATGGTCCTTCAGGATCAGGGAAAAAAACAATTGTTCATCAATTTTTGGAAAAAATTTATGGAAATGATAAATCCAAAATGAAAAATAATATTATGTTTGTGAATTGTGCTCATGGAAAAGGTATCAAATTTATTCGTGAAGAATTGAAATTTTTTGCAAAATCGAATATTCAAATAAATAATGGTATTCTTTTTAAAACTATTATTTTATTAAATGCAGATTGTTTAACAATTGATGCACAATCTGCATTACGTAGATGTATTGAGTTATTCAGTAATAATACACGATTTTTTATTATTGTAGAGAACAAGGAAAAATTACTTAAACCTATTTTATCACGTTTTTGTGATATTTATATTAATGAATCATACAATGATATCACAAAACAGTCTGTCAATTTACATCAAGTACAGTTAAAAAAAAATTATCAATTAGATGAATTTGAAGAGAAGCGACGCATACAATTATGCGAAATTTTAACAGATATTTCTAGAGATACCACTACTCATAAAGATTTAGTCAAAAAGGTAGAACAATTATATGAATATTCATATTCTTGTTTAGATATAATTGATTGGATTTCTAAAAGTCCCCTTTTTGAAGATCCAGAAAAATCAGAAATAACAATGGTTTTTTATAAAATAAAATCGGAATATCGTTGTGAGAAAATGCTGATGTTTTATATTTTTGACTATGCAATTTTGCGTATAAAAAAAGATTTGAAAAATATTAGCGGTATATAAGATGGACGATTTTGTGATTTCGAATTTACATGAAGCTCGAAATGAATGGTGTAGCCGCTTAGTGAGCATTTTCACACCTTTAGTAATTGAGGGTGTGCGATCCATTTTTAATGAGTCATGGAAACTTTGCGAAAGCACTGATGAATTGAATAAATATTTAATGACGTTCCAGAATTTACTATCACGCATTCCAAAGTGGAATTCTATTATTGTTGAAGAAGAGAGAAAACGAATTATTACTCGAAGTGGTTGTAATTATTTAGAAGATCTCATTACATGTGTCCATATTATTCAATTAAAAGTTCTCACATGTATTCGTGTTGGAAATAAACAGAAAAAAATTGATATCTCTATTCCTAAATTAGATCATTTTATTCATAAAGTGTATATTCATGTTGCTCGTAAGGTCTATACAAATGTATATCTTTTTGAAAAAAATATTACTCCATTGCAAATACAAAAGAATAGTCGTGAATTAGAAATGATTGTTCAAGAATGTATTTTAACTGCAATACGTGAGTCAATTCCTACAGAAGATATCATTCGTGCATATATGGATGAGTCAGTAGAACAAGAGGAAGAAGTCATAATTGAAAATATTAATGAACCTATCAGTGATGTTTCTAATAATTCTATGTCTGAACCATCAAATGTATCTCTTTCTGAAGATCAAATAGAATCCTTCAATGAACCTGAAATTCCTAGCGTAGTACCATCCATACAAAATATTGATGATGCACCAGTTCTAACCAAATTATCTTTTAATGACTATGATAGTGTAATGAATATTGATAATGGTTCAGTTGAATCTATCAATGCACCCAAGACAGTTGAACGATTAGAAGAAATTAGTATGGAAAGAGCAATACAAAGAAAATTAGAAGATGATGATGAATTAGATGATAAAATACGAATTCATACGGATAATATATCTTTGGAACCTTTAGACATTATGGATATTAATAGAGGTGGAAATTCTGATGAGTTTGTCTCATTAGATGATATTGTTGAATTGATGTAAATGCGTCATAAAATATAATATAATATTTATCTATTTTTTATTAGATAATGGAGAACCTTTTTCTTTTTGCAATTTTCACAACCATTTTCTTTGTTTTAGCAAAAATTGTTGAGATGAAATATATTGATAAAACTTGGAAACCATTACGCGTAATCATACGTGATGCTATTATTATTTTTTCTTGTTCGTTACTTGCATCATATGGATATTTTTATATGAATGGTACGTTTAGTGATTTTCTGAATATTCTTACAGAAAATAAAGTATTAAAAACCGATGCGACACAAATTTTTACAGATGTTCCATCATTTTAACCCTTTTATCAGATTAATTATTAATATCTAATTATATTATATAAAAATGGATTCTATGCCTACTGCACCAATGCCTCCTGCACCAATACCTCCTGCACCAATACCTCCTGCGACTCCTGCACCAATGTCTGCTACTATGGGTGGAAAACGCAAATACAATAAATCCAAAAAAGGAGGTAAATTAAACAAAAACAACAAATCCAAAAAGGGTGGTAAATCTAAAAAATCCAAGAAATCTAAGAAATAAATTATTGTTTTACATTTATAAAATATTTCATAAATGTAAAATTATGCATATAATATTTCTACTATTTTTTTCATATACAAAGGTTCATCAGAACGATCATCATAACTACTTTTTGCTCTATAAAAAATAATATCTTTCTGTTTTATAAATTCCTTAGTTTCTTCAAAATTTTCCAATGAATCTATTTTACCATATTGGAAAGGAATAATCGATATATTTAATTGATTCATCGTAAATCCTATATCAATATCATCCATATTTTTAAATGATTCAGCAATTTGTCTATTTTTCAATAATAATTGACAAACATCATTACTCATAATAATTCCCATTCCACCAATAAAATAAAATAAAAAATTATGATTTTTTAAATGATAATATGGACCTATATGACCAGTGTATATATTATGTTTTGGTAATATTTCTAAATATGATTGTAATTTATCAAAATCCCATATACTTGATAAATTTGTTCTAACTATAAAATCATAATGTATTTTATTGTCTACGTATAAAAAATACTCCATACTATTAAGTGTTTTTAATAATATATTTTCAAGTGATTCTTTACCTTGTAAATAAAGAGTATTATTATCAATAACTGGACATGTTATATCCAAATGATTATTAAATTCTATAAAAAAACAATGAATATTAGGATAACGATTCATATAGGACAACCATACTTTTTTATTCTCTGCGTAATGAGGTAAACTATCATTTGAAATTATCAAAACTAAAATATTCATTAATAAAATATATAATCTTTATTTATATATTTTATTCTCATATATATTCAGGCAATCCATCAATATCTATTACAGATATACCTTTTATTTCTTTCTTTTTACATTCAAACTGTGAAAAATATGAATATTTTAATTGTTCTTCAGGTAAATGGCGATGTACTGTTCTTGTAATCATTTTATACAATTTAAAATTTGGATACCTTTCTTCTCCTGATTTTTTATATAAAACATTTTTATCTTGATCATCACTTACCCATCGAATAATGGTAGCTTCTAAGGCATTCTTCTCTGTATTTCTATTTAATTCATCCTCTATATCTAAAATGTAATCATAAATTGAACAACCTAATCTACAAATATCAAATGAATAATTTGGATCAATTCTTGGTTTTTTTTCATCTAAAAATGGTTCACAATTATATTGTGTATGACCATCTCCACCATTAGAAAAACTATCACTACAAAAAAGATGTCCATTAAATCTATAAATTGCCCTGCCAAAATCAATTATTTTGAAAATTCGTCCATATGTTGGTACACGATAGTATTTTTTTTTATACATATAACAAATATATTCAATATCCGTATTAATATACATAATATTTTGTGTATGTAAATCATTATGTGTAAAATGATATACTTTTTGATAGATCAAAAGAGTCATTATTACTTGAAAAAGAGCACTTGCTGATGTATCTAGATCAAGAATTTTTTTTGAAAATAATTCGTCTAGTGTTCCATCACATTTTTCTTGGCAAATTACTTGAACAGGAAAATTGTAGAAATATGCATTTAATACAGGATCAGGTTCAAAAGATGTACTTTCATCTTCATCGTTTTCATCGTTTTCTTCGTTTTCTTCGTTTTCTTCGTTTTCAACGTTTTCTTCATTTTCTTCGGTTTCATCGTTTTCTTCATTTTCTTCGTTTTCATCGTTTTCTTCATCCGAATAATTTAATTCACTATTTTCATCATCATCAATATTTTCCAATTTCATTTCACTCTCTTCAAAATTGTCTACTTCAAATTCTTCTAAACATTCCATTGAATCATTTCCAACATCCTGTATATCTTGTCCTAAAGAGATTGTTGATATAACTGTATCGTTATGTATATTGAGTTTTCCACGATTTGAACGTGAATTACCAGCAAATAACACATTATTTTCTTCTTCATTATCTTCATCTATTTCATATAGTTTACCTTTGTTCTCATTAAAATGATCTGATTCTATTAAATAATCATAATCATCAGCAATATTCATTCTATATTTTTCTTGTATTCCTAAGAAGGAACCATAATATTCCAAACCATGTATGATATTATGTGATGATACAAGTTGTCCTGATAAATAACAGAAGAAATTATCTACATAAGATGCATTATGTATTGATGTTAACTTTTCATGATATTCGCTATCGCTATTTGTTGATGGTAGTCTGCGAATCTTATCATAAACATCTTTATATTTTCCAATTAAAAATTTTAAAGGATCAATTAATGGTGCGAATTTTGTAAATATACTTTTTTGAATAGGTTCTTTTGATTGTAAAGAATATACATTCTGACAATCGTAAATTTTATAGGGGTGATTTAATGAAACTGGGTTCTCTAAATTTACATTTTTACCATCTTTAAATAGAGAATAAATAGGATGATAATATTGAATATTTTTTATATGAAAAGGGGAATAATTATCTGTATTTGAAGAACATGATTTATCTAAAGATTCTAGATCTAATGGTTCTATGACATCAAAATCAATATTATATTTAGACATTTTTCGTATAACATCTTATAATTCTTTATTTTTCAGGTTTTAACGCTTTCTATTGAAGGGTTGCGTTGTAAATTCAGCTTAAAATTCAAATATATTTATATAGTATCTTTATGACATTAGAATTAAAGAAATTTGATATGCGTAATATTACTTTTAAACCTGATGAGAACAAGGGACCTGTCATTGTTATGATTGGACGTCGTGATACTGGTAAGTCTTATTTGGTAAGAGATTTATTGTATCATCATCAGGATATTCCTATAGGAACTGTTATTTCTGGTACAGAAGCTGGAAATGGATTTTATGCTTCACATGTTCCAAAGTTATTTATTCATGAAGAATATAATTCGGTTCTAATTGAAAATATATTAAGACGTCAGAAAGTTGTATTGAAACAAGTTGCAAAAGAAATTGAGCAATATAAACGTTGTTCAATAGATCCTCGTGCTTTTGTTATTCTTGATGATTGTCTTTATGATCAGAGTTGGACTCGTGATAAATTAATGAGACTTCTTTTTATGAACGGTAGACATTGGAAGGTAATGTTGATCATAACAATGCAGTATCCGCTTGGAATTCCACCAAATCTTCGTACCAATATTGATTACGTTTTTATTTTGAGAGAACCATATGCAACTAATAGAAAAAGAATATGGGAGAATTATGCATCTATGTTTCCAACATTTGAAGCATTTAATTCTGTAATGGATCAGACCACAGAGAATTATGAATGCTTAGTGATTAATAATAATGCTAAATCGAACAAATTGCATGACCAGATTTTCTGGTATAAAGCTGAAGGTCGACCAGATTTCAAGTTAGGATCGAAAGAATTCTGGGAAATCTCTAAGGGTCTTACAGATGATGATGAAGAAGAATATGATCCAAGTAAGGCCAAGAAGAAATCTGCTGGACAACAGATAACGGTGAAGAAGGGAAAATGGTGAGAATATTTGTAATAATAATTGTAAAATAGCATCTTTTAACCCTTTCCCTACACTTCATAATACAAATAATCCACATATATTAGTGCTACTACGTAGTGTATAAGGGCACTTCATATATGATGTTATTTTCTAGGCACTTCGTAGTAACAGTTCCGACTTTTATTGGAAAGTGACCCAATGGGTCACTTGTCCAAGTAAAGTGTTAATGCAAATTAAAGCCAAGAATTACATAAAACCTACTGCAAAGTTAAAGTTAAAGACTAATCAAAAGTCAAAGAAAAGTAAAAAATAGAAAGATAAATAAAAATAAAAATAAATAAAAAAATATATTCATCACATCGGCTCTACCTAAAATACAGATACTCCAGATGAAAACACATTTGTATGGTCAAACATTTCGAGCGAATCGCCATATGCTTTATTTGTAGAAGTTATTGAGCATCTTGACATATGTTGTTGTTGTGTTTCAATATTTTTATAATCAATACATTCTAAAAGTTCTACACATTTATTTGTGCTATTTAATCGATTATTTTCGTCTTTTCCAACTTTGATTGTTGATAGAAAGAATACTTTTTCTTCTTTTTCTACTTCTTCTTTTTCTACTTCTTCTTTTTCTACTTTTTCTGACAATTCACTTTGCTTAATCTCTGTTTTATTTATATTTATCATTTTTTTTACCGCCATTTGATATTTGTGGTCCTCCTCGCTACCATGCAAATAGAATCCATCATCATGTACAGGCATTCGCCCATGTTTTAAGTAAAACTGAGAGAGCATTTCTTCTTCATGATTATTTCGATGCATTTTCTCCAGTGTCTCAATTGTATTTCTGAAATCATCGAAATTTTCAAACATTACTTTCCCCATTTCTGCGGGCGAAACAATATATTCTTTAAGAGCCAAAATACGTGTTTTATCATTTTCTGTTAGAGAAAGATCATAGAAAAATTCAATCATTTGAATCAATGTTGTATTGACACATTTTTTGAAATTCGCGATAATATCAATTCGTCCAGGACGTATTAAAGCATGATCCAATTTATCAATATAATTACTCGTCATAATGACAATTCTACCAGGGATTTCCAAAACACCATCTAATATATTAAGTAAAAACGAAAGATCCAGTCCCTCAGATCCACTTTGTACTGGATTATTATATGTATCTGGTTTATTTGGATTCGTTTTCACACTGTTTAACGCAGTTATATCAGGTTGTTTCTCTTCTTTTACTTCAACTGGTTTTTTCAAAGATCGTTCCATAACCAAATCACTTTGACAATCAATATCTTCCAACACGTATATTCGTTGATCTAATGGAATACTATATTTCTCAGTTTGTCCTGTAGATGTATTCAATACACTAATCACTTCATTGAAAAACAGATTTTCAAATTGTGTTTTCGTAATATCATTATTCAAATTGATGTTTATAATATGACGATTCGTTTCATTCGCCAAACATTTCACACTTGAAGTCTTACCAGCACCTGCTTGACCAGATAATAAAAGTCCAATTGTATATGGAATTCCCTTTTCATCATACCATTTTTTATTCTTTATGAAAAATTCGACACGTTTTTTAACAACATCGATTTCTGGGCCGAATAAATTAGAGAACTTACGATTTGTCTGGAATTTTTTCATTGTAAAGACCGTAGTTGATGGCAGTTTCGAAAAATCTTTATTACCATTAGAATCCGCTGGTAAATTCATCGGATGTTGATTGAAATAATAAATATGATCACCTAATTTGTTTTTCAGTTTCAATTCATAATCATAAGAGAGTTTATTCAAAAATGTACGTAATTCATGTGTCGTCTTCGTATATGAAAATAATTCAATCGTTTGTTCGAAGTCTACTGGGGATTTATCAGTTGTCGATTCTGACATTTTATTTTCTTTTAGATTGATAAATAAATCATCACAAATTTCAATAACATCTTTCTGATTCAATATGAAATTCTGTTTCTTATATGTAATATGTTTCGTATTATTATTATTTGTGATATAATCTAATAGTGCTTGACCGTAAATGTTCTCATGATCCGATATTTTGATTTGGATCGTAATAGAAGATGATTTTATACTATCTTTTGAAGTCGCCATATTTTGTAATAGGTCTTTCGTATTTTTGAGTTTATTATTATAATATTCATTAAATTTATTTATAGCTAATGGAGCAACTGTCTTACAAATAAAATCGATTAACCCTGTAATTATAAAAATATAAAGCATATTCATGCTGCTATTATCTCCAGCACTTTTTTCACCATTCATTGATTTCATCATTGTAATTGTCATTAATTGTGATTTCAACATTTCCATCATATTATTATTTTGTGGCGGTGGAATAGCATTCATATACGAATAGTTTATTAATTTTTATATTATTTATAATATATATATTATTTATAATATATTTAAATAAATTATAAATAATTAAGTCATATTTAGGTGATTTGTAACAATTATGTATACATATATTATACAATATGGATAGATCTCCTGAAGAAAGAGGTCCTGATACTGGTAAACTCGAAATCAAACATATTTTAAACTTTTTACTATCAAATGGCTATACATTTAAAGGAACACGAAAAGCAATTAATGAAGGATATGAATATCCAGATGCAGCAATTGCTGATTTCTCAAAACGATTAGAATTTTCCGATACAGATGGAAATTATGTATTAGATGGTTCATTAGACATATCTATTCAATTCGAAAAACGTGCAGATTACGAAAATTTTGAAAAAAATGAAGATGAAGATGATATATATGTAGGAAATCCAACAAAGTTTATAAAAAAATTGATAAAAGAAACATCTGAAAAACAAGTGTCTGGAGGTAGATCCAAAAGACGAACACTAAAAACTAAGAAGATATAGTCATTTATTTATCATATTTATTACAATTACATCAACATTTATGTATTTGTATCCAACTTGATTACCTCAATATTTTTTGTAGTAGGTTCGGTAGATACCCTCTTTTTTGGATATCTATGATCATATCCTGAGATACGTTCTTTCTGTATGATATCCCAAAAATTAGTTATTTGAGGAAGACATTCTTGAAACCATTGATCATTACGACGAACAGTAATTAATGAATATTCATCAAGATACCAATAGATTGTATTAAAGAGAATATGTTCTGTATGTTCATTTTTGGTTTTTTCTATCCATTGTTGAATATCATCTTGCTTTACTGAAAATGGCATATAAATATAATATGGATTGTTACTCATTGTAATCTCTCTTTTAATGAAATAAAGAATAACACCTTTTAATTCATTCACATCATCCTGATAAAATTCGGTCTCTTCATATTCTTTAAAACGTGTTTCTAAGAAATCACATACATCTAAATCACATACTTCCATTTGTATTTGCATTTGTATCCAATATGCTTCACTAGGAATTCCATCAATATTACGATTAACTATATTTTTAATTTCAAGCATTCTACCATAATATGGTGAAGTATCATCTGTTATAATTCCATCTGGTGATGCTCCTATGAAGGAATATTTTGAATGAGGAATACATCCAAAACATTCTACTTTGGTCTTTGTTTGTTCTTCATAAAACATGAGTGACAAAGGTTCATATTTAACACCCCAATGTGTAGCTAACATAGTATTTACATAGTTTGTCCCACTTTCCATTACAATTGGTTTACATTTTTCAAATACTAGTTGGTTTTGTACTGCATTTGATCCGAAAATTTTGTATAAATTACTGGCTGTTATCATATTATGTCTTACAATATACCATTCAGCAGATCTTTGTTCTGGAATGGTTTTATTGATTTCACGTAATTTATATATTTTTTCATCAACCATATTTTTTACAAAATCATCAGCCAATCCAAATGTATCTGTGTAATATTCATAATCAATATGTGATTGTTGTCTTAAAGGATATATTGTATTTTGTTCAAACCAATCACTAATCGTCATTTCTGTAAATTCGAGAATAGAATCATAATCACAATCACTACATAATATATCTAAAAATGATTCAAATATTATGGTTGTAACTTCTTCAATTAGATTTTTATAAAAATCTGGTTTTGAATGATTTTTTATTTCCCTTTTTACATATTCTTCGGTTAATTCATGAATAGTATCATTCAATTGATTTTTCTCTGATATTGATATAGTATTAATAAATGAGATCTCGTTATCATCAGATGATGATTCTGATACTTCATTTTCGATTATAATTTCTTCAATATCAGACATTATAAATATATTATAAAATTGGTTTTAATTAATTTTTTTCTTCAATTTTATCATTTTCATCCTCATTTTTTTTCTCAGAATTTCTGTGGGGTGTAAGAGATTTAATTGTAGAAATACGTTTTGCATCAATATTTTTCAGAGTATATGCCTTTGTATTTGCATTTAACGTAAGAGCTGGAATTTGGGTAATTATACTTTTTTCTTTATCATATACTACATCCTTTGTTTTTTGGAGTTTGTTTTTATCTAAGCAATCATTGAAAAATAGTTTCAATGTCTTTATTTCTTTAATAGGAATATTATGATCCTTTCCATATTTTTCTGCAAAGGAGTGGAGTTTTTGAAGTTTGGCAGTTTTATCAAGTTTATTCCATGCTTCTGTTTTATTATGTTGTTTTTCCTTTTCAAGAATAGAATCTATATTTGAATATTGAATTTCATTTGATATATTCTTATCATCTTTTTGGATAATTGATTTATATTTTACAGATTGTAATACTGATGTATTTTTTGCAGTATTATCATCTTTTACATCAGTTGGATTTTGCGTTTGATTTTGGGTTGTTGTAAACATAATATAAATACTTTTCTTTATATTATATCATAAATAATGTTTATTATGTTTTTATTTATTATATATTTTTTTATCTATTCTTAAAGGTAATGTTTGTATTTTTGCTACGTGTTTTTTTTGTTGATTTCCAACCACCTTTTCTTTTTGATTCTGTGGTTGCAGCTGCTTTTTCTGCAGCTGATTTTTCTTCGTTATTTATTTCAATCGAGGTTTCGGAATTTGGTTCAACAACGGTTTCATCATTGAAATTATTTAATATTTTCAATTCTTCTTCAGTAATGACATCTTCTTTATAAATATCATCATCACTTGATTCAGTAATTACCTGTGGTTTAGATTCATTATATAATTCAACCATGTTATTTCTATTTTCATATGTATTAATAGTTTCTGATTTCAATATATTATTTTTTAAACAGATATTTTTGGTAGTATTGAACTTTGATAGTTGATCTAAATATTCTAATGTACCTACTGCAGATGCAGCATTGCTTTTATTTATCATATCAATAAATTCTTCTACTAACAATTTAAAATTAGTTTGATTTACAAAACTAATTCGTTTATTTACATCGCCCTTTATCTCAATCATATATTGAATAACATTTGTTTTAAATACATCTAATATTGATGGTTTAACACCATTTACTTCTTTTATATTTGCATTTATTATTTTTATATTTTGTAATATTTGTAATTTGTCTGCAAATGTAACGGTAATCATATCATATATATTTTGGGCTTCATTTATAAATTCATCATAATAAATATTATTAGATTTGTTATTTGTAAAATCAGTGTTATAAAATAGCATTTTCAAAATGTTTATATCAATATATGGTATTGGAGGTGGATTATTTGCTAGTGGAGATATATTAAATACACAAAAAATAGAGATTATAATATCATTATAAAATTGTGTTTTTTGTTCATCTGATGTTTTTCCTAACTGTTCACAAATAATGTTAAAAATAACAGATGTTGTTTTATTCATATCTGTTTGATCATATTTAAAACATTTATTAAATCCCAAACAATAATTTTTCAAACAAATATCAATAAATTGAGGAGATATATTAATAACATCTTTGTTTTTCTGAACAATTATATTTCGTATCATATTTCTCAATTGTAATAAAGAATCATTTATAAAATATCCTTCTATTTTTCGTCGGTTACAAACATATTGTGAATATTCTAATCTGACACTATATTCATCATAAATTTTCTTTGTTTTATCAATCATGTTTGATTTTATCATATTATCTAATAGGTTTGGTAATTCTTCTATTGTAAATAGATTAGTCTTTAATGATTCTGAAATAACTTGTCTAAGTAATTCCATTTGTTTCCATGTTTTTGATTTTTTTATTTGTGTTAAAAATGATTTATTCATTTCTGCAAAATTATCATCTAGAATTTTTTCAGTAATTGTAAATACAAAAATTTTATTTTGTAGTTTAATAAATGTTTCAGTATTTTTTACTGTACCGTATTTTTCTTGTATTTTTTGTAATATATTATCATATTCATTTTTAAAACCATCTATTTTATTTTTCATGGCACCTTGATTTAATTTTTTAATGTTTGTTTTAAACATGGTATTGAAGGCTGTTGTATCATTATTAAATTCGGTTTCTAATTTATCATTTATAGTATTATTAAACATGTTATCGTTATAAATATTTAACAATTTTTTAATACTATCTTCACTAGGTAATGATTCAACTATATTATTAGATTTCTCTAATAATGAATTTGCAATATTCATTGTTTTTTTCAAATTATCATTTTCTCCATAATAGGATTTTAATTCGGGTGTTAATCCCCAATCTTCACGTACGATGGGTTGTTCTAAATTGTATAAATCTACATTCTTTTTTAAATTTTCATTAATAATACCTGTTATATCATCACTATCTATAGGATCTTTCACACCTTCTGTTTTACTTGGTTCTGTACTATAATATCTTTCATCGGTATTATCTCTTTTGATATTTAAAAAAGATTGAATTGTTGAATTATTACTGCAGTTAAACATATTTTCTACACCAGCAAAATCGCCAACAATGATATTGCCTTGTTCTCCATTATCATTTAATAATTTTACAAAAATCAATGAATGACTTCTTGAACTTTGTGGATTATTTGTTGTTGCTTTTACAAAACGATCTGTATCAACTAAATGTATGATTACACTTCCAATATGTGTATCCTTTTCAAATTGCTTTTCTTTACTCCCTCCATCAATTCTATATTCATGTGTTGATTTGGTTGATGTATTTTCATTTAATAAAAAATCATTATTTTTATAAGTAAAATTAAATGTTTGTGATTTTTGTTGTTTTGGTTTATTTAAATCATGATTTGTTTCAAAAGAATCATCAGTAACATATAATTCAACACATGTTACTTCTATTTTATTAAAAATATTATCTTTTCCAAAACGATTACATAAATGAATTAATATACCATTTTTTTCATCATCATTAGAACCTTTATTAAAATAAATTAACGATGAAGTTTTACCTGATCCACTTGCTCCATATCCTATCATAAATACTGGTTTCTTTTGAACTACAATTTTATCATAAATTACACTCATTTGTTGAGCAATCTCATTATTATTAAGATTTGGTAAAAAAATACGAGTAAAATCTCCAAACATATATTTTTTATCATATGTTAAACTATTTGAATATTTTGTATTATACTCTTCTGTATATTTACCTCTATTACGTTGCGTATTATCTTCTGTATAATATGGAAAATTGTCATTGTTATATTCTAAAAATAATGTATTAAACGAATAATTACCTTTGTTGTTATATTTGATATTAAATCTTTTATTATATTCAGAATATGTGTGAGCATCATTTCGTAATTTCAAATAGGTAACAATATTATTCGAACTATTATTTTGCAATTTGGTTTCTAGAATTTTGTAAAATCCATCTTTATTTGCAGGATTTTCTAATAACAAAAATATGTTTTTTATATTTGCTCTTTTTGATAAATAACATTTATTTATATGATCAAAAATTGTATTTAAAATAATGGAATATAAATGTATAATATGCGGATTATCTTTGTATAAATGTTGATTATTTACTAATCGTACTAAGATGTCAATAAAATTGGTGATAAATATTACATTTTTATTGTTAGAAGTATTTGTAAATACAGTTTTAATTTTATTAAAATTAGCACTATCTTTTTCATATTTTTGTGTTAAATTAGTAAATGTAAAATCATTATAATCATATGTACTATATTCTGGATTATTTAATCCAAATAAAATTCTATATATTTCTTTTCGACCTTCAATTGAATCTTCCATTTTAAAAAAGTCTACATCTACATACATGATATGAAGCAGCTGATAATAAATTTCAATTTGATTTTTAATTGTGGTATTATTATAATATAATGTTGTATTACATATTTCAATAAAATCATCATCTTTTAAAGATGTCAATTTATAAAAAATAGGGCGTTTAATAATATTTGTAATAATATTTATATATTTGTTTATAAATTCACTCATTTGTGCAATAACTTCCATTTTTTTTGATGAATCGAACCCTCCACCACCTTGTGTAACTCCACCACCTTGTGTTTTATGAATTATGGCTGTATTATTTATAGGTTCGTCTCGAATAATTTCCTTTGCCCAAATAGGGAATTGATCTAGTTTTTCTGTTTTTGCATTTACAAATTTTTGCATTTTTTCTATGTCTTCAAGATTTACATATTCTTGTTGTTTAAATTTGATTTTGTCTTCTATATTTTTTGATGTAGATGGCTCTATTTTAGGTACGACTATTTCAGGGGGCTGTTTTATAGTTTCGTCTGTATTGGATTCCATTATAGATGATGGTGCAACTATTGGTTCTTGTACAACTATTGGTGCAACTATTGGTACATTAACAGTTTGTAATTGTTTATCTTGTGGTCCGGGTATTTTTCCTTTTTGAACTTGTGATATAGTTATTTTTTGACCTTGTGGTCCGGGTATTTTCCCTTGTTGACCTTGTGATATAGTTATTTTTTGACCTTGTGGTCCGGGTATTTTCCCTTGTTGACCTTGTGATATAGTTATTTTTTGACCTTGCGGTACAGATAGTTTTCCTTGTTGTCCTTGTTGTACATTAGTCTTTTTATCTTGTGTTTGAAGTTGATATTTTACATCTCTAAATTTTGATGTTGCAGTAGGTTCATATAATCTACTCTGAACACCACTATAATCTGCTAGTTTACTTTTTGGTATTGTATTGGTTTTATTGGGTTGTGAAATGGGTTTTGAAACAGAAACCGGAATAAATTGATTTAAATATTCCATAATATCTGTGTCAACATCTATTCGTATTTCATTATTCCTTTTTTCATTATTTTTTTTTAACATTTTTTCCTTCTCACGATTTGCTTTTATCAATTCTACAAATCGCCTTTTACTTTCAATATCCATATTTTTAAATAATTCTAATAATTCTCTTTTTTCTTTACGTTCAATATTTAATTGTTCAGATGTTCTAGAAAGTAATTGTTCCTTTTCTTCTTTTTCCTTTTTAAGTTTTTCAAATACATTTTTATTAGCATCAATAATTGCTGCTGGATCTTCCAATAATTTTATTTGTTGATAATATTTTATAAATGCTGATAAAAAATCATTATTTATTTCTACCTGTGATATATTCTTTACATTAATATCTTCGATCCGTCTACTAACATCATCATTCTGATTGAGGTTATCATTTAAATCTTCTGTAATATTATCAAAAGCAGTTTCATTGATTGATTTTTTAGATATTTCAAATAGTTTTTTATAATGAAGTACTATGTGTTTTAATTTTTCAAAATTGTTTTTTATTTCTGGTTGTGTATTTCCAATAGTGTTGTCTATTAATTTTATATGAGTTTGAATTTTTTCGAAAAATTGTGAATCGAATGGTATTAAATTGATATTTGATTGATTTGCTTGTAGATATGGATCATTTATTTTTTTTATTTCAGTAATATTAATTAAAATATTATCTTGATCTTTAATTTGGTTTAACTTATTTAATTGGTTATCTATATTCTCATTGATTTTTGTAGTAATTTCATTTGTTAAATTTTTTACATCTGGATTGACAATACTATTTATTATTTGTATATATTCATCTTTATTTTCAATTAAATTCTGTATTTTTTCAATTATATTTTTTATTCCTTCATCTTGGCTGGTTATTCCTGTAAGTGTTGTTAATATAGTTTCTAATTTTTGTTTTAAAATATTTTCAATAAGTGATTTGTTTGCACCATCTGGAGCTGTTAAAATTTCTTCTTTTTTATTATTTAATTCTGTTTTTATTTCATTAATAATAGTGTTTATGTTTTCATTTTTTATGATTGGAATAAATTGTTCAAATTCTTGTAAAAATATTTCAATTTTCTCTATAATAATTTTTGTATCATCTTTTGTATTATATTCACTATTTTGTATAGCATTTAGTTTATCTACTAATCCATATAATTCATCTAATTTAGATTGAGTTTTTGTTTCTAATTCGTTATATTTACTTTTTATTTCATTTAAACTATCATCATATGATTTGATACTATCAAGTATATTAGCATTATTTAGATTTTGTGATAATGAATCAATTTGGTTTTTAGTAGATTCTAAAATTTCTTTATTCTTTGCTTCAAGATCTGTAATTTTTTGTTGTGTTTGTTCATCATCTTGAATTCTTTTTGTTTCAAATTCTTGTATTTTTGTAGTTAATTCTTTTATTTGATCATTTAATATGGAATCTATTTCTTCTTGTATTGGTTGTGGTTCTAATGGTGTCTCTGATGATGGTGTGACTAATGGTGTCACTGGTTGTGTTTCTGGTTGTACTTCTGATCCTGGTTGTACTTCTGATCCTGGTTGTACTTCTGGTACTGTCACTAATGGTGTCTCTGGTTGTACTTCTGATCCTGGTTGTACTTCTGATCCTGTCACTGATGGTGTCTCTGGTTGTACTTCTGGTACTGTCACTGATAGTGTCTCTGGTTGTACTTCTGATCCTGTCACTAATGATGTCTCTGGTTGTACTTCTGGTCCTGTCACTAATGATGTCTCTGGTTGTACTTCTGGTCCTGTCACTAATGATGTCTCTGGTCCTGGTACAGGTATTGTCAATATAAGATTTTTAATATATTCAGAAATATCATCTTTTGGAATAAGGTTCTCATTTGCATCTACACAATCAGTACCAACAATATTATATTTTTTATATTCATCACCTTCTAATAGTAAAATATATTTTGAGTTAAAACAATTATCAAAAACAATATATGATGTTGGAATATTATTTATATTGTTGCTACTCATATATAAATATTAATATATAATATTTATATATTTAATCATAGTAATTATGAATAACAATAGAATTATTCAATTACCAGAATCTGATAACAAAAAAGAAATAAAAACAAAAGAAAAATGTAAACGTATTATTGTTGAAGATCCTATTTGGAATTTCACAGAGAATGAATTAGAATATCAGACTATTTTTCTAGAGGATCCACCCAAATTGTTAATCCAACAAATAAAAAAAAAACTAGCCAGTTATAAATCACAGGATCTTGAAAAAGATCTTTATGACCCTATTCATTTTATTGATCTTTCGAATACTCTTCAAAAACTCAATAGTTGTTCGCTAAAATGTTTTTATTGTGATATTCAAGTTTTATTAATGTATGAATATGTTCGAGAACCTAAACAATGGACTTTAGAGCGATTAAATAATAACTATGGACATACTATTGAAAATACTGTAATTGCTTGTTTATCATGTAATCTTCGTAGAAGAACAATGCATTTTGATAGATATTTACAGACTAAACAAATGACACACATTATTAAAAAAGATGAACATTTATAGTTCAATGGTTTCATCAAATAAAGGATAAACATCATGATCATGTGTAATTATCATTATACATTTTTTATATTTCCGGAATTTTTGTAAAATAGCTAGTACCTCATTTTTCAAATCATTATCTAATGCGTTTGTTGGTTCATCCAATACCAAAATTTCAGTTGGATTAATAAGACCACTAATTATATTGACAACCTGACGCTGGCCACCTGATAATTTCTCACCCAAAGCACCAGATGGTCCATTGACAATATCCACATTTTTAAAAAGTTCTTTAATTTTCGAATATTCCATGATTTCTTTTAAATGTTTATCACAAGATTCTTCATTTTTACATCCATAAAATATATTTTCGAGAACCTTTTTATCAAAAAGCCGTGAATTTTGATTAACATAGGTAATATGTTCTCGAATAAAGTCAGGATCTAATGTTGAAATATTAATATCATCAATATATATATTTCCACTAGTTGGTTCATATAATCGGAGAACCAATTTCATAAGTGTTGATTTTCCCTTTCCAGACAAACCTACGATCCCAATTATTTTATTTTTTAAATATATTTCTTTTGTAAAATGGTGATATATTTGTATTTCAGTTCCTTTATATTTAAATGACACATCTTCAAACCGGATCTTATCAAACGTCATGGATTTGTTCTCAAATAGATTACTAGTTACATTTAATTCTTTCAACATTTGTTTAATGGATACATCATTTGTAAATGCATCATCAAATTCTGAGATCATATTCATAATTCTTCCAATAGATTCTACATTATCTGGTAAACCAAAAATAACATTACTAATACGATCACGATATAAAAGTGTGATTGTGAAAAATGTGATAAATGTGGTTGTTGATAATAATTTTTTAGATTGTAAATAAATAAGATATCCCAAAATACTGAATATATTAAGATATGAAAAACTGTTAGCAATAAACATATGGTTATTCATAAATCCTAAATAATCGTTTGTAATTTTTATTACTTCATCTGTCTTTTTCTGAAAAATATCTATTTCTACTTTGGTTTGTCCACGATAAATAACTTTATCTATATTATTTAATAAATCAAGTAGATAACTATTAAGTTGACCTACTTTTATTTCTTGTTTTCTTTTTTCAGAAATAATATCACCTATAAAGTAGGATAAATATATAACAATCAAAGCATTAAACAAAAGGAAAATTAATCCTAGAGTCAAATTTTTATATAAAAAATATCCTGCAATTACCGATATAAATGCAAGTGATGGTATATATGTTCCTATAATGTCATTAAATGTAATAAATCCTGATGCTGAAATACGTGTGATATGATTATAAAAATTAACAAAGTTTGTATTACTCATATTAATATTATTAAATTTTAAGATAATTTCTAATATTTCTTGCTTTATCCATTCAGGTAGTTTAGATAAAAATATGGTTTGAAAATATTTATAAATATATAAAATAGACACAAAAATAACGGTAATACCTATAAACAATTTATAGTATAAATATACTTCGGCATTTGTTCCATTATTAATACTTTGAATAATATTTGCAGTAATACTAGAAATAACATTAGTTGCAAATATAGAAAGTGCTATAGAAAGTATAACAATACAACTAATATTAAACCATTCTTCTTCTATAAATTTTTCAAATAGATAATATAACAACTTCATAACTTGTAGATATTAAAATATGTATATATTTTTTATTTTTCGAATATAATTATTCCGGTGGGTAATAATTATATTTGAGGGGTAATAATTATATTTGAGGGGGGTAATAATTATTCAAACATGTCATTATTTGAAATGTCTATATCATTATTTGAAATGTCTATATTACTATTTGAAATGTCTGCTGTTGTAAAATATGTAAATGTATCATCAAAAAGATACTTTTCATTTATAGAGACTTTATCAATATTAGAGATTGATTCTTCATATGATTCTACTACATTTTCTATCATTGATTGTATCATTGTTTCTACTATAGATATTTCCTCTTTTGAATCACCAATTGTTTCTACTTCATCTAAGTCTTCCCCTAAAATCATAGTAGAACTTCGTGGTCGATACACAGAAGGTTCTATCCCAGGAACATTATCTAAAACAATATCATTATGTTCAATAATACTATTTTCTATATTAGATAAACAACAAAAATATGAAAACATCTATATATAAAACAATAT